ATGTCGTCCCTTTTGGTATGAAAAATAAAATATAAGGAACGGCTAAAGCCGAAATAGAAGGTATTAAACCACCAAATAATAATACAAGATTCATTAAATTACGTCTTTCCACATCTGGAATAAAACTATGTATGTCATATTTATTTTCAACTAAATTTCTTTTGATTACATTATGATATTCTGCTTTGGGACAAAACGCGTTCGATAAACATAAAATACAGAAAAGTATAGTTGACTTCATATAGCTATTCAAACTATAAAAATAATCAGCTAATAATATAAAAACAAACTTAAAAAACGCACTTTTTTATAAATTCTTGTTTTCTGTTATAAAAAAAATTATAACTACCGTTTATCGAAAATAACTTCAACATAAGTTCAACAAAACTTCAAACAGGTATTTAAACGCACTTTTCAAACTTTTTTAAACATATAAAAATAAGACTACAACTAAGTTTTAAGATTTACAAAAATGTTTCTCAAAATTTGTTTTCCAAAGAAGAAAGACGTCGTACCATTTTCTGCCGAATTTCACAACACCTCCAAAGTATCGTATATGAAACTTGATAAGAAAAGAAAACTTCCAAATAAGGCACTTTCCAACAAACGTTCCTGTATTTCTAAAGAAAATGACTATGATGATGTTTATGAAAATGAAATCGATATTGATTTTAAACTTATGAATACGAAAGAAAAGCTCGAATTTCTAGACAATCAGCTTGACAATTATCAAAAAAAAGTAAATATTTACACGCCTTTTAATATGGTTATGGTTTCAACTGTAATTAGCACATACTTCGTAAGTGCTCTTGTGCTTCTTTTTCATGGAACTTTTTACATTCTTGAAAAATTTGTTGCTTAGATTTGAAAAAAATAATATGTGCGTCAAAAAACATATAAAAATATAAAATTATAGAATTAATAAGAATTAATAAATATGTCGTCTTCTAATTTGTCGAAGTTTAACCAGGTGCTCTTTTCTTTCATCGGCGACTTGAAGAAAATGGACATTGGTATGAAATCTGAATTGTCTCAGCTCGAAAATTTCCTTGAAATTACTCGCGTCACGCCTCGGACAATTATCAGTATTTTTCAGCAATATTTCCTAAAAGACGTATTTGTAAAGAGTATCCTTAAAAATGACTTCAAATTTTTCTGCATGTACGACGACTTTTCCTCTATTCCTGAAAAAGATCGCAAAATTGCTTCAGGTGTTATAGGTAAAATTCAAGAAATTGCCAAAACTCTTATTGACACAAATCAAACTGAAAAACTTGTTACAATCTTCAAGAACCTTAAAGTTTTGGCATTCTTCGCTTATTCTGACGTAGGTCTTGATGCGAAAGCCAAATTTGCTTCTTTAGTCCCTTGAAAACCCTTTTTATCTTTCTTGGCATTCTTCTCACTTTCCGACATCTTGATTGAAATTGTTATTTCAAATAGTCAAGTAAAGACTGTATCGTTTTTTTACCTATTTTCACATTATCATTTTTAATTTTATTTAGAAATTCATCAATATCTGTATGTAGAGCTTCTATCAGTTCTGTAAATGTAGTGTAGTGGTTAGCTATTGTTGTCGCAAGTTTCTTGCTTACTAATGGAATCTGTGCTAACTGTAATATAAAGCAATTTTCTTTTGTTAGATTGGATTTCTTTTGAATTTTAACCGTGTCAATATAATTTATTTCTGTTGCACCAGTCTCAAAATAAGATTTATCTTTAACACATTTATCAAGCAGAGTTTTAATTAATTTTGCTGTATGTGAAACGGAATCAGATTTTATAACAAAAATGTTATACTTTAATAGAAGACGAATACAAATTTGGTCATAAATATTTTTGAATTCTTCATCAATTTGCCCTTCAAAGATATATATTTTCTTTAGAAAATCACTTGATAAAATCCTTGCCTTTTGTTCGCTAAAACGCCCATCTTTCAAACTTGATTTTAGATCACTGATCGTTTTACGTTCAATTATTAGGATATTCATATCATCCTCACGAAGCTGTATATCACCAATGGCAAGACACTCTGTATCACACTCATCGCCATAACACTCAATTAATGATTTTTCACGATAATCTATAAAAACTTTCATATATTGAAATTATCTAACATCATATTTTTATATGAAATTTTTAAGGTTGTTCGACACATTAGGGTAAAAATATACTCTGTCCTAATAAGGCCATATTTATCTTCAACATACTCTATAATTAAAATTTTTATATGTGTGCCAATTTCATAAAAGATCATATGTAAATACTACTATTTTCTTGTAATTTTTTGATATGTCATTATCTTCTGTTTCTAAATTTTATATATGTAATAATTATATAAATCAATTATGGTTAAAATTCTTAAAAACTTAAAAGCGCTTGTTCTGCTCGCGGTTGTTATTGCCGCGGTAGTAATAGTCTCAGTCCTTATTAAACAGAAAAAAATCCGTGTAGAAACTTTTGATGGTATTACAGAAAATTCGGATTCCCGTGTTGAACTCGATGTTCCTCCTGTAGGCACACAGATCAAACCTAAAAACACACCTGTTGCTCTCAACAAGGACGAAATTGAGTCGGAATTCCTTTCAAATGATGATTCATCCAACCTTGTTGTTGAATCGCCTGTTGCTAAAACAGCCGTAAAACCCTCGGAACTTCTTCCCAAGAACGAGGATGGTTCCAACTGGGCTGACGCGAACCCTGTAATTGATGGCAACATGGATCAGAGCTTTCTCGACGCGGGTTTCCACGTTGGTATTAACTCGGTTGGAAACTCGCTTCGCAATGCTAATCTTCAGATTCGTTCGGAACCAGCCAATCCTACAGATAACGTATCGCCTTTCTTAAACTCGACCATCACCCCTGATCTTGAGCGTCGCCCTCTTGAAATTGCTTCGGAGGATGCGTCTGCTTTCAACGTTCTCGGCTACGGCACTGAAACGAATTTTGAATCTCTCACTGTTTAAATTACATAAGGCAACAACAGCTTGACACCTTTTGAATTTTGAGACACAAACGTGATGTGTGAGATTTTGTAAGGAAGATTGGAAATCCTCTGAGAAATTAAGCGTAGACGATCGAAAGGTGTTACCACCTGCATTCTAAATGGAAAAATTCTAAAATTTTCATAAAAATTTTCATTTAGAAAAATACAAACATTTTCAAGCCTAGTAATAAACGGCTCTTTTGTAACATCAATACCACAATAAAGAATAATATCATTAACTAAAATAAAGAAACGTCCGTCGTTTGCGTAAACACGTGTTGCTTCCAATAATGTCCCTTTGAAAATTTCTGGGTCACAACGCTGGTCAACATTCATAATTAGTGTTTTTGGTAAAACGAAACCACCTTCAATTTTGCGACAGATAATGAACGCACGATTGTTTCCTTTATAATTAGTAAAATATACGTATATTTTCAAGTCATCTGGAATAGCAAGTGCAAAAGCACCCGTTTGAAGTTTGTTAATGTTACCTGAATTCAGTGTAATTGAATTTGAAATGTTTTTTTCAGGCAATGTAATGTTTGTCTCCTTTTGAAAATGTTTGATAAATTCAGCCGTTTCATCTGTTTTAAGGTGGGAAATATGAGAACCTCCAAATAATTTTTGATTATTCATTTTGTAAATACTTGAAATTGTTTTGCGTCTTGTTTTTATATGTTTTTTTACAGAACATTTTTAGAAATTTTATTAGGAAAAAAATATAAACTTTGATAATTTACAAACACACCAAAAAATCCCTTATTAAATTTTTAAAAATGTTATGTAAAATAAAATACAAAAAATATATAATTATATAATAAGAATGAATTATTTCACCGATATCAATTACGAGCACATTCTCGAATCACTGAAAAATTTCGATGACAATGACAGTATTTTTAAAATTGAATACAATGGTAATATTGGTATCAAAGATTATACTGTAAAAGATAATGCGGAGTTTAATAAAAAAGAGATGATACGACTACTAGATCGTTGTGATAATTCTAAAAATATCAATCTAAAAAAAGTAGAGTTTGGTTCCAATACTCTTGACATTAAGTGTGGTGATTATTTGGTGTCGATTCGTGGTGATTTCTATATTAAGTCCTTTTTAAATGTGTCAAAAAAGTTATCAAATCTTTCAGAATTACCTGAAAACGCAGTATCTATTATCAAACTCACAACAGACTCTATTACTGATGAGAGACACAATCTTCAAATTTTAAATCAGAAATATAAGACTGTGCAAATTGATGACGTAGATTTCAAGAAAACGTATGTTTCAAGTTTGAAAAAGTATTCGTTATCATCTGTACACAAATATAGCCACCAAAACTTTATTATCGAATGTTCCAGTACAAAGAAATTTGAAAATGTTGATGAATTAGTTAAAATTATGAAAACAAACAAAACATCAAATGTTCATAAAATGTCTATAAAATTTCACAAAAATGCGTATATTGAAACCAACGGAGATATTGATGATTTGAATAAAATTCTCAAATTTACACTTATTAATTCTATAAGAAATACAAAATACACAATTGATTTTGAACAATTAAAAAATGTCAAAGATAAATTTGATAGAACAAAAGTATTTAAAAAACAAATAACACCTATGACACTAACAAAAGAACGTTATTATGGACTAATCGAAGAACTAAATATCAACAAAAGTGTCAACGATGATTTCAATAATGGTAAAATTACCGATAAACCTCTTATGGCTGCGTATAACGTAACATCAAAAACAGATGGAGTGCGGACACACGGTTATATTGATGAAAAAGGAGATTTATATTTATTTACAAAATCCGAAGAACTACCTCAATATACGAATATAAAATTTGATAAGAAATTAAAAGGGATTATATTTGATGGAGAGTATGTCATAGAAGATAATTTGAAAAATTTAATTAATGATTTTGTTGTATTTGATATATTACTTTATGCAAATAACGATATATCTACCAAAAACTTTTATGAAAGAAAAGATTTGATTGATCAAATTATTGATAGTAAAAATTTAACAGAAGATAAGTATTTTAAAATTATGAAAAAAGAATTTTTAGATATAAATATTGATAACATTCACGATAACTCCAAAAATAAACTCTTTGATACCAAATACGATATCGATGGTTTGATCTTTACAAGTAATGATACACTCGAAAATATACAAAAAGCAAAAGGAAACAACATTCATAAAGCATTCAAATGGAAGAATAGTGACTTTCTATCAATCGATTTTAAACTTGGTTCAAAATCAAAAGAAGTTTCAAAAATTATTAAAGAAAACGACACATCGATCATAAAAAAATATAGAGTGTTTGACTTATTACTAAAAGCATCAAATAATCCAAATCTGCAAGTTTATCATCCAATTTCATATAAAGATTTTATAAATGGAATCGATTCTCCTATGAAACCAGGTGAATTACATAATTTTAAACCATTTAATCCTACTAATGATAATGCCGGTAAGATTGAGATTGAAATAGAGGATGGTAAGATGTTTTGTGAAAAGTCTGATCAGGGTTTGAAATCGTATTCAAAAGATTATTCAAAGGAAATTAAGAAAGATGCTATAATTGAATGTATTTATGACTCAGAAACACTTCGTTGGGTTCCAATACGTGTTAGAAGTGATAAAGATGTACCGAATGAATATTCGGTATCGCTTGACATTTGGCAGTCACTGAACGTTACAAATCATGATCCAATTACATATGAAAACATAACTAACAAAAACAGTATAATTAAAGAAATTGATGAGAATCAAAAAATTTATTATTCTGTAAAGGAAGAATATGGAAAACAGTTAACCAAACAAAGAGACGCAGATAAGAATATTCGTGCGTTTCATCGTCTTAAAGTTAAAAAGAAACTTTTTGCTGGTGTAAAAGATAAATTGAAAAACAAAAAATTAAGATTACTTGATATTGGTTCTGGTAAGGGGGGTGATTCTAAGAATTATCTTGAATATTTTGACAGTGTTGTTGGAATTGATTTATCATATGATAATATCGAGAATGGTAAAGATGGAGCATATGTCCGGTTAAATAACATTTTGCATAAAGATGGTATTAATGAGAAAAGAATTAGAGAAAAAATTACATTTTTAGTTGGAAACGGAACAGAAAATTTCGCAGACCCAAAAACTTTCAAAGGCGAATACAAAGATATAGCCAAAAACAAAAATCAAGGAATTTTCTCTAATGAACAAACATTTGATTGTATTTCGGTTATGTTTTCCATACATTATATGTTTGAAAATCAAAAAACATTTGACACATTTCTTTCAAATATTACAAATAACTTGAAACCAGGCGGACTTCTTATTGGATGTTGTTATGATAGTAAAAAGATTCTTGAGTATCTTGGAACCAATAAAAAATATGAAATCAATAATAAAGACGATGATGATATTATTCTACGAATCACAACAAAGAAAAAACACAACTTTGATGATAAAATATATCTTGGAAAACAGATTGATGTATTAGTAAATTCTATTGGGAATACAATTCCAGAATATCTTGTTAATTTTGATTTTATGAAGGAAAAATTAGAATCAATCGGTTTAGAAGAAGTTTCTACCGACAATTTTAAGACATTTTATGAAGGTGAACAATTTCAATCGCATGAAAATACAAATACACATATACTTACACAAAAAGAACAGGATTTCTCATTCCTTAATCGTTCATTTATTTTCCAAAGACAAAAATAAATCCTAAATTTTATATATTATATCATATATGAATTTATTTTTTTTACTTTTTGGAATTGTAAATTCATTTGAAAATATTTTAACATCGAGACAAATTAAATACAAAAAGGATATTATGAATAAAGAATTAGATTGTATAATCTGTAATGGGTACGCGGGAACAGGAAAGACTTGGATTGCTACTGAAACGGCGGTTGAAATGATACATAATAAAAAATATGAAAAATTGATATTAACAAAACCATTAGTTACGGTTGAAAATGAAGAAATAGGCTACTTACCTGGTGATATTAATGACAAAATTCTACCTTATTCTAAATCTATGACAAACTATTTGAAAAAACATGCATGCTGCCAAAATAAAATCGAGTTTATTCCATTAGGTTTCATGAGAGGTCTTACACTCGATAATACAATTATTCTTGCGGATGAAATGCAGAATAGTTCACCATCGCAAATGAAGATGTTGCTAACCCGATTAGGTAAAAATTCTAAAATTATTATAACTGGAGATAAAGACCAAAGCGACCTAACTAATGATATAGACGGATTAACGGATTTAACGCGAAAATTGTATTTACATTATAATGCTTACTATTGGAAAATGTTTCAAGATGGTATAAGTTTAATCGAATTTGAAAAAGATGATATAAAACGTTCTAATTTTGTGAAAAGAATTGTTGAAGTTTACGAATAGTAGTCTACTGCCGCATCGGAGTTTGGGGGACGTCTATTGATCTTTTATTCATCATTTCTTCCATTTTTTTAGATAATTCGTCAACTTTTGCATTTTCTGGCTTTTCAATAGAACCATAGTTGGAAACGTTCTGAACGTTCTCATTTTGGTGTGCAGAAAAATTTCTTTGTGAAATAAAATCAAAACTGTGAGCCATTGATGTACCCCCGTTTCCCTGTGAGCCACAATCGATGTCTACAAAACTGTAATTATCACTATAAGACCCACCCATTTCGCTCATTGAGAATGAAGCAGGTCCAACAGATTCAGTAGGAGTGCTCACATGTTTTGTTCGTACATCCGGCTGTTTTTTCTCTTTATTCACTTGTTGTAAGCTCATCATTTTCAGATAGCCTAATATATTATTACCAACGTGAATCTGATTCGTTTTCCCTATTACAAGTGTCGGTACACTTTTTATAAAACTCGGTAATTTACTTCTAATTTTTGGTTCGTCAATACACACGAAACGAATACTGTTTCGAACAGGCGTTTGATTTATTTGGTGAACTATTTTTTTACAATTTTGACATTTGTTTGAATAGAAAAGTAAAGACACGTCTGACATTGTTATATTAGTATATTATATTAAGATTATATAAATAAAATTGTAAAAAACGACGCAGTAGAAAATTATATATGTTGTAATTATACAATGGAAAAAACTAAAAGTGCTTTTAAAAAAATTCTTATTGTGTTTTTATTGATAAACGCATTATTTTGGGGATTATTTTCACATTCAACCCATTGTAAACTTGCATCTATGATTGGTATATCAAACTGTCCCGCTCATTGGATTCATGTTTATGTGATGGGATTAGGTTCATTTGTTGCTGCTTTATATTTCGTTCAAGGTGACGCCGGACTTTTTTAAAATTACAAAATGTTAAAAAATAGACCCTGAAAATTATAATATATTTTAGTTAAAATAAAACACGTTGCGATTATAATGGGTTGCTCTAATTCCAAGTCTCGTATTGGTTACAAGTTCTCGAATGACACGCTTCGCCATGTTATTTCGAAGTGGTTTATCAATCCAACTAAGGTTGAAAAGAAGTATGGCCCAATCGGGTCTTGGGATGTCAGCGAGGTTACAAGTATGAGCCACCTTTTCCATAATCGTAGCAATTTCAATTCCGATATTTCTTGTTGGGATACGTCGAAAGTTACTACAATGCAAGATATGTTTCATGGTGCTTCGCACTTCAATCAACCTATTGGAAATTGGGATGTTTCTAAGGTTGTTAATATGCTAGGAATGTTTGATTCCGCAGAGAGTTTCAACCAAGATATTTCCTGTTGGAATATTGCTAATGTCAAGAGCATGTATGAAATGTTTCGTCGTGCTTATCTCTTCAATAGGAATATTGGCGATTGGGATATGCGCAATGTTACCGACAAGCGAGGTATTTTTAGCGGGTGCTAAATACCCAAATATGAAAAACATTTACAATAAGACGTATATGTTCCTATTTTCAAATAGGTTTTTTTCCAAAAAATAAAAATGTTTGAAAAACGACCCTGAAAATTATAATATATTTCAATCAAAAACAAAAAGTCAAATTACTAATAAATTTCCTAAAAAGATGTTTTCTACAAGACTCTTTGATCCTCGTGATTTCGGAGATCGTATTATGCGTTTTGATACTGGTGAGGTTTGCTACGCGAACGCTGTTCCTGATATTTCATGCTCTGAACCAGATCGCGCATCTTTGCGATTTTCTGGGAATACAACATGCCGTGTGCACCTTTACAAGTTGCACAAGAATCGTAACGACCTTGATGGAGTTTCTTTTGAGGTTCTAACACATGATGGTGTGTATGCTTATATGAGCAACGTCCCTATCATTTCCATTGGAAATGTTGTCAAGTATTATGTCGGAAATGGAGCGTCTTGTAATTTTGATGCAAATGGACGCACCATTAATATTCCTATTAATTAAGACAAGATTGACTTTAACCTCACAAGGAGGTTCAAAAAATAAAAACCAAATAAAAACCAAAAGACGAGTCTTCGGACCACAAAAAGGAATAAAAAGGTTTTTTTACTTTTTTGATTTTTTCTTTATATTTTTTAAAGTATCTTTTTCTGCTTTTGCGGCATCTTTTTCTTTTTTAAGAATTTCATTTGCTGCGTCAAGCTTATCTTCAAGTTCAAAAATCTCGTCTTCAACACTGGCATCTCCCTTTTTTAGACGGTCTTTAAGCTCTTTAAGTCGTTTAGAAAGTGTCTTAACATATTTTCTATCAATATCTGCTGAAACAACCTTTGTCTCGATCTTATTACCAAGAGCATCAAATTTATCTTCCTCCTGTGTAGGAGCCGAATTCTTTTTAGCTTTAGCTTCGGCCAATTCCTTAGCCTTCACAGCTTCCATCCATTCCGCACCAGAAATTTTAACCGAACCATCACCGGAAACTTCCCAAATTTCAGGAGCAATATCGCCAAAAAATTCGGCATTGTGCGAAATCATCAATACACCTCCTTCAAACTCCTTAATAGCAGCTGAAAGTGCTCCAAGAGAGTCGCGGTCAAGGTAATTTGTAGGTTCGTCCAATACAACAAGATGAGGACAGAACCACATCGAAGCCCCAATAACACACTTAACCTTCTGTCCACCCGAAAGATTTTTCATCTTACCGTATGTTCCAAACTCTTCATGAAGACCGAAATCATCAAGATGTTTCTGAATACATTTTGTCGTGAGTGGTTTAGCATTACCAGATTCGGCCGCAATTTTATCATCAACCTGTTTCATTAATTTAAAGAACCCGTTGGACTCAAGAACTACCTTTGGAAGATAAAGATTTTTTGTATCTTCAAGCGACTTACCAGACACATCAGCCCATTTCACTTCATATTCATAAGAACCATGGCGAGAGCGACGACCTACAAGATGTTTAATTTTTCTGATGGAATCTGAGAATATGCCATTTGTTGGGTCAACAGGAGGTGGCTTCTGACCTGCGGGAAGAGGCTCGAGCTTATCAAAGATGATCTGGCGTTCGCCTGTTGCGTTGCCCGCTTCATCTAATTCAGCCGCCAATTCCTTAAGATATACGATAAATGTCTGATTAAGTTTCGCTTTTTCTTCATCGGTCATCTGAGACGCTTCCATCATTTGCTGTTCCTTATCAAGCCCACCAGAAAAACGCCACTGAATATATTCAACCGGAGACATTTCAAGATGTTGTTCGATATGATGGAAAGCATGCTGAGCTACATATGCAATACGACAATTCTGATGACGATAAACTTCCGCACAACCGGGGTCGGGCTTCGTTTCACCTACTAGAACCTTGATAAGTGTCGATTTTCCTGCACCATTAGGTCCAATACACGCAACGCGGGATGCCTGTGAAAGCTGACAGGACACATTCTCAAAAGTAGGTTTAGTAGCACTTGGGTAGGTGAAGTTAATATTCTTAGCCTGAATAATTGCTTTTGTCTTCGATTTGACTCCTTCGAGAGGGCCAGGTACTGGAAAAGTAAACTTCATTTCTGTATCCTGAATGTTGAAATAAGCCTTGGCCATAGGACACTGTTCAACAAACTGATCCAAATTACCTGTGTAGCGCTTAAGACGCATATTTTCGTAATGAATTACATCTGATAGAACCTTATTGAGGAACTTGGAATCGTGAGAAACAACAAGAGTTGTTACATCCTTACAAGCTTCTCCTGTAAGGAAGTCACAAAGCCACGCCTGCTTCTGAACATCAAGATGATTTGTGGGCTCGTCGAGAAGAAGAAGGTCCGCATTCAATAGCATCGCACGAGCAAGAGCAAGCTTCATCTTCCACCCACCCGACAGGTTGCATATAGGCTTCTGAATCAACTCTTCTGTAAATTCCATTTCAAGAAGTTTCTCGTGAATTTTTTCACGACCAAGCTGAGCAAGAATGAGTTCATTGAGACAGAAGTCAATTGTTGGTGTATTTGCGTCGGAGCCATCAATATCGTGATCCACAAAACAAGCACGAAGTTTCATTAGTTCCTCAGCACCAGGGAAACCAGAGAGAGCACCCGAAGAGATAGCACGCATTAGCGTGGACTTGCCGCAACCATTGTGGCCGAGAAGACCATAAATGCGGCCGCGACGAACGTGGAAGTGAGTTGTATTCAGAAGGATCTTACCGCCGTATGCAAGCTTGAACTCTACATTACACAGAATCTCGCCTTCACCTTCGGGAATGTCAAGAACCGTCTCAATTTGAGGTACAAGTTTTTCAGATTCTTCGACAAATTTCTTAGTAACTTTTTCAGAGATGTCCTCACTCATGAAACTTTCAAGATAAACTGAACAAGTATGTTTCCAAGAAATCATATGAAAATTGTTGGAGTCACACTGGAAATTTGCAAGGTGAGCTACATAATCGAGAATAGGAAAATAATGGTCATCAATTGAAACGTCATTAGACTTGAGAATATCGATAAGAATATTTTTGAGAATCTGAACACTATATTTCATCATGTTTTGTTGTAAAAACTTAAAAACTTTCAATCACGTTATTTTTATATGTTTTTTTTAGAAATATTTTTGAAAAAATAAAAGGAATTTTAATGACATTTGTAAATATAATCAATTCAAAAGTAAAAAACCTAACTGTTCTTCAAAATCTACTCGTGATACCAAGGAGCATTTTCAGGATCGAACATATCAGCCCAATAGAATATATCTTCCATATCAGTAGTCAATTTAGAAGTATTCCATCCAGAAATATCTTGATTAAAATTACAAGCTTCAGCGAACATAAGTTCCATATCAGTCACTTTAGAAACATCCCAATCACCAATTGATTGATTGAACTCCCAAGCACTACAAAACATAGACCTCATATTGTTCACTTTAGAAACATCCCATTTATTGATAGGTTGATTAAACCTATGAGCATCATCGAACATATATTTCATATTAGTCACTTTAGAAGTAGCCCAATCCCCTACAGGTTGATTGAATCTTATAGCACTATTGAACATAGAACTCATATCAATCACATTAGACGTATTCCATCCAGAAATATCTTGATTGAAAGTGTTAGCATGACAGAATATTTCACTCATATTAGTCACTTTAGAAGTATCCCATTTTGAAATGTCTTCATTAAACTTATAACAACAACGAAATAGTTTAGACATATCAGTCACTCTCGAAGTATCCCAATTTTCAATTGGTCCAAATATCTTTACAATTGCATACCTTTTCTCACCACCTTCACAATAATCTTTGACAGCAACACGAATAGTTTCGTTATCTAATGTCAAGATAATATAAGGCTCAATCTCGTAAAGTGCCACAAACTCGGGCACATAACTCATTTCTTCAAGTAAATTTGTTGTGACATAATATACAGTTTCAAGGTCGTTTTTTCATCATTTTTACAAAAAACTCCTATTGAAGGTTCTTGATAAATTTTGAAATTTCTACATAAGTGTTTTTATTTTCATATTCAATAATTTTCTTTTTCTTAAAAAGTTTCAATGTTGGAAACCCCCTAATTCCGTGTTTTTTCGCAAGTCTTTGATGAGCTTCGCTGTCTAACGAAATAAGTTTTATCGATTTACCATTTTTTAAAGTTTTTTCGTCAAATTCTTTAATTATTTTTTGCCATATTGGTTCGATTTTTTTACAAAAACCGCACCAAGGCGCATGAAATTTAATCAACACATAATCGTATTTCTTAATAGCAGCATCAATCTCTTTTTGTGATTTTATCTCATTTGTTGGATTGGAGAAAGATTCTTTGGGTTTCATAATTGTTGTATATATAATAACGATACATAATAATAATACAAAAACAATTAACGCAATAGTTTTAGGATTTTTCTTACAAAATTTAAAAAGCATTATTAAATTAAACACACATAATAATTTTAGATTTGTGTTCTTCACAAACTTATAAACCTCTATAAGGAATTTTATATAAAATACTTGAAATATTCATTATGAAACTAAAACCCTTATAATATTTCTAAAAATGTTTTCAAAAATTTTATGATATTTTGTAGTGTTAAACAAATAAAAAATATATACAAAATGCGTGACCTTTCTACCGATGAGATTGAACTACTACGATTGATCTTCAGCTACGAATCTATTCTCGATTACGATATTCTGCGTTTCCGTACTAATAATTCAAAAGGAACTCTTGCTTATGATAAGTACAAATATTCACGAACGTATCGTGAATTTCTAGATTCGGGAGGTACTTTTGAATTGCTTCTAAAAAATTTCATCTTCGAAGATCTATTTATTGACATCGACGATATGCAAAAAGATTATGACCAACTTCAAGAAAAGGGAATCGTCACATTGCTATCGTCTATTATGATTGATTTGTGATTATATAATCCTTACGCACTTATTGTGCGTTTTTTTTCAAAAAAAATATGTATTTTAAACTATTATAATGGATTTGACATCGCAAGAAATTGAGAGATTACGTATTAGATGTGTATGTGACAACATTAAAAAAAGGGATATGTGTTTCCCTAATTTTGATAATTTTGAGTATATACTTAATAGAATAACAGATCTAAAATATAAAAATCTAATCAATAAATTAAATAAACAATGGTTGAATTGTTATAAAGAGTTAAAAGAACATAAGTTTGAACGCAATGAAAATTCAATTGAATTCTTTTTTGATAATGATGTGAGAGTTTTTTTCTTTATAACGATTTTTCGTGATTTTTTCCTTTAACCCCTTTTAAGGAATTTCAGAATTTCTTTCAAATTTTGATATATAAAGTCTTTTCGAATCTTGGTGATTAATATTTTCATTTATCCACATATATACACCATAATTGTCTAATTTTAAATTATTTACACCTTTCCTACAATCAAAGTGTATGATAATATCGTCACCTATAATTTCTTCAATTTTTTTCCTTACATCATTTAAATTATTAAAATACCCCATAGTTTTAACGTTTGTATCACTGAAATAAACATACTGAATTTGAAACATCATATCATTCACAAAACATATAAATTTTTTGAAAACATTTTTCAAAAAATTATAAGGAAATTTTTATATAATTTGAATATAATAACATATGGAATTATTCATAAATTCAAGAAAAAATCAGCAAGTGAGAAAACAATTTGAAAGTGGAAATATTCCTGACAATGTTTTAGAATTTGCCGATTTTATAACATATAAAAGGGCAATGAATCAATTACCACCTGAACCAGAACCAGAACCTGAGCCTGAGCCCGAACCCGAGCCCGAACCTGAGCCCGAGCCCGAGCCCGAGCCTGAGCCAGAACCATTCCTTACGTTCCGAAAAGTTCGGTTTACAAGAACTTCTACTTCGGGAGCTGCTGATGATCGATTTTTTATTGACGAATTACAAGTTTGGGTGGATGGAGAAAATATAGCGAGGGAAAATGGAGCAAGTGCTTTTACAACACAACCACATGGGGCTGCTTCTGTAAATAGAATAAATAATAATACTGTCATTGGAACGTCGCCTTTCGCTTCGCATCCTTCTGGAGCAGGAATTGGTGATAATTTCGGTATCGATTTGAATACAGATGTATCAACACATGATCTTGAATCCATTGTATTATATAACGAACGTCCCAGTAATAGAGACAGAATTGTCGGTATAAGAATGGAACTCTTGAATTCAAATGATGAAGTTGTGTTAGTCACCAATGAAACAACACAAATAAAGGATTATTTTAGATTTGATGGAGACCAGATTGGCAACGCTTCATTTTCCAACACAGCTTCTACGACAGCGATCATAAACGATTCGTCAAACACTGAAACTTTAACAGAAGTTGCGGATTTAGGTACATTGGATTACTTGTTCACGAAGGTTCGTGTGATGCGTACTTCTAATCCTAATCACCTTCAATTCCAAGAACTACAAATGTTTATCAATGGAGATAATAAGGCTTCAAACTTATATTCTGAAAACACCTTATTTACTACTGCGGGTCAATGGAGTAATGATTATGTATTGGATTATATAAATGATGGTACGTTCTCTACTACTGCTAGTGATAAAGGGACAATATATCATTCAGCATTTGGTACGAGTAACCAGGCAGTTGGTAATAATTTTGGTATAAATTTTAACAACTATTTTTCAAAATATGATATAGAATCAGTAGTGTTATATAATCGTATTACTAATCAAGATAGAGCACTTGGTCTCACAATTGAGCTATTGAATACTAATGATAATGTTCGTGTTTCATCTTCTGTAATATCATTGGGAAAGGATTATTTTAGATTTGATGGAGACCGGATTGGTAATGCTACATTTTCCAATACGGCTTCTACGACAGCGGTCATAGATGATTCGGCTAATACAGAGAGTTTGACAGAAGTCGCCGTTTTAGCTGCACCTGAACCTGAGCCTGAACCTGAGCCTGAGCCTGAACCTGAACCTGAACCAGAACCAGAACCAGAATCTGAACCAGAACCAGAACCTGAACCTGAATCTGATACAGTTTCTTTGAATGAAACTACCGAACAATTAGATGAATTCAGTGACAATGATGTCAAAATTATATCTGGTGTTTTTGATAATTTGAAAATAATAAATTCAAATACCCAACAAATAAATAATTATAATCCCAACTTAAAATACATGGTCCAATCTGGTTCACAATATATTTTAAATAGTACAGAGCAAATAGCAATCGCAATATTAAATAATGATGGAACATCCTCATTAACATATACAGGAAGTGTCATAAATACAACAAAAACAGCGATTGATGGAAATGTTTATGATTTCTATGATGTTCCAGTTACTTTGACAGTTTTAAATTATTTCGAACCATTATCTATACAAGTAATTTATAATAATGAAGATATTCTTGGTCACAATTTATTAATTAATCCTGCAGAACCAGAGCCAGAGCCAGAACCAGAACCATAAATTGAATTTATAGATGATTTAGCAAATACAGAAGATGATTCAGCAAATACAGAATTCGTATAGACATTTCCTTATACATTTTTGAAAAATGTTTTGATTTTTTTCATTCAATTTGTATAAAAGTACAAAAGTATAAATGAAGAAAATTGACAATTTACGAATTGAATATAACAATCATATCAATAATATTTACACAAATTTGAAAATATTACATTCAAATTCTAATGTTTCCCTAACACACAAATTCTGTGAAATTTTCGGCGAAAGTTATTGCAAACTTTTTGAAAATTTATGTAGTAACATAAATTTAATAAATTATAAGCGTGTCCCTATTGTAGTATATTATGAAGACTATGAAGGGATAAGGGGATTTTGTGTGTTGAATGTTCATATAGATTGTATTGAAATTTTATGGTTTTGTTCTTATGAAAAGAATAAAGGCTTTGGTACAACTTTTTGGAATTACATCGTTCATTTTGTAAAAACTATTGGGAAATGTGTAATATTAATTCATTCTACTGAGAATGCTCTTTTATTTTGGTTGAAGAGAAACAATGTAAAATACGTTTTTAATCAATATGGAATTGTCGAACCTATGTGTAAAAAGGTATGTAATGAAAATAATATAAAAATAGGAAACAACATTGAAACGACTATGTACAAAAAAATTTACAAAAATAAAAAATTTCTTTGGGATTTTCGGAATAATGAATCAAAGTATGTAATTATCGATCTAAATTCCTAATAAAAAAACAAAAAATGTTTTGAAAAATAATATAATATTTTGACAGAAAATAGAAATAAAACATGGAGGACTTTGAAGAATTAATTCAATCATTTTCTCTTAATGATGATAAGACAGTTACTGAATTACCAAACGAAATTCCTTTTTGTAACAAATGTCAAAAATATGGAGAACTGTTTGAATGTATGACACTTTGTCCTTCTTGTGGTACAGTACTTAATATGAATATTATATCTAATGCTGAAAATGTGTCTAAATTCAATAAAACAGGTGATTATGTGGGTGATGCAAATTCTCAACACGTTGTAATAGATAAATATATGAAAGAGTCAAGTCAGGCAACGTTTATGAAAAATCCAAAAAACGATGCGGATTTTCGTCTTAAAAAGGTTCATACTTGGATCTCAATGCCACATAACGAGAGGTCGTTATACATTACATTTATGCAATTACAGAGATATTGCAATACATTGAAACTTGGAAAAAGGATTTTTGAATCGGTAAAACATTTCTATTTCAAAATTCGTTATATTAGAATTAATCGTGGACTTCCAAGATTAGGCCTATTTGCGGCAACCATTTACTTAACGTGTAAAATGAATAATTTGTTAATCTTACCAAATGATATTTGTAATGTTATCGAGATCGATAAAAAAAATTTTACAAAAGGACTAAAAAACCTTAATAATTATTTACAACAACTTGAAATAACAGTTCAGGATCTTAGCACAATTGATAAGAGTATTGATAGATACGTTAATATTATTAAAAATAATCTAAAATTATCTCAAGAACATAAAAAACTAATTATAGAAAAATCAAAAGAATTACAATATGAAAAAAAAGGTACTCTTATTGAAAATATAGGTTCAATTATATATAAATCTGTTAAAGAGGTAGAACTTGAAGAAATGATTAAAATGAAAGACGTCTCCGCGGCGTGTCAAATTCCTTATGAAAAATTCAAAAAGATTGTTAAATAGATTCTAAATTTCAAACGCCTTTTCAATTTGCGATGTCCGTAAATTATAAGCGGAATTGGTTGACAAAAATGCTATTTTAGTCCAATCAATTTTTTTGAATTTTTCAATATTATTTTCAATATCTTTTAGAAATACGATGCCATAACCTCGTTTATTAGGTAATGTATCAAATGTATCGTATAATTTCATATTTGAAATACCAAAACAGGTACTTGGTAAATATGTGTGACATTTGTTTATCATTCTTTTATTTCGTGTTGAAGAAGGAGTTCCACCATCACTAAGAGAGTAAATTTTCATTGTTTCGTTTTTCTTCTTATTTAACTCAAAAATATCATTTTTATGGTGTTTTGACCAGATTTGAAATACACAATTTACTTTAACAATATTTCCATCTGGATCTGTAAAATTAGGTGATATTTTGACAGATTCAATTAAATTTAGATTGGTGACACGCTTTCTTGGAACACCTTTCCCATCACTTTCAAATAATTGTGGTAAAATGAAACATACGTAATCAGCATAATATGACAGAAATATCATTAAATCAAAAGGAAAATTACAATCAATGTCCTTATAAACGTGTAAATAATTTATTGAATTTACATAAAAATTTTTTGTCATTTTTCAACGAAAATGACAAAAAATTTTTCAAAATTCCCGAAACACATGAAATTGATATTTCCAAATACGTTTATTGGAAGGAGGTTTCAAATTTCCCTATGTATATGACATCAACCGGTGGGGATATTTTATACAATATTAACTTAAATTTTTAATATAAGCAATATATATAAATGGTTCTATTACGTGAAAATTTCCAACCACGAAACATTGGCAGAGTAAATTCTTTTAGAGAACATATAATTCATTTGTTTACAGGAGTTTTATTTTTTACAACTTGGTCTTATTTGATTCATCCGTTATATGCTATTCTAGTGTTTTTGTTCTATTTATCCGTAATCATTTTGCAAATTTATGACGGAATAGACTCATCAGGGTTTTTTCTTTTTTATGTTCTTATGTTTTTTAAAAATATTATATTTACTGTAGTAAAACTTGTATATATTTCTTTTATTTAAATATTAAGGAATTTTAATGATGTTTTGAATGTTTTGATTTGTGATGATCACAATTCCTTATGAATTTTAATTAGGAATTTTAATGACGTTTTCGGATATTTGCTTTGTGTTCATCACAATTCCTAATGCTTGAATTTAACATTATAACTAAAAAAACAACTTAATTTTAAAATTCAAAGAAAATGAAAATTATTAGAAATCGTATATAAGACACCAAAGAGAAAGCATATCTTCTGGTTTTGTTCTATCAAAACGAAATTCGTAAGTCCAGGCGTCAGTGTATTTCCATCTTTTATTTTCCTTTTCTGTTTTAAACTCTTTATGAAGTGTCAAAAATTTAGATATATTACCATTTACTTCTAATAATCTCTCTGCAGGTATAATATAAAATATATCCGTATTATTTAAATTTAATAAGTAAAAATCATTGTCTTTAATATGGTATGGTTGATGTTTACATCCATCTCTATTTTTGTCTAATATGAATTGAAATGAATTTTCATTTACATCAGTGGTATTCCTTGTTTTTTCTTGAATTTTTATACAATCATCAATAATGAAGTCAGTCGCACAAGATTCAAGTTCTGTCATATTAAATATTTTTGACCACTGTTCCAACCTTATTTGTACATATTTCATTTCAAGTTGTTTTTCTTCTGTACATAATAATTTAAGTTCTTCAATTGTTTTACCAAGATTTTCATTATCATCTATATATTCATTAATTCTTTTAGAAATATCATTCACGTCAACATATAAACCATTATTTACTCCTGTGCTAAATCTGAAACTTGAATCGACAATACCTTTTGTATGAGGCATTATTAAGAGAAATTTGTCATCTGTGATATTATAGCAAATAAGAAGCATATATTCATAATAATTATACCTTTTTTTATTATTTTTTAATGCTAATGGACAATAGTATCTTTTGTTCATAGAAAATGCAAGTCTTTCACTACCAGATGCTTTCATTTGTATAGGTAACCATTTATGATTTGTTTTTTTACGTACAGCAATATCAACATGAAATCCTTCGAGACCAATAATTTCTAAATCAATATTTGTATCATTTAGTATTTCTTTTAATTTATTAATAGATATTGCTTCTTTTCCCAAATTTGAAGTTTTATAATTATTTTGTTGTTCTTTTAATATTTGTTTTCTTTCTCTTAAAGATGCTTTCGGATTTTGTAAGTAAGTATCAAAACTCATTATTTCATATATTTCTCCGAATTTAAAATTAAACTTTAAAAATCTAAAATAAAATTGTTCGTTGATATTTAATTTTGAATTTTTTATGAGAACCATTGCGCGTCCTATGGCAACAATAGCATCAAATTCATCTTCTGTTTCTTTAATACATCCTTTTCCATATTCATACTCAAGTCTTCTAAAAGTCCATTCACTACTTTTTCTTGCGAATGGTGGAATTTTACGATTGTCTTTATAATATCTTAAAAGTGTTTTTTCTGGGGTTCTTTTTCCATCATCAAATATAAATGTAAGAGGAACATGTCTCGCAAATTCAAAAGATTTTCCATAAACAACTTTCATATTATTAACAATAGCATCAAATTCATCTTCTGTTTCTTTAATACATCCTTCTCCATATTCATACTCAAGTTTTCTAAAGCTCCATTTATTACCTTTCCTCGCAAATGGTGGAATTTTAGGGTTTTCTTTATAATATCTTAAAAGTGTTTTTTCAGTTGTATCATTTCCATCTTTAAATATGAATGTGAGACTGACATGGTCTTTAAAACGGAAACCTATACCATCATTTTTGGCTTTTTCTTTTGTTTTTTTTATAATCTCATTAAATTCTGTTTCTGTTTCTTTAATACAATTACCAAATTCATTTATAATTTTCTCATATGTTAAAACCATTTTATAAATTATTTCAATACAAATAATTATATAATAATTTTCAAAACATTTTTAGAAAATTATTAAGGAAATTTAATGATGATTTTAATATTTTACTTTGTGTTCATCACAAATCCTAATGCTTAAATTTAACATTATATTTTTCTGTAACTTCCTTATCGACTTTACGTGTATTGCCTCCCATTATATAACTATAAACACGTGCGTAAGCCCAAGATTGTGCACTTTGATTGGGCCTTGAACCTCCTGTGTAATATGCAGCTTTTCCTTTGTCATATACTTCTTTTAATCCTTTCTCGGGTATTCCAGAAACCTTCGAAATGTTCTTTAATGTCTTTCCACCTTTTAGTTTTGCTATTTCATCACCATATTCTCTGTCAAATTTAGCAGTCCATGTTGATTTACGTGCTTTTCTCGATTTTATAGTCGGGCGGTTCTTACCTTCAAATATTGATTTTATTTGTTTTTTAAGATCAGAACCTTTTAAATTACTTAAATAACGTTTAGGTAAGCGTCGCGTCTTACCTTTATATGTAACAGGTGTGTTATTAAATACCATATTATTATAATTATATATAATAAAAATGAGAATCCTATCAATTGACGTAGGTATAAATAATTTATCTTATGTTATAATTGATATAAATGACGATGATAAGTTTAACATAATTTCTTGGAAAAATATAGACATCAACAAAAGCTATACTGATTTAGACTATGTATGTTCAAAGTACTTGCATATGACCAAACCAGATTTAATTGAATGTTGTAATATAAATAATATAGAAATTGATCCCAAAAACACATCAAAAATTATTAAGGATGCGATTAAAAAACATTTAAAAATTAAAAAAATTAAAAAAACAAATCAAATAGATTATAAAAAAACACTTTTTAATTTAAAAAAACATTTTGATGAATTTTTAAATGATGAAATCACGCATATTGTTATAGAAAATCAACCTGTAATGAAAAATCCAAAAATGAAATCTATTCAAATGATATTATTTACATATTTACAATTGAAATTTCCTGAAATTAATGTGGATTTTATAAATGCTACCGAGAAATTAAAATATTGTAAAAAACAGGGTTTGATTGAAAGCGTTCCTAAAACATATAAAGAAAATAAGCTAACATCTATTAAAGTTGTTATGAAATTAATAAGTAAAATGACAGATTTTTTAGAAAAATTTAAACTCGAAAAGAAAAAAGATGATTTATCTGATGTTATTTTACAATCTTTGGCCTATAAAAATTCAAAGTGCGTTAAAAACATATAAAAATAAACATTTCATAAAAGTATAATTAAATTATTTAATATGTCTCTCGATAATATTGCTGCCGAAGAACTAAATTTTGACCTTGGACTGATGAATGATTCCGGTGGTGGAGAGGATGACAATGAATTTGATCTACTTATTGACCCTTCTAAATCTCGTCCTGTTTCCCCAACTGCGGATAAGGTAGATATGACAACATCGAACGATGTCTCTTTCAAGAATATTATTGATGATAGTGACGATGACGATGTTAAGATTAACTTTTCCGTTCAGCGTGAAAACGAACCAGTTTCAGCATTTAAACCAGCTTTCCAGAGAGTACAGGAAATCGGCAGTCGCCCTGTATATCACACCGAAAATAATGCGGAAAAACAGGACCTTCTATTTAAGCTTAAACGTCTTGAATCCAGAGGCATTCCTCTTTCTAAGCATTATTCGCGCACAGATTCTGTTGTTGAAATGCGTGAAGAGTACGAACGCATTAAGTCCCAGCGCGACCTTGAAGCCTCTATTAAATTCCAGCGTAAGACACTTATGATGACCACATCTGGTACAGAGTTCGTTAATAAACGTTTTGATCCATTTGGTCTCAAGCTTAACGGTTGGTCTGAATCGGTAGGTGAATCTATCGATGATTATGATGACGTTTTTGAGGAACTACACGAAAAATACAAGGGTAAGGGACAGATGGCACCTGAGCTCAAATTAATGATGATGCTTGGCGGCAGTGCGGCTATGTTCCATATGAGTGCTAAATTGTTCGGAAATAGTGATCAGAATGTAAATGATATTATGAATAATAATCCCGATTTAAAACGTGCCTTTGCCGAAGCTGCTATTCGCAACGAACTAAACAATGGAAATCAGAACCCAAATTACAATGATCAGCCTGTTCCTCAGCCATCCTTCAACTCTGATGAGAATGTAATGGATGCTCCTCCTGATGACGTTGACATCGATAGAATTTTATCTTCAATCGATCAGATTGCACCTGCAGTTCCTCCTGTCCCAGCATCGGTTTCGGCCGTAGAACCAGTCGCTCCCAAAAAGCGTCGTGGTCGCCCTAAAAAAGTCCAGCGTCCCGAAACCAAATCGTTCTCTCTGAACGTTTAAAATGAAAGAAAATTATAAATCTATTATTATGAAAAATAATTGTGTAAAAGAAACAAAAAAATAATATATTCTTTTATAAATGGTTGAATATTATACAACATTGGAAAAAGTAAAAGAAATGGTTTTAATAAAAAAACAGCTTCAAGTGTATGGATTATTAAACCATGAAAATATGAAAAAATTTGATGAAATAGTGCAGAATTATATAAAAGGCGAAGAATATACTTGTAAAATCAAGCTATATGGAGCTAATCGTACAATGGTCATTAAGTTCAGAAATAATAAGAAATGGCCAATTTCTTGTCATTTGTTATTTGATAAGAACGTTTGAGTTTAAAAAAAAAAGTAAAAAATGTTAAAAAAAACACCCTGATATATATAATAATGGGTAACAATATATCACGAGATAAAGATAGTCAAGAAAATCAGAATAAGATGACGACCCCTAAGAAAAGTACGTTTGGTATCTCTCCTGGTGAAACGATTGATGATTATCTCACTCGTAAAGGGTATGATCGCACTCGTGCTCCGAAGACGCCTGACAAGTCGTCAACGACCAATAAGGAACGAATGCAAGAGTGTATGAAGGCTCCGGTCAAGCTCATCAAGAGCTTGAGTGAAGATCCGCTCCATTACGAGCTGTATTATAATGATTATGATGATCCTCTTGAGTGATTAACTTAATAAGACAAAAAACTCATTGAGTTCCAACAATTTGTTGGTTTTTTAAAAAAAATTTTGGATTATTTGACCTATATATAGAGATTTATCTTAATCTATATGTATCTCTATTAGGTTCGGGTTATCCAGAAAACCCTAACATATATATACGGTTTGGGGGGGTCATTTTTTAACATTTTTTACTTTTTTTGAAAAATGTTAAAAAATATAACTTGAATTTTTAATGTTAAATTATATATATTAGAAATATAATAATACGACGATACGGAAATCAAATGATATTCGATAAAGATATTAAGATTTATTCACGTCTTTTTCGCCTTAAAGCGAAAAAGGTATTATCAGAGGAATTTATAAAAAACACGATTCCGATTATTTCAGACGCTACGATTATTGAAATAAATTCAAACGGACATCCTAATGTTGAATCAACTATTGTAAGTCATTCAGAATATTATTTCGTATACTTCCTTTTGGTTCGCATATTCAACTATATTGCGAAAAAATCTAAAAAGTAATATCATTACTGTTATGTCTATCAAATTCTTGGTAAAAAACATGAGCAATTATGAAGGACATCATTAAAGGGTTGTCGAACCAATTTTCAAATGATAGACAACATGAAATTGCTGTCATTGAACCTATGTATAAAAGAGACATTGTCTTATGTTTTTTTAATAGTGTAAAATGAGTTTGATATTGCGACGGTGTGTGGCAAAGTATTAAAAATAAGAGAACTATGTCAGGTTCTAAAACTTGTAATGACACAATAAAAGATGAAGCAAGTAATTTTAGTTCTAAATTATCATCTTCAAAAGGCATTTGATGTCGCCAATGTATTGCAGAAAATGTCATAAAATATAAAAAAGAAAATCCAGGACATATAATTGATGCTATTGGATAAGTAGCAAATGCCTTTATATTTGATTCAACATAAACATTTGTTAGGTTCTTGTCATGAGCATCTATAACATCTATGATTCCATGTGCTGGCACTACTATTGGTAACGCTATATTAACAAAATCGTGAATTTGATGAGGAATTATCATTGTTGTTGAAATTCAAATTAAATTAATTATATATAAAAATTGTGTAATAATGAACAAAATTACTATATGTGGAATTCTTGTAATAGCAGTGCTAATATTAATTTTGATAATTCTTTTCAAACAAAAAGAAATAGAATTATTTTCTTTAAATTCTAATTCAAAAGATACATCCTCGTGTTTGTGCGGTAAAAAACACACGTAAAACGCATGAAATTTTTAATTTTTTTTAATTTTTTGGGAATTTATCTTTAAGGTCTTCGACCTCTTTGATAGAAGCATCAATTGCTTCTGTTAGAAGATCCATAGATTTTGATTTGTATTCATCGATATCATCAATATTGTCTACAAGTTTGATGCGAATAGCAAGTTTGTTTTCAAGAGGATGTGTTTCGTGATAAGAAATATGAGAGATTGCAGGCCGATCCACATTATAAAACTTGTTATACATTTTTTCTTGTACGATAAAACCAGTCGTTGAAGAGTGGCGATTGAATATGATTTCGAGACCTTTAAAATTATCAATTGGAGTTACGGTAATTTTAAAGTCATTTAGTTTTTGATGCATATCTTTTAACATATTGATAAGAACATCAAATGAATCATTTACAATTTTTTTACAAGAAACAAGACCAACCGTTTCAAGCATAAATTTATATTCATCCTTTTCAGCAACAGAAGTACACACAGTTGTAGTAGCAAATTTACTGTTCTTCGCACCAAATCCCTGTTTCAGTTTGAATTTCACATCTATTTCTTGAATCTCATTTTGGATAATTTTTGGGAAACGTGTAATTAGAATAGGATTCGGTTTTTGAATGAACATTTTCTTTTTCTCATTTTCACTAATTTCATTATCATCTTTATATACTTTAATATCGTCAGTATTAACAAATCCCGATTTATGGTCGGACGAATTCACTTTCAATTCAAATGTATATTTTTCGTATTCGTCAATATTTTCGATTGTAACAGGAATCAGTCCAATACGATGCGATAGAAATTCATTGTGTAAACTTGTCGAATTTTTCTTGAATTCAATTTGGTCGAACGCAACGTTTAGAATATTTGAAAGAGCAGTTCTTCTTATACCCGACACAATAGATTTAGATGCATCTTTGGAAATGGAAAACTTAAGAGAATCATCTTCTTCGATAATTTTTGAAAACATTTTAAATTTACTTATTACTTAATTATATATATATTTTTATGAAACATTTTTGAAAAATTTATAAGGAAATTTTTTTGTGTTTTGTAAATATTATAAAATGAATTAAAATTCCAAATAAAATATATTTGTTGTGTGTTTATTTTATGAAATTTTATATTATTTCAATATAATCATATGAAAGATTTAGTATCAATAGTAACACCTACAACCAAATCTCGTGAAAAGTGTCTCGATTTACAATTGAAAAATATCAAAAATCAAAATATCTCTAAATCCATTTGCGAGTGGATTATTATTTCTGCCGATAAAAATTGGAATAAAGAAAGTTTCAATTTATGCATGTCGAAATTACAAGAAAAAACAAAAATTAAAATTGTATATGAATTTTTAGAAGATGAAAAGAATAAAGATATTGAAAATATTGGCTTTCTTCGCAATAAATTGAATTCAATTGTTTCCCAAAAGAGCGATTATATTTTCGCTTTTGATGACGACGACTATTATCATTCTGAGTATATTCAACATTCCATCAAGATGATGAAGAAAAGTGGTAGACTAGCCGCTGGATGCACTTCCCATGTAATGTATGACACAGATTTAGATCAATTCTATCAATTCAAAGGTTTCTCACAGTTTCATACCGTGAATAATTGCCTTAGTTATCACAAAGACTTCTTGAAAACTCACAATTATAACAATGAAGCAAGAAATGGTGAAGAAAAGTACTTCTTAAAAGACTTCACATCTGAATTAGTTCAATTAAACCCTTATAAAACCGTCGTTCAAATTGTTCATCCTGACAATACGTATAGTAAGAGAAAAATGATTATTACAAATGCCATTGTGGATCAATCACAAAGAACCCTTCTTGAAATTGATCCTGTTGTTAGTAAAAAGATATTAAACCCTTATATTGATATTCTAACAAAAGAAATTGAAGATGATGAAAATGATATTGTGTATTATCTTGGTTATGGTAATTTAGTATGGTCTCCTTACGAGACCAAATTAGGAGGTTCGGAGCAGGCGGTCCTTCATCTGTCGAGTGAATGGGTCAAAAAAGGTAAAAAAGTTCTAATTGTTGGTGACTTTAAAGATGACGTAATTCTAAAGGCAAATAATGATAAAAAACTTGCTAATTTTATGTCGTTTCAACAGTTTTCACTAAGAAAAAAATATAAAACTGTGATATTTTGGCGTAATTTAGCACTGAACCCTATGTTAAAGTTCATAAAAGCGGAAAAGGTATTTATAGACCTACATGATCGTACTGCTATGCCATCAATTGTTGAAGAAAATATCAATAAAATTTATAAAATATTTTTCAAAAGTGATTTTCACAAAAATGAACTAAAAAAAATGCACCCTAAAATTGAATCGAAACTTGAAGACAAATATGTTGCTCTAGAAAATGGTGTTCGCGTTCGCAAGTTTAATGATAAGGGTAAATACAAGCGAATTCATAATCGTTTCTGTTACACATCGTGTTACACGCGCGGTTTATACCAAATACTTGCTCATTTATGGCCGGTCATTCGCGGAATTGATAACACAGCCGAATTACACGTATATTATGGAATGGACCTCGTCAACAATGAAAAATTCAAAGAAGTAATGAATTATTTGTTGAAACAACCTGGTGTTTTCAATCATGGACGGCAATCTGTTGATGTAATTCAAAAGGAAAAGTGTATGTCAACTTTTCATCTTTATATTTCTGATACAAAAGCTGAAACCGATTGTATTGCAATTCGAGAGTCGGCCGTTTCTGGGTGTATCCCACTTCTTTCGACAAAAGGCGTTTTCTCTGAAAGAGCCGGAATTCATTATGAAGTCGATAACACAAATGATAGAAATGAAATGGTGCAAATCGCTCTTAAAATCGTGTCACTAATGCGAGACGAGAAAAAAGTAGAAGAAATCAGAAACAGTATAAAAGGTAATGAAAAATCTTGGCTTCAAATTGCGAAAAAATGGCTGGGATATTTTTAAGGAATTTGATAAAAAACCTTACGGTTCTTCAAAATCTACTCATCATCAAATTGATTAATTTCATCCGACTCATACTCATACTCATTCTCAAACTCATCCTCATCTGGATTAGCGAACATCATATCCATGATATTCACATTAGAAACATTCCATCCATCAATAAGCTGATTGAAATTGCTGGCATTATAAAACATAGAATTCATATTAGTCACTTTAGAAAAATTCCATCCTTCAATGGGTTGATTGAAATTTTTAGCATTGCAGAACATCATTTCCATAGTAATGACATTAGAAGTATCCCATTCTCCAATAGATTGATTAAAATTTTCAGCATCGCTGAACATGGCGTCCATAGTAATTACACTAGAAGTATCCCATTCTCCAATATATTGATTGAAATTTTTAGCATCGCTGAACATATATTTCATAGTAGTCACATTAGAAGTATCCCATTCTCCAATAGGTTGATTGAAATTTTTAGCATTGCAGAACATGGCTTCCATAGTAATTACACTAGAAGTATTCCATTCTCCAATATATTGATTGAAATTTTTAGCACCATCAAACATATATACCATAAAGGTCACTTTAGAAGTATCCCATTTCCCAATATATTGATTGAAATTATCAGCTTTGCTGAACATAGAACGCATATCATTCACTTTAGAAACATCCCATTCTCCAATAGGTTGATTGAAACTTTTAGCGCCAAAGAACATACCACTCATAGTAGTCACATTAGAAGTATCCCACACTGAAATGTCTTGATTGAAATTTCTAGCACCTTCAATACCTCCAAACATACCACACATACGAGTCACTTTAGAAACATCCCATTCACCAATGGGTTGATTGAAACTTTCAGCACTATTAAACATACCTCCCATATAAGTAACATTAGAAGTATTCCATACACCAATAGGTTGATTGAAATTTTTAGCACTGCAGAACATACAAGTCATATAAATCACATTAGAAGTATCCCATTCTCCAATAGGTTGATTGAAACTTTTAGCATCTTCAAACATAGATTCCATATCAGTAACCTTTGAAACATTCCATCCTGAAATGTCTTGGTTAAAATATTTACATCTATTGAATAGATACGCCATAGTAGTCACATTAGAAGTATCCCATTTCGAAATATCTTCATTAAAAATAATGTATTCATTGAATAGATGTGACATATCAGTCACCTGACTTGTATTCCAATCTTCAATCTTACCATATTTCTTGATAATAACATTCCTTTTCTTACGCTTTTTACGGTATTCTTGGACAGCAACACGAATAGTTTCGTTATCTAATGCCAAGATAATATAAGGTTCAATCTCGTAAAGTGCCACTAAATCAGGCACATAACTCATTTTCTTCAAGTAAATTTGTTGTGAAATAATATAGATTTCAGGGTCTTTTTTTTCATCATTTTTAAAGTTTTATAAGGAATTTGATAAAAAACACAAAAATTGTGAAAACCATATGATTTTTTTTACAGTTCTTCACGAACTTTCATCCAGATTTTACCTAATTTGTTTTGACCAATTAGCTCACCTGTATTTTTGTCAATCCTTCCACCCCAAATAGGGCTCTTACCGCGGTTCTCTTGATGGAGAAGATATTTATTGTCTGACTTCAGCAAAAACATTTTTAAGTCATTATCTGTAGAAATTCTGGAATTACAAATTTTGTATTGAACCTCAGAACTAATCTCATTCCAGAAATTAATTTCGTCATTATTCAAAGACTTTCCCCTTTTTCCACCACCTCGTTTAGCATCGAGGGGTGTCTTAAAATGAGGTTCTAATCCAACAAATTTGAGAGAATAATTTTCCAATTCATCTTTGCGAACAAGACTTTCCGTTTTTACACTTAGCAAATAATATTTGAAATAATGAAATGCGTGTTCTCCGGAAATGAAAATATTGTTATCAATTTCAAATGAATGTAAAGTGAAATTTGAAAATTCCTTGAAAAGCTTACTTTTCGAATAAAACTTAATAATGTCACTCATATCCATTTTGTTCATACTTTCTAATAAAACTAATTTCAAGTTCATTTTCAAAACATTTTTTAGAATTTTATAAGGAATTTTAATGACGTTTTGAAGATTTTGATTTGTGTTCATCACAAACCTATTTGACGTAAGGGATATAACGCAATTTGTTCTTATCGAGGTTATTATGAATATTCACTTTAAATTTCAATGTATCGGATATGTCAGGAACAGTCAATTGATCGCCATCATAAAGTTCGTTACATCCATATGTCTCATCACATTCACGCGAGCCGTTTACAACAGTTAACCTGGAAGATACAAAATTATCAGAAAGAGCATAATACTGGTATTTATTCGATCCACCATATGTCTCTCTTCCCATTAGCTTGAGAAGACGGTCGCCATTCGAAAGAACACCGACTTCTTCGTATTTTGTTACTTCGCCTCTTGAGGGGATATTAACACGAACCATTTTTACTGGCTCTGTTGTAATATTAAAGCTATTAACACTATTTCTTGTTGTTTTGTTATTTTTCTTTTTCAACAGAATTACAATCACAGCAATTAAACACACAATGATTATGACATTCAATGCAATTACAGAATTCATTTCTTTTATATTATAATCATATATAAAATTATGTGCGTTAAAATAAGCTATTTTTTAATCATTTAAAAAAATAATAAATGTTTTCCTTCAAAAAACGGCAAAATAAGAAGTTAGAAAAATTTTTGAAAGAAAGTCATATCGAACTTCAAGACATTCAAACTTATGTTCCTATATTTAATAAACTGAAGACCAAAAAAAGAAGGTTTTACAAAAATCTTAAAATAAAACTTGATCACGAAATTGATGATGTAGTCAATTACGATCCTAATAATTTAACGTGTAGTATTAAAAACGTAAATTACCCATTTCATATTAAGCAAGTTCCTCTTATCGATACACTTGATATGTTCTACGGACGTTTACCTAATTTTGACGAATGCTTGTTTTTACCAAATGAAAATTCGAAAGATCTTGTTAAAAAAGTAAATGACCCTAACAATAAAGCGTATACTGAATTATTATGTTCCATATTATTATCACAAAAACACCCATATCAATTTCCGGTCGTTTTGGATTATTCAAGCGGAATCGTCAACGAATATAGGGAAGTCTTAGATGATGATGAAATTAGTGACGACGAAGAAATGGATGAATTGTTACAAAATGGTTATTCAATTGAAAAGACAAAAGAGAGTGATGATGATTTTACACTAATTCATCCAACTATGCCTGTTCTAATCATATTGCAGGAAAAACTTGATGTTTTGTTTGATGAAATGTATACAGAAAGTTTAGAACAATTTTTATCTGATACAAATTTTCCAAAACTTAAAACAATAAGAAATCAGATATTCGATTATAAGATGACATCGTGGGTTTTACAACTCTTATTTGCACTAAAATCTGCTAATGATTCGATAAATTTCGTTCATAACGATTTACATATTCATAACGTGATGGGGAAGAAAACGGATAAAACATATATTAACATCAAATATAATAATGATGCTGTCTATAAAATACCTACATTTGGATATATAATTAAAGTTATTGATTTTGGCCGTTCAACATATTCAGTAAATGGTCTCGACGTTATCAATGACGCTTTTGATAAAGATTCCGAAGCTGGAGATCAATATAAAAACTGTACGCCAAGTTCTGCGTTTGATTTATCGCGTTTTGCTTGCTCTTTTTTTGAAGACTTAGAAGAAGAAGAAGTTGAGACTGTTCTTAAAACAAATATTGGAAGAATAATGCACTCTTGGATTTTTGCTGATGATGGAACGAATCTTCTCGAAATAGAAGGCTTCGATTTGTATATAAAAATTGCAGAAAGTTTTCGCATAAAAACACCACAACATCAAATAGATACTAATGAAATTTTTGACCGTTTCAAAATAGAACAGGACGTCCAATAGAAATAGTCTCGAAATTTGTTCCATTTTTAAATTCACACCAAGGAAACATCTCTAAAACTATAGAATAAGAATTTGTAGGTAAATTCACAAAATATTTTAAATCAGAGAAATAAATATAAGTATACGGCATAATTCCAATATTTTTAATATTTTCAAAAATATCATCTTTTAATTCGAGTTCCTTATTATTGCGATCAAAAATTTTAATCTCACATACTTCTTCAAAAGGGAATATATAATCTTTTTCATAATAATTTGAAAAATATTTATCAATTAAAGGCGTGACGATAATTGTTTCCCTATGAACAAACTTGATTTTTTTTATATAAAAACGAACCGTTTTTGAAAATAGACCAACGATATTTATTGCTTTGAAAAGAATTTTTTGATAAATTTCCTTAAACATTTTTCAACTTTCTACAATAACAACATATTATATTTTTATATGTTTATTCAATTTTTTATGTATGTTTAAGATAATATAATATGAATAGTGATTTAAATTTTCTTCAAACCGCATCTCCTTTATCGACGAAATTCTTTTCAAAAGAGAACAGAGATGTTTTGCAAGCGAACATGAAAAATCTTGTTTACAAAAAAATCGGTGTAAAAATAGGAAACCAAAAGGAGGAAGAACTCGTTGCTGTTATGCGTTCGATCTTCTTTCAACATTCTAAAAATAAGGCCGATAAGATAAACGAACAGGTTGTTGAGCTCAATAAACTTGTTTTAAAATACTGCGTAAATAATATTGTGTCTAATGTAATGCAGCACCAAAAATATATTGAAGATATCAATCAAAACAAATATGTTAAATCTTTACCTGACAGGCCTAAAGCGATGAATACCACAAAACAGCTTGAATACAAGATGCCTTGGTGATTTTATTGAAATTCTAATAATTTTTTTTATACCATTAAAGTATATAAGATGAATCGTGAAATAGAACCTGGGGTAATTGTATTTGCTGTCATATGTCTGACACTGTATCTTATGCTTTATCTTGAAATAACAACTGGTATATTTTCTATCAAAGAATTTTTTTTAATATTTAGTTGGTTAATTATATCTGCTCTAATATTTTGGTCTTTATTTATAAATAAATATTGGGGAATATTTGTCGGTGTGTCTTTTATAACACTATTTATCATTTATCAATACGAACCTAAACCAGAATCATGTAGAATACTATGTATCAAAAAATCTGAATGGTACTTGGGTTTAGAAACAATAGGTGTTACAGGTATAAATACTTTTGTAACGCTTTACATGCTAAAAAAATATTTTATGTCACCCTAATTTTATAAATTATTAGGTTTTTGTTGAACACAAATTAAAAATTACGAATTGGATGTCACAGATGGTTCATAAAAATATGAAGTGGGCGGTGTTGGGTCTTGAACGTGATATGATGTGTTCGTATGATGATGCATTGGGGGTGGGTACATTGGTGGGTAATAAGGATATGGATAAGGATAATGAGGATAATGAGGCATATGACCTCCACCTATTTTAGGCATTTTAGGTGATGTTTCAAAAATTTCGCAATACAAATGATACGATACATATACTATAAACACTGTTAAAAGGATTATAAGAATTTCTATACCTATGTTGCGTTTATAATAATAGCCTTTATTTTCTTTTGGCTTTTCTGAATGTGTGTTTGTGCGTTTCATTAAGCTATCTATACGCTTATTAAGTTTATCAATTTCATCAAATATTTTTTCAAATCTCGAATCAATGACATAATCGATTTTTTCATTATTTTTTTGCGTTTCTTCATTTTCATCAAAATTTTCGTCTACATTTGAGAAGCTTTCAAATGGACAGCCTTGAAGACTTGAATTGAAAGCCATCTATATTAATATAAAACTATATAAAAAAAATCTAATCTAAATATAATAATGAATTGTAAAATTGATAAACTTGCTATCAGAAGAACTTGCGTTGAAACAAAAGTTCCGAGTGAAAATGACACAGAATCGTGTGAGGCAAGATTATTTAAAGGAAAGCTGATGAAATGTTATACAAGGAAAATTGTTAAACCGAAAAAGAATTTAACAAGAAAAGTTTCAAAAAAGGAAGAACCTGTTCCAAAACCTGTTAAGAAAATTGAAAAACCTGAACCTGAACCTGAACCTGAACCGGTTAAGAAACAGGAAGAAGACGAAGAAATCGAAAATGTAAATGTAATTGAATACTTGCAACTTTCGTCTGTTGAAACATTTTTTCCTAATATTGCATTTGAAGCTATATCAACCTTTTTGGTTGACGCAAAATTTCCAGAAAATTCAATTGAGTTAAACAAATATTTACTTGAAGATTAGAGCAATTCAATAGCATTAAACTTCTCTTTAACGTAATCCGGAACGTCAATATCCCAAAATTTCTTAAAATGTTCTGGCATCCAATGAAATTTTGTATTGAATTCATTACAAACAAAAGCAATGTTTGTTCCACAATATTTTTCGTCGTTATTGTATCGTTCATAAGACATTTGCCAATCTTTACAAGCACTGAGGCTCATTGGAATATTTGTATATTCACAACGAAAACGATGTTCACAAAACTTATCATAAAATGTAAGGAATAAGTCTTTGTATTCGCCTGATTTCCAACTTGGTGTTTGATTACTTTTATCTAGAGCAAATTTATGTGCGAGTAATGTTAGATCAGTATGAGTTTCAATTTTAATATCATATTTTCTATAATTCTCAACAATATCGATTGACTCATTAATCATTTTATTAATACGGTCTTTTCGTTCTTGTGAATCTTCACGAATACTCAATTCTTTAACTTCATTGAATTTTTTCTTAGACCACTGGGCTTTTCCAGGAGAGCAATCAGGAAACTCATTATAAATTTTATGGTTTGTAAATTGATCAGTATTATTTGTCATAAAATTGGTTTCAGGGCAAATATTAATTTTACGTAGTACATTATTATGATATACACCATATTCAATATACTTATTATTGTCATCAATTTCATAGTCATTTTGATATACGCTTTTCCAGTATTCCATAGCAGATTTAAAACGACCTTGTAATGTTATTTTTTTTTTGCCAAAAGATTTTTCCTTTCCTTCTTTATTTTCAACACGAAAACGTTCGTTTGTCTTATCATAGATCATCTTATTCGGTAAAAATTTCATTTCTTCCTTAACTTCATCTTCATTATCAAAATTAATATTGAAATTAATCACCTTTTTATAGACAGTTCCATTTGTTAAATTTTGACCTTTTTCATTAGAAATTCTTTGAATATCTTCTGGTTCATCCAAGATTTGTGTTTTCATATCACTTGTAATAGTATTAGAACCTTCAACATTAACCGATTTTGAACCTGATTGAAATAAATAACATACTGCTCCTAAATTATTTATATCATTATAACCTCTTTTGGACTCGTTAAGTCTTTCTGGTGAAATAGTGTTATAACAACCTTGTTCTACTGTTAGTAGTTCTCCTGAATAGAAACATTTGTTTTCTTGTTTTTTCAGTAATTGAGTTAAAATATTTATGTAATATTCTTTTGGATTACGGTTGTCTTTTGGTGTATTCTGTTGCATACAATTTGCGACACTATTAAGAACATTTTCTTTATGTTCTTCACGTTCTTTTTTATTACGACATTCCTTACATTTAAGAGAAGTCATTGGAAATTCACTATATGATTTTTCTACACCACATTCCTTACACGTTCTTGTATCGTTGTTCTTAATACCTTCTTCACGTTTTTTCTTTGCCCGAGCATAAATTTTGACACTTTCACATTTCTTACATTGATTATGTCCTTTTCTAAATTCACTAAGGAATTTATCTTCACCACATACATTACACTCTTTTATTAAATCATTCATTTTTACAAATCCTAATAATTGTGTACAAATTTTTAAAACATTTTTTAAAAAATAATAAGGAAATTCAATAGATTTTTGTAAAGTTTGGGTTGTGATGAACACAAATCCTAATCATTTTTTTAAATTAGATTATACTTAACCACATTCAGCCACGGGGAACGGTATATTTGTTTTAGAAACAACCTTAACAGAGCGACTTGGAAAACCTCCGCGAACCCACATAGCATTGTTGTCTTCTTCGATAAGGTGTACAGGTGCCTGAACATTCTTTTCTTTTTTTGCTAATAAAGGCTGGATGTTTGATCGTGCAAAAGCTGTTTCAGTGCGTTTACGGGATTTAGTTAATTCAGAAAATTTCACAAAGCTTTCATCGTCTATATGCGCTTGGGAAAAACCAAAACCGCCTTTAAAAGCCGATTTAACATGTGATGCACTTGAAGACGAAGTAAGAGCGTGATCTTTGATATGTACTATGGCACTTGGATTGATCATGTTTCTTTTAATTAAACATATATAAAAATTTCAAAACACACAAAGAAAATATTATGAATTGTTCTAATTGTAAAAATGAAAATATACATGATTTTGAAAATATTAATGAAATTGAAATTTTATGTATTAAATGTGGTTTAGTATTTGAACATAACGACAGTGAAATACGAAATGAAAAAACATATAATAATAACATCCATAAAAGATGTAAAATACATACGACAAAACTAAACGGCTCTATAATAAATTATATAAAATTTTTAAATTTTTCAAAAAAACATACAGCCGAATTGCGGGTGTTATTAAATTTCGAATCTATTGATAAATTCGAAACAAAACAAAAGATATTGAAAATAGTCTTAGAATTCAGCAAAGCTAATAAAATAAAACTAAAACCATTGAAAGAACATGCTCCCTATTTAGAAATAACACAATTTCATTTTGGACAACTTTTAAAAGACAGCGAAATTGGGTTTTTTGATGAGAAATATGATGAAAAACAACACAAGCCTATAAATGGATTAGATGATATTATGAAAGTTTTTCATATAAAATCAAAAGATGTTGTTTTAAGAATATATAATGAACTCCACTTCCTTGATAGTGAAGGAGAAAATATAAAATTAACGTTTACAATTTTTATTTATTTGAAACGTAAAAACAAAATGAAATCTGTAAAAAAATTCATTGAAACAACAAAACTAACATCTGGCCCGACATTTACCAAAATTCGCAAAAAATTTTCTGTTAAAATCGAACAAATTTTAAAATCTTAATATATAATAATGAGTGATATTGTGTATAAGTCGAATTTCGTGTTGGTGGATTCGAATGATAGAAACATTCGTGAATTTCCGGAACACTCTTCCTTTTCTTTTCAATTTGGTGAAACGAATCTTAGCTTATCGGGTTTTAAACCACACGTAAAACGCAAATTCACAGAAGTTGAATATGTTGCTATTAAGAGGGTTATAATTCCAGCAACTAACGATGAACTGCCATATATTCTTCTTCGATTGCCCGAATTAGGCGGCAATCTGTATGGTTCAAATGACGTCATATCATCTTCATTTTGTTATTTAAGCAACGGTATTTCAAAAGGAAATTTTATAATTTATGAATTTGAAAACTTAAGTGAAGAGAGTGACAATGAGGCTATGATGATATTAAACCCTCGTCGTGAAATAACAAAGCTTACATTTGAATTAATAAGACCCAATGGCGAACCTATCACTTTTTCAGATAATACGGCAAATGTTGTAATTGAACTTGAAATAAATATTATCAAAAAGGCTCTTGATCACAATAACTTCATTTTTAGAAATTCATAAAAAAATCGTAAAAAAAATATATCTGGTTATGTTAAATATGAGCTATCCATTGTTACATTCGAATAATTTTAATACGAAAATAAATGAAATTTTTAAAAACATTCCTAATGTAGAAATAAAAAGATTGATGGATAAGGATGGGAAAAAATTGGAGTCCTATCAGCTATTTGTTCAGAAATTTATGAACGAAAACACACCTTATCGCGGTATTTTACTTTATCATGGTGTAGGTACAGGTAAAACTTGTTCCGCCATTGCTATTGCTGATATGTTCGCGGGCGTAAGAGATGTGGTTGTAATCGTCCCAGGTGCACAGCTCGAAGCAAATTTTAAGAATGAAATTCGTATGTGCGGTAATATAGAACAGCCAAAGGAACATACATTTTATAGGTATACAGGTTTGAAATCTGCAAAATTAGAAACTTTGATTGAAGACAGGACACTTGATAATAAAATTGTAATTATCGATGAATCACACGGTTTTATTTCACGACTAACAGGTGACTCTCCTACTGCTATATTAATGCATAAATGGGTTTTTGGTGCAAAAAACACAAGATTTGTTCTATTGACAGGTACGCCTATTATAAATAAACCAAATGAATTAGCTGTTCTGTTCAATTTAATTCATGGAAAAATAGAAATGTTAGAAATAACAACAAAAAACATTCATTCAGATTTACAAAAGATATTACAAAACAATCCATATGTCGATTTTGTTGAAGTTTCAAAAAATATGAAAACCGCAATTATAACACCCATTCCTTATTATTTTAAAAAACTATCAGATGGTTTAATTAGGAAGGACATTGACTATGCCCCAGAAAATATAACAGACTTCAAATCAAAGATAGAAGACATCTTATCATCTAACACTATTGAAAAAATTGAAATTAAAGAAGCAAATCTATTTCCTGAAGATGATAATTTTGATAATTTTTTTATAGATGAAAATTTAGATCTAATTGAAGAACACAAAAGTATTCTAAGTAATAGGATTCGCGGCCTTGTATCATCGGCTGGTTTCAAACAAGATGACCCTATTCGTGAAGGTAATATACAAATTATTGAAAAACCAAATTATCCGAAAACCATAATACATGATTACGATAAAATAGAAATGTCGGCAATGCAATTTATAAATTATGAAACAGAACGTATAAAAGAAATACAGCTTGATAAAAAAAATAAAACACAGAGATCAATGAAAAAAGACGTGAAAGAAATTCAAACCTTTTTAGCAAATTCAATAAGAAAATGTAATGGTAGTTTTCATAATATTGATACAAAAGGCATAAGTAAAGCTAATAATAACGAACACTTATATCAAGAACGTTTGAAAAAACATCTTGATGATTATAAAACAAAAGAAACCAAATTAGTGGCGATAAAAGATATTTCGCCAAAGTTCCATGCGATAATTAAAAGGATTGAAGACGCTCAAAATAAAAATGAAAAAAACGTCATCTATTCGCATTTAATTAACAATGAAGGTGGTTTATTAACTTTTATGGAAATGTTGAGAAGTTTGGGATGGGTTGAATATGATGAGAACAAACCAAATAATAGTTCTAAGGTATTCGCTTCTTTAGTTTTAAAAAAGGATATCGAATATGAAAATATTCGTAAAATTTTTAATTCTGAACCGCCTGATGATGCTAAAGATAATACAGAAGGCAAAATAATTAATACACTGTTTATAGCTAAGCAAAGTGCCGAAGGTATTACATTAAGACATACAAGACATCTTCACATCATAGAATCCCATTGGAACATAAATAGAGAGGAGCAGATAATTGGGCGCGTAAGCCGAAAAAATTCTCATTCAGCATTAGGTATAGAACAAAGAACGGTAAATATTTATAGATATAAGTCCGTTTTTCCTAATGATGTAAATAAAAATTCAGACAATTATCAAAAATTAATTAGAAACGATAATAACATGACATCTGATGAATTAGTGATTTCTGTTTCTGAAAGAAAAGAAAACGTAATCAGAAAGTTTTTAGATATTTTATATACATCTTCTGTTGATTGCAAAGAGAATTATTTTGCGGAAAAATGCTATGAGAATGATATCACATTTCATCCTTTAATCGATGGAAAAACCGTGAATAAACTCGATAAATTCATGAATATAATTATTCCTAATAAAAAATGGATTCCTAAACGATTTCACGGAATTCGTGCGAATTACGATGAATTTACAAAAACCATATATTTCGGTAATATAAAATTTGCCAAATATGATAAAGATGAGAAAAACTTTTATCTATTCTTGAACTAATTAAGACGAATACAATTTCTTGAAAAGCAAGTTCATTTCTTCATGTAATCCCATTAAACAGACTTTGTTTTTCGTTCCCATATACAGTATTTTACCAGTTGAAAACACACAAGATGTTCCAAGATCATTGTAAATTTTCAAAGATGCGGAACGTGAAGGGGTATATAAGAACTTATTCGCATTTTGAGTAAGTTTTGAAGACAATTCAATAAGATTAAGCGACTGTGTTTGGGCAACGCCATTATAGATGATATAACGTAATTTATATTCAACAGTGTATTTTGTTTTAATCCATTCAGATACTTTAATCAGGATGTCCTCAATATCTTCAATTTCAAAACCATTTGAAATTTGAAACGTCTTCTCGTGTTTCGTATAAAAGAACCGAAGTTTCAAGGGGGCTCCTTTAAAAGTCATTTCAATTGTGACAGCAGTTTGGAACGTTTTGAGTTTTGAATTATCGTCGCCGTCATATTTTACTTTTTGAATTACAGTCAATTCATTATTCTTTCTATAGTACATTTTTTCAATTTCAATATTTTCATCAAATTTATATGAAATAAGGTCTTCTAAAAATAAATCTATATTTTCTATTTCAAATGATATTTTACTTTGAACTGTTTTCAGAGCTTCTTTAAGAAATACAATCATGATTGCTTTGTTTTGTTTATGAATTTTAAATAGGATTTCTAAATTTTTATATTATATATTATAATAATGGCTGTTGAACCTACATGTGAGATAAAAGAATACACTCGCATACTCCAGAACTTAATATGGCGGAACATGACGCGTACGGATCGCATAGTAGTGTATACGTTGAATATTGCGATGTGTCTTCCAGGCTTCTTCTATTTTATCAATACAACCTACCAAGATACGAATGAATCAACCGCTGCCTTAAAATTTTTTGGGAAACAAACAAAATTTTCAATTATTGCGTTCGTAATTGCTCTTATAGTGTTACCTGTAATAAATTTTACTAACCAAGCCATTGTGCAGAAATTTAGATTCGCTCTTAGATTGAGCCAAACCGGTCTATTTTGTGCTATTATCAATTCTATTTTTTATTCTATGTCCTTAAACAACACTGTAAAGGCAACCACAAGGAAGTATTTTAAAGATGTCAATTCTGCATTCTGGTTTTATATCATTTGTATCTTTGTTGCTGTTTTATTACATACGGTGTTGAATCCAGAATATGACACTATACTCAATCTTTCAAAAGAGGTTAAATCGTGTAAAAAAGAATATTCAGAAATAAGAGCATTAAGAAGAAAAGCTAAAAGTGACAATATTTTGAAAAATAATGTGACACCTGTTGAAAAATCTGACAAAACATTACAATAAAAGTCTATGTTGAAGTTTTCAATCATATAAAAATATAAAATTTAGATAGATATAAGAATTTCAAATATGTCTTCAGTTTCTTCATCAAAAGAAGATTATCTCGAAATCGGTCTTATGAAATATTACCAGAAAAAAGAAAATATTGTAATTCTCGCTCAGCTTTTAAAAGATAAACCTAAGCTTTCTCTTCGTTTAATTGACTGGTTCATAACAAAGTATGCTAAAAACGAATCAATAAATTACGATCTTCACGGTGAATCCTTCTATGTGTATTCGCAATACAAAAATCAGCTCAAAGCATTTGCTAAGAAAAACTTTGACCCTTTCTGTCGCAGTTCTCAAAAAGTGGTTATAAAAGCACACAGTATTTCAATTACATCTACCTGCGGACAACTTAATTTTTTCAGATGGGCAATTGATAACAAATTGATTAAGTATATTATCGATAATATTAAGGAGATTGAAACAAAAGTAAAGAAATTTAACAAAAACAGAAAAAGAGAGAAAAAAGAAGAACAAGAATACATTAAGGGACTTGAAGAACAGATCACCCCAATTGATTCCGATTGTGAGACGATTCGAAATATTGCCCGTAAAATTCAGCTCAATTCTATTGTATCGTTCGATTAAATATACTTGCGTATTTTTAACAAAATTTAAAAAGATTATAATAGTAATGTCATCTTTTAAAGTTATATCTCTTTTTACTGGTATCGGTGGGTTTGATCACGGATTTGGTAGTGTTGTAGAAGTCCCCAAAGAAGCGATAATAGAAGAAGATTTTATTGCTTCTGTCAGTGAGCATGCGTTTATAAAGTTAAAGAAACAAAACTTTGAAATTGTGTTTCAAAACGATATTTTGCCTGTATCGCAAGTTCTCGAATGGAACAATCTTAAATGTGCTAATTTCAACAAAAAATCAATTTATGATTTAATAAGCACAATGGATTTTGAGTTTCCTGAATGTGATGTAGTTATTGGAGGATTTCCTTGCCAACCTTTTTCCAATGCGGGAAAAAGGTTAGGGTTCAATTCAGACAAATCACACGATTTAAAATCACCCGCGAATTCCGAAAATAATGTAGGTAATCTGTATAAATGCTTTGTCGAAGTTGTAAGACGCAAATTACCAAAGATTTTCGTTGCTGAAAACGTAAAAGGTTTATTATCAATTGAAGGTGCGATTAATCAAATATGTAATGACTTTGCTATGTTAGGTTATAAAGTACAGTATCAACTTATAAATTGTACTGATTACGGAATAGCCCAAACTCGACAACGTGTAATTATAATAGGTATTCGCAATGATCATACTGGAAATTTGTCTACAAATTGGAATGTTATTACAAAAAACAGGTGTAGTTGTAAATTAAAGCAATACTTAAATTATCTTGAAGAACCAGATATAAGCACTGATATTTCCCAAAAGTTGTTTTCAAAGGCTAAGAAACTGGTAAAAGGTCAAGGGCAATCAGTTGTTGATTTAAAAGGATATGGCCCGACGATGAGAGCCGAACACCATGGAAATATAGAGTTTCGTAATGATAAAAGACGTCTGTCGCTTAGAGAAGCAGGTCTTATTCAAACATTTTCACCAACATTCAAATTTACCGAAAAGTCAATGAGTCAACCTTATAAATTTATAGGAAACGCCGTTCCCCCATTGTTATCGTATTTAATTGCGGATAAGGTAAATTTTCTGCTGACAAACCATTTTTAAAAAAGTCATTGGATTCATCCGTCCAATTTCCTTTTAAGACATCTATTCATTTCAGTCTTTACAATAATTTCATTCTTTTTTTGCTTGAAACTAGCACTTGTTAGCAACTTTTTCAATTCTTCTTTTGTATTCTCATGTGTGAAATCAACATCAAGATAAAATAAGTTGTCACAAAGTTCTTGCTTATCCATCTTTTCGATAATATTTGGTGTCAAATTCACAGGAGGATTCTTTTCAAGCTTGTTCATTTCATTCTTCCAGTTCTCAAAGTTGATTTTGTTGTTTTCTTTGGCAATATTTTTGTAAACTTGTTTTTCTTTATCAGTCATAAAATGCCAATCGGAAACAATCTGATTTTTGAGAGCTTTCATATCTGAAAAGGAATCTTTGTTATCAGCATGCTGCTCTTTGAGAAATACATTAAAGCCATTTTCGCGTTTAATCTTGAGAATATCCTGTTTCTTAATTTTCTTCAATTCAATCTTGTGCCATTTTTCTACAACAGCATCATCAATCATGAAACCTTTCAAATCATTTTCGATAATATTTAGAAACTCATTTAGAGAATGAACAGTAGAAATAACGCTCATACTACATAATATTCTACTCTAACTTCACTACAAGACAGACTACAAAAACCAAGCCAGATTTTTAAATATTTTTAACGTTTTTTATAAGGAATTTTCAGATCTTTTTTAAAATTTAAAAATTAGGAAAATTGTGCGTCTAACTAAGGGGAGGCGGGTGAGGGTGATAAGGGCGGGTGAGGGTGATAAGGAAGTCTATGACGACGATGACGATCTCCACAACTTTATTGAATCTCGCAACTTTCGAAAGACGGAAACTGAGCGATGACATCGTTCATGATGAAATTTTGAATCATGTCCGAATCTACATTCAAACTGAAATCATTGCATATGTCTTTGATATGAGAGTAGAGTGGGAGATCAATCTTTTCCTCAATTTTCTTATAGTTCAGTATCATGATTGCAAGAAGGGATGCGGTCATCGAACTGAGAGATAATGTTGTTTCGTGGCAATCAAAACTTATTATTTGACCAATCAAGTAGAAAAGAATGTCCGCGCATTGAAAGTCGAGATCGTCTTGGACACAAGTGCATAATGCCGTGAAAATAGACAACAATGTGTCTAATGATAGATTTGTAAACACATCGTCATATTCAATGTCAAGCTTGTCACAATGAGATAACAATTCAAGCGTATCACTAGATGTATTCTGTTGATTTGATATGATAAAGATCATGATGGTTGTGTTGTCATCTCCAAGTTTGTTGGACTGTTCTAGAAAGTTCGGAAATTCTTTATATAATCCAGTGTATTCATTGAGACTACAAGCTTCACTACTGCGAACAATTTCTTTGGCCATCGCGAGGCTAGAATGCAATAATTGAGCATGATTGACTATTTCTTTTGTTGGTTTTCCCAATGAAAACAATGATTTTCCAGTAATGACACCTGATTCACCACGCGGCCCAACAGAAATATTTTCATCATCACTATCAATGTTATCAAATATATTGTTTAACTCTGTTGGGGATAACTCGGAGAAATTAGATAGAGGACTGAATGAGTGCAGAGAATCACAAGAGTCATGAGTTTGTTTGAATTTTTTAGCAGATGGAGTTGCGGGTGTCATGGCATCTCGGAGTGCAGTGTGATGAAATAAGTAAGTCAAATCACCAATCACTAATGTCTCAAAAAGTGCTACATTCAATAAGTTATCATCATTCAATTTGACAACTATCAAAGGTTTTGTGTGTTTTTTCGCATATTCTACGATTTGATTGGTCATATCGACAGATCCACTCACGGAAGTGATATACATAATATTGTTGACACTTTGATTGAATTTATCGCATACTACTTGTGGCGCGTATGCCTCTGACGCGATGGAAATCAAATTTGGTGAAAAATTCGTTTGATATTTTTTAGGTGAGAAGAAAGATTGACCGTAACACATAGATGAGGCCAATATCTGAGTTGTAGTGATAATGTGAAGAGTCTGACACTTCCACGCGTCAAACAGTATAACTTTGGGAGCATGGCGCGATATTTCTTTTACATCGCGTGGATTCATTGCACGCAACAGAGTCAAGAACTCAATGGGTTGTTCATACCGGTTCACACGATGTACGAACATGTTCATACCAATAATAATCTCGCCGTGAGCATTCACGAAGGTCTTGTACGTGGTCGACGTCGATATATCGCTCACAAAGACACGTGCGATGTCGTGCATCGGGGCCGTACCCTCACGACAAAGTAGATCGGCGCATGACGCACGTAATGTGTCGTCCATCTGAGCGACGCACGACGACGACGCACGACGACGCACGACGACGCACGACGACGCCGAGCACGCTCTCTATAAATTATCGATAATAAGACGCTTGGTCACGTGTAGTGCTCGGTCACGTGTTGTGCTCGTCACGTGTTGATGTGTGATGTATAAAAGTGAATTCTCACGTATGAGAGCATGTTTCAATCGAGAGACTCTTCTCCGTCTCCTTCTATCACGCTGAGTGACACGGATGCGTCGGTAGACAGTGGTCTTTCCTACGAGATATCGTCTGCAAATCTGACAAACCAAATAGATGCGTCGCTTCGGACGCTCGTGATACGATGTCATATTGTAGTTTTCATTTGTTATGCTTTGATGACAGTGTCTACATGTTATTATTCTGGGAACAGTTGTTTTGATAACATGCTCGCACTGAATGTGATTCATGTCGGTGTGGTCGCTTATATAATATTCATGGCCGCGAAACAATCACACATTAACGCGTATCACATCTTAGAAAAAAAGCTCATTGGTTTTGATTACTTTTTTCTTACACCTATTATTGTTGCTGTACACGCATATAAGATTTCAGTATTCGTCTATTTTACTGAAGATAAAGAACAGCGCATCGCGCACATGATTGAAAAGCATCATTACTGGAGCGCGATGTCTCTATCACCTTTCAATCATGATCATGATTTTCTGAATCTTGATGCAATGTTACAAGTACTGATTTCCTTCAGCTGGCCTATGATGACATCAGATGTTTTGCATCATACCATATTTCACTCACTCAACTTCTCATCCACATGTGTAATAATTATGTATGGTGGAGTATACCATGATTGTATGTGGTCACCTTTGGCAGCGAGTACAATGTCTTTTTGTTTGGGGTTATTGTTCAAAACTCAATTCATCTTTCCTCTTTTCCAAAATAGTATGATTATGGATCACAAACAACGCGCTGCAGAAAAACATATTCGCGATAGATTAGAGCAGTTGAAGGCAGAGGAAGACTTTCAAGTTTGGGAAAAGGCAACCACTCAACTTAAAAAAATAGTGCATCCATGGATGATGTCGCTGAGATCATACTCGACTTCATCAAACGCGCCACATGCAATATCTTGAATGAAATCCACAAGCCCACAAGCCCACAAGCCCACAAGCCAATATCCCTGGCATATTCGAGTTCCCTGCCAGAAGTTAGACCACCCCTTCAGTCCATACCCAAAGTCCCACCCCTTCCCCTACTGCACCCCCTGGGCGCATACCTAAGACCACTGTAGTAGTCCCTTTAACTAGTTATACTATGCAACACTATGCAACAAGGTAAGATCTATGATGTCATCTTCAAAGGCGTCTTCAAAGAACTCACAATCATCTAAATCACTAACAAAAGCCGGGTGTTCTTCTGGATAATATAGCGTATGCAGTAAATGAATCGCGTCTAATTCTGTAGCTGAACAGCACGCGAAAAATGATTTTTTGGCAAGTCTATGGACTTCATCGCGAGTCTCGAACGCTTTATCTATTGTAATTCTATGATCAAGATATGCTTGGTCATTCATTAGATCGAGTTCTTGAGTCTCGAAGAAACACGCAGGATTTATGTGTCGCATTTTTTTCAACAGATGTGAAATGAACTTCTCTCTTGTTTTTAAATGTGTAACATTATATCTATCAGCCATTCCTCCCGCTATCATTCGCATGATGATGCCATCAAGATCTTTTGAAATTTGATGATCATCTAAAGGAATTTTACAAATGAAGCACTTTTGTAATTCCACCATCACTTGTGGATTATTCGCGTTTTTTGTTCGCGCAAACATCTCTCGACCGCGTCTCGTGTAACAATAGCCACACTGATGATGTCCTCTCGAGCATTCCATTGTCAAGCGTACGTCGAGGTGTCTCCCGCACACATCGCAATATATTGATTTCATGTTTCGTTGTCGTTTACGCACGACGTGATTAGGTATAGTGCGTTTGCGTTTGTACGCTCGATGGATAGTTCGATCGTGTTCGTGTCCTTCAATCACGCAATGCGCACATGTCCACACGACTATTTTACTTGAGAAGTTGTTTTATGTACGATTTACACGTAGAGGCAGGCGTAGATTGCGCATACGATAGACTACATGACAAAAAATAAAAATGCTTAGACCTCTCCGGATCTCGAACCATGAACCTCATTCGATCATTAGAATGTAATCCCGAACAAAAGATATGTGTGCGCATCTGATGTCCGAGAGATAGACTCGCCGAAAAGCACCGGTCGCCCGTCTCGGCATATTTTGGAGATGGCGTCTAAATCACCTCGTAAATCATCACGTGTAGCCTCATTACAAACCCCAAGGGGTGCCGCAGACGACAAAGACGCCGCAGACGGTAAAGAAGTCGTAGACGGTAAAGAAGTCGCACACGGTAAAGATGTCGCAGACGGTAAAGATGTCGCAGACGGTAAAGATGTCGCAGACGGTAAAGATGTCGCAGATGATGAAGCCATAATTCCTTCTAATGATGATTCAAATAATGATAAGTCTCGTGATCCACCTAAAAAGAAACGTGGACGTCCTAAAAAAGACGCGACAACATCTGTCGCGTCAAAGTCTGTCGCGCCAAAGTCTGTAGCAAAAGCTGATTATGATTTACCACGTTGCGACGATGATGAAGAACAGATTAAGGAAGTCCCTAAAATTAAACGTGGACGTCCTAAAAAAGACGCATCAAAGCCTGTCGCGTCAAAGCCTGTCGCGTCAAAGCCTGTCGCGTCAAAGCCTGTCGCGTCAAAGCCTGTCGCGTCAAAGCCTGTCGCGTCAAAGCCTGTCGCGTCAAAGCCTGTCGCACCCAAAAAAATTGTCCCTGTTTCAACGAAGACGACTACTGAAAATGGTCTACTTTTATCCTCATTCAAATCGCTTGAAAATAATTTAGAACTTCTTCAAAATGTCATTGCTTCAACATCTGATGCTTCGATATCATATGAACGCGTTAAAAGCTTCAAGACTAAATTTGATTCGTTATTTGCATCAACTGATGATTCGACTATTCCTGTTGTAAAGAAGAAACGTGGTCGTCCCCCTAAGGACAAGACTCTTGATGTCATCGAAAAGAAGCCCAGAGGGAGACCCCCTAAGGACAAGAAACCTTAAGAACACCAAGAACAAGCCCGACAATACCCATGTCCTATATCCCCATATACAAAGTAGAATATATTAGTCTAGATAGTGCTTTATAAAATTACTCCCAAAATTCCTTATAAATTTCATCAAAAATATTATAATTTTTGGCCTGGAACTGGAGAGTATAGAGCGTATGTAGTTCTGTATGTAGTTTGCTATGGAGATTCCTATTTCAGATGATGAAGATTCTATAACCATTATTAATCCAATTAAAAATATTATCAAATGGAAAGTTCTCGATATTGTAAAATGTCATTTCAATAAGTATACGAAATTCTTCCGTAAAGCTTTATTAAAAAATTATTTTCACGGAAACTTCAAAATTTACAAAACGAACAATCATATATATTGTAGATGTTGTTTTCATCACAATTGTAATACAAAAATTAGGCTTAGTTATAATCTAGAAACGGATGAAGTTGTTCTTGAGATTAATCAAAATTGTGATGATTCTAAACCATATAATACTATAAACGGGAATATAGTAATAAATCAAAAAGTTTATAAAAAAGTATACGAATATCTTGTAAATGGAGTCTCAAAAGACGCAATCCGTAAGCTCATTTCATCAGAATTTAAAATAAAATCATTGGAAATAATTGATAAGGTGATTTCAAAAGAAAAAAGAAATATAAAAAATACAAGTTTGAATCTAAATATTCGCGAAGATCGTTCACAATTCTTTAATAATGGATATATACTTTCAAAAATTCAATTTGATAATTTGACAGACATTGATGTAATTACACTATCTAGTGAAATTGAAGAACATCAACAATTAAATAAATATGATAATATTGTATTTACATCAAAGGAGTTGATTTCGCAGAATCTTTATAAAATTATGAAAAATGAAAGTATTCAATTAACTCTTGATGGTACGTTCAAAACTATCAATTCAGGTAAAATTAGTAATACCGACTGGACTCTTATTGTATTGGGTTCGGCTATTGTTGAATGGGATTTATGCCGTAAAAAGTGGAAACATACTTTCAAGCCTATTTTGTTTGCAATAGCAAGAAGTGAAACAAAAAAGGGAACAATATCCATTTTCAATTCTCTCATAAAAGCTTGTGGTTTTCTTGGTTATTCGAGAAGTGATGTAATTTCAAAGGTAAAATGTGTCACAACTGATATGTCTCTTGCGTTTCAAGGAGCATCAAAAGTTGTATTTACAAATGCTGTAATCATTTCGTGTTGGGCACACGTGATTCGCCGCCCTTTCGAAAGCTATGCTTCAAAAAACTCCATATTAGCAAACGATTACGCAAGTGTCTTACAAATATTGCAAGAAACCAGATCTGAATATGAGTACTATGCTCATTATGAATATTGTAAAAAGTATTTGAATTCAAAATATGATTCAAATTCTTCTGACAAAATACAAAATATTTGTGAATCGTTTAATTTTAGATTTGTTACGAAATTACCCGGTCTATCTAAGGATACGCAAACTAATGAAAGGTTCAATAGGTCATTGAACAATATGTCCGTTCTTCGATCTAACGGTTCGTTATTCCTTTCTCATGGTGTAAAAGGTGTTTTAGAATTAGCATCGAAATCCATTGATGAAAATAAAGATTATACATTTCAAGCTACAAATGAACATTTTCAAAGAGATATGCTCATACAAGCGAATAAATTGTCTTATGAAAGTTTTATAAATATTAAAAAAATTCACCTTAATAAACAAAAAATCCCTAGTATAAGATACAGAGACATCACAACACATTCGAAATGGAATTATGTTGATTTGGAATCTAATATTTCTGATAAATTATTTGAATTTTCTGATAAGATTATCATGATTTCTGATAGACATTACTTTAACGAAAATAGCGATGGGTATCATATATGCCGCATCGTTGATAAATTTGAAACACGCGATGATTATAAAAAAGAACACGCTAATTTATCCGGAATTTCGGCCTTTCATAGCAAAACAAACAAAATTTTCATAAAAGAATGCTTTGTATTTAAAATTATTTGTGATTTAACAGGGAAATGTTTTGATCCAGATGGTAGATATTGTATTGATAAGAAACAATTGAATCATGCTTTGATCCGTTCTGCTTTACCTCGAAGCGTTCTTGAAAAGAAAAAAATCGATTTTAAACTTTTAGAAAGTTTGAACAATAACCAAATACAGATACTCGTCGAACATTTGTTTAAAACAAATAAAGATAACAACACTAATAACTATATATCAAACGAAGATCAAATTTATCTTGTAAATCGTTCTTCATTTATAGGAATTGAAATAGATAAGGAAAGAATAGAAAAATCGAATAATTCTATAAAAGGAAAAATTGAAGATAGTGCAAATTTTGATTTGAATCATTTAAAAAAGTGCAATTCTTTTCGAACAATTCGTTTTAATGAAAAGGCAAATGAAATGAAATGTGATTGCGGTGTGTTCTCCGATTTTGCTGTATGCGCGCATGTTATTGCAGTTAGTGATAGTATTGGTGCTATCAACTTAAATGATCTTTTGAATGTAAATAAATGTATGGTTGCAAATAAGGATAGCGATTTAAGATCAAATATAGGCAAATGTATCAAAAAGTATATGTTGAATCCAATTACACAGACGACAGGCCACTTTACAGGCAAAATTATTAAGATTGTTCGTAATAGAGATGGCTCTCCCATGTATAAGGTGCAATTTTCAACTCATGCTATTTATATCGATGTTCATGAAATTAAGTATTATTTGTAAATAAAGATTAATAAGGAAATGTGATGATCACAAATCAAAATTTGAAAATCTTGATTAAAATTCCTTATTATTTTTTCAAAAATGTTTTAAAAATTTGTACACAATTATCAGGATTTGTAAAAATGAATGATAAAAGAAAGTGTAATGTATGTGGTGAATTTAAATTACTTGGTGAATATTATAAAAGATATTATCAATGTAAGAAATGTACAAATGTCAAAAATTATGCTCGGGCAAAGAAAAAACACGAAGAAGCCATTAAGAACAAAGATACAAGAACGTGTAAGGAATGTGGTGTAGAAAAATCATATAGTGAATTTCCAATGAGTAAGCTTAAATGTAAGGAATGTTGTAAAGCAGATCATAAAGAAAATGTTCTTGATAGTGTCGCAAATGATATGCAACAGAATACACCAACAGACATCCGGAAACCAATAGAATATTACAAGAAAATTTTAGATAAATTAATAAAAGAACAAGAAAACAAATGTTTCTATTCAGGAGAACTACTAACTGTAAATCAAGGTTGTTATAATACCATCTCACCAGAAAGACTTAACGAGTCAATAAGAGGTTACAATAATAATACAGATAATGTAAAAGCGATTTGTCAATTATTTCAATCTGGTTCAAATCCAGTTAATGTTGAAGGTTCAACTATTATTACAAGTGAAATGAGAATACAAATCTTGGAAACACCAGATACAATTCCAAGAATTTCTAATAAACAAGGTCAAAATTTAACAAATGGAACTGTCTATAAAAAGGTAATTAATTTCAATATTGATTTTAATAATGAAGATGAAGTTAATGAAGAAATGATATATTTACCGAATATGATGAAATATAATAAGACATGTGAAAGTTTTGATGTTACGAATAAAGAAGGAAATAAAAAATCTTTTGGCAAAAAAATGCTCAAAACATTACAAGGTCGTTTTAAATTGGCTATGGAATATTGGAAAAGCATATATCAAGATGACTATGAAATTGATGACAATAATAAGTATATTGAATATTGTGTATATTATGATAATGTATCAAGTAAAATTAATATTTGCCCTGAAACCAACTATATGACAATTTATATTAAAGAGTTTACAAAACATAAAATTTATAATGAGTTTCCTGATTGCTCTCCTGGAAAAGCCCAGTGGTCTGTGGAGAAATTCAACCTTGTTAAAGAATTAAGTACACGTGAAGATTCACAAGAACGAAAAGACCGTATTGATAAAATGATTAATGAGTCAATAAAGATTGTTGAGAATTATAGAAAATATGATGTTAAAATTGAAAATCATACCGAATTAACATTTCTCGCAAACAGATTTGCCAATGAAAGAAGTAATAAAAAAAAACAAGGTTGGAAATCAGGCGAATACAAAGACTTATTCCTTACATTTTATGATAAGGTTTGTAAGTATCGTTTTCGTTGTGAATATACAAATATTCCAATGAGTCTTAGTGCTTGTAAAGATTGGCATATGTCTTATGACCGATATAATAACAAAGAAAATTATTGTGGAAAAAACCTTGCTTTTGTTTGTGAAGAATTTAACACACCTTTCCATTGGATGCCAGAACATTTTAAGAAATTTTGGGATATTGACGTTCCCGATTACGTTAAAGAGAAGTTTAATTCTATTTGATTCTAAAATAACTCAAATCAAACTTTACATGTTTTTTAGCTCAAGTTTTGGAAAAATATTTTGGGCATAAATCTCATAAAGCATTAATATCGTCGTTTTTGATATTGAGACACGTACAATTTTCTGATTTGAGCAGCATTTAAAATTTGGTTCGAGCCATCCACAGCTTTGACAGACTGATGTCATTTGAAAATCATATGAGAATCGTTCATGTAAAATTTGATTTTGACCGCGTGCAATTATTGCATCTCGTTCCATTTCACCAATGCGTAGTGCCTTTCCTGTCTTAAGTGGTTGTCCGGTCAGAGTATCGCAAAATCCTGTGTTACGTGCACGACATTTTTTATAAGACAGGTGATGAAGTGGCATATAGAACACGGGGCCAAAGAAGATTTTATTTTTTATTTCTTTTCCAGTTTTACCACACCAAAAATACTCTTTGCCATGATTATTTTTATAATCATAAACAACGGTGTCGATATCATTTAAACGACAACCTTTTATAATAGCACGCAGTCCAAAGAAAGATTCCAATAATTGAGAAATTGACATTCTCGAAGGCAAATGACACGGGTTTATTACGATATCAGGAGCTTCACCATATCGATTATATATCAAATCACATGATGGAACAATAGCTCCAACGACACCCTTTTGTCCTGATCGAGTTGAAAGTTTGTCACCAATTTCGATTTTGTGTATACATTCTTGCTCCCAATAAACATCATTTTTATTAACAATTATATCAATAATCCTTATAGAAGCTGACATCTCATTTCGATAATACGTCTTCTTACCATTTAAATCAATTTTGATAAGCATTAATTCATTTTTACCAATGATATCAAAATTTTTTGGTATTTTTTCAAATGTTTCTTTAGGTTTCTTTTTTATTTTGAAACGTTTTTTGATAAGACTTTGAAATCCACCGCGATTTACAAAATCTTGATTGATAACAAGGGCATCTTCGATGTTTAATCCCATATATGATGAAACAGCGACTAGAACATTTTGACCGTTAATCATACAAATATCTGCTGTGTTCGATTGAATAATCGGCTTTTGTGAATATACGCTATTCAATGCTTGACGAACATGTGTAACAGCATAACTAATTCTCACAGGCGGCAAATGCCTTTTAAATAGTATTTGCTTTGATACGATACCGGTATCATATTTATTTGATGGAATAATTCTGCCACCATTACAATTGCCATTCAATGAATCATCTGTTTCTTTTTCAAAATTAAGAATCGTAATACCCGGAACAAGATCACTCGAAAGACCAATTGATTCACCTTCTGTTGCACGATACGGACAATAGACGCCAAAGTGAGAATTATGACATTCACGTTTTGTGTAATTACACGAATGATTCGATGATCCTCGTACAACTTTTGATATAGTTGAAATATAATCAAAATAATTTTTCCTATCAATGAATTGACCGTTTGCGTGTATTCTCTTAATCATGATATTCATAATCTTGGTATTTTCTTCAATATTTTCACACAACGATCCAACAAAAAATTCGGTCGAAATTATTCTCTTGTTTTCAATATCATTAGGATCATCAGGTTCAATTGTTGAAAACAACATTTCAATCATTTTACGTAGATATTTCAGTTTCTTTTCATATTCATCAAAATTTTGTATAAAAGGTGATTCAAAATTGTCAATAGTTTCTTCATCTTTTAATTCAACATATGATAATTTGAATTTGTCATTATTTTCAAAATATTCCAACAGTTCTTTATCATTGAGTTTCAAATTCTCAAGGTATTTCTTTAACGAGTATTTTGAATCCCCATATCTCTGTTCTACACATAACACCTCCTTATGAACAAATAATTTCATTCTACCAGAATACATCGTCCAAGGTCTGTTCCTTTTTGCCGTCCAACATTCGATATAATCATTGAATTTGTAAATTCGATTTGGTATACTAATCTCTTTAAAAGGCCATACATACGCTGAACCATTAATGATAAAATATCCTCTTGTAGTCATACCACATATCTTTATTATATTACCATTTGTTAGGTTTATCAAATCTAATGTGAAAGTTTTATAATGTTTGAAACAATTGTTTATTTCAATTTCTTCCTGTTTTTTTGATATAAAACATATTTCATAATTTGGTAAAAATAAAGAAAATGTATTATAAAATTTCTCAAAATGTATATTTTGGAATTTCATTTTTGTTTGTTTTGATTTCACAAAAGACAAAACAAAATGATATCTGGTATTTCATTTCATATTTTATCAGAAGATCAAAAAAATGAAATACCAAATTATTCAAAATTTTTTGAATCTGATAATATTACAACAATAGGAACTACTATTGTTTTGCCTAATAAATGTATGCCCGACATCTTGAATTTCGATGGAATTTTTAAAGACAATTTGAAAATATTATATGAACAATTGAATGATTCCTTTTTGAAAGAAGATGATGAAAAAGTCGAACAAATACGCGATAAGATTCAAGCAGAATTGAAGATAAGAGTAGGAACTGGAAAAAACGGCAGATTTCGCAGAGATCTCGCCGGTAAAAGGACGAATTACTGTGCTCGTGCTGTGATGACAGGAAATACATTTTTAAGGCTTAATGAAGTATCATTACCAATAAAATTCAAAAAAATATTAACATTAACAGAGATTTACGAAAACCAAACAGATGATATATTATATGTTATAGAAAACAAAAAGAAATTTGATTCGCGGTTTAAAAAACCTATTAAAGGACAACTAATTGTTAGATCTTTAAAAGAAGGCGAACTTGTAATTGTGAATCGTCAGCCAACACTTCGAACATCAAATTTTGTTTCAATGAATGTGGTGTGGAATCACACTAATACGATTCAGTTACATCCAGGAGTTCTCTCTTTATTTGATGGAGATTTTGACGGAGATGAACTTAACATTCATTTACCTCAAATGAATAATAAATTGTTAGAAGAATTGCACATAAAGAATGAATTATTTGATATGGCCAACAATTCTCTAAATCCATCGATAATACAAGACGCTGTAATTGGAAATTGCTTATATGATTACAAAGATAAATATGAAATTCAAAATGAAATTATACAAAGTCAGGATGTTTTAGAGAACATGAAAAATATGTATGATATTGGATTAAAAGAATGCTATTTTAATGGTTTTAGTGTTGGTTTCGATTTAAATGAAATAGATTTCATGATTGATACTAAAGCAAAGGGAAATAAAAATCACAAAATAAAGATTCGTGAATATCTACACGGTTTAGCAGATGAAAAATATTTTGATGAAATTAAAAAATGTCGTATTAGTCAAATTTCAAGTTCCTTAAAAACATCAAAGGCCGGTTACATTTCACGAAGACTTTCCTATCATTTAGATGATCTAATATATGATAAAGAAAATGATGAAGTACGAGAAGGAAGTTTCATTTTAGATATTAAAGTTCCAGAAAAATTCAAACATATCCGTAATATTGGATTATATGCTGTCAGTTGCATAACTCCTCCAATTACTCAATCAATTCTTGATAGTTTTCATTACGCAAGTTCCGGTGAAGACTTTACAGATGCGACAGATCAATTAGAAAAAGTATTGAATTGCTCTGATGAAAAGGTATCTATAATATATAAATCATATGGAATAGATAAAGTAAATGAATATTTGATGGAACAATTGAAAGATTTTTTCGGTTCTAAAGTTGATGATTTTTGGTTGAAATTACTTTCTAACTTTATATGTATAACAGGAAAACCCATCGGATTTTCCATATCGTCTTTAATTGTTAGACACAGAGAATATTTAAAATTGGATGAAAATCATCAAATTCCTATTCTTAAAATTGCAAAATTCAGCTCTCCGCAGAAGATTATAAAAGAAGCAATTCAAAATGAATACTTTGATGATTTAGAAACAAACCATTCACGCGAAATTTTCATAAACAACTCTATTGTTTAATTATGCGTATTTTTAACAAAATTTTAAAAGATTATAATATTAATGTCAACTCAAACAGTTATAAATGAATATTGTCAAAAGTTAATAACCACATTAAAACAAAATAAGAACGTCAATGATTTGCCAATACCTCTTGAAGCGATTGACTGGGTATTGAAACAAGCTCGTTCCTTATTTTTAAGTGAGAAAATGTTGATTAGAACTATTGCTCCATTAAAGATCGTAGGTGACCTTCATGGTCAATTTCCAGATCTTCTTGAAATTTTCAATAGATTAGGTGTTCCAAGCGAGTCAAACCGTTATATGTTTTTAGGAGATTACGTGGACAGAGGCAAACAAAGCTTAGAAACTATTTTGACACTTTTTTGTTATAAAATCATGTATAGAAATTCCTTAATTCTTCTTCGCGGAAATCATGAAACAGCAGATGTGTCATATGAATACGGCTTTTACGATGAATGCAAGCGTCGTCATTCTATCAAACTTTGGAAAAAATTCATCGATGTTTTCAATACTCTATCTATTGCTGCGACGGTTGGTATTGTTAAAAACGATCCGCTTGCCTTTTGCTGTCATGGAGGCATTTCGGATAAAATGAATAGTCTATCCTGTATCGAAGCGTTAAAAAAGCCATGTGATGTTCCAGATGATGGGCTAATCTGCGATCTGCTTTGGTCGGATCCAACGAACGAAATTGAAACGTTTCGAGAATCTGAACGTGGAGTTAGTTTTGAATTTGGAAAGAAGGCTTTAAACGAGTTTATGAGGAAAATAGGAGTCGATTTGATTATTCGAGGTCATTTTTGCGTTGAAGATGGATACGAATTTTTCGCAAATCGGAAACTTGTGACAGTGTTCTCTGCACCTCGATATGGAGGGGAGTTTGACAACGCTGCAGGTGTAATGTTGATTAATAAAGATTTTAGGTGCTCTTTTGAGATATTCAAATAAAAAACCATAGGATATAAAATATCCCTTTTACATTATTTTTTAATTTCAACGTCATCTTCATCAAATTTATAAGAGCTTTCTATGTAATCATTACCTTTCTTTATAAGAACGATATTATTTGAATCAACCCAGATTTTGGTCTTTTTATTGTTGTTGAAGAACATTATACGCCTTATGATTGTTCCATTTGGTGCTTCAATTTCTTTCAAAACACTAATAGAAACATCATCCTTTATCGTGTAAAAATCCTCATTATATTCGATCATGTGATTTTTTATTTTGTCATCATTTTCCTTATTTTTCCCAGAAACATTTTTAGAAATTTCATTAGGAATTTTAGTTGATGAATTCATTATTTGATTATTTTCCATTATTATCTATTATACTTATTGTATAATCTGCAAATTTGAGATGTATTTTATACTTCTCAAATGATATGAATGGATTTTACCAAGATAATTAAACCGATTATCTTGGTAATTCAATATTAGGACGAATCCCTTGTTGTGTGGAATTTCTTCCTCGCTTTGTGAGGCGAATCTCTTGCTTTCGGCCTCGCTGCGAGGCCTGATAAATATATTGGTGTAGAACTAAACAGCGTTTTAGTTCTACACCAAGGAAAATTTCAGTTTATAGTATATATATATATATATGGGGTTTTAGGGTCTTTTTTTTAATATTTTTTGTGATTTTATCAATGAAATTTATTGAAGTGATTGAAGGTTGTGAGTTTAATAAGGAATTTTTATTGAACTTTGTCAGGTTGTTGAACTTTCTTGAAAGATAAAACAAAATCTCCATTTATGTGAATAGAACGGATGTCAAAATCATTACATAAATTTTCATGAGCCCAAAGACGATCTGATTTGGTCGTGTTTTCAATATAAATTAGTTCAGTTTCTTCTTTTTTTAGAATTTCAATAGCATCTTGAGCGTTTCTCTTCTGTAAGATTGACAAAATCATATCATTATTGATTGAGGCTTTTAAATTAATTTTATCACGTTCATCTGAATCAACTGTCAAATTATCATCATCGTCATCTTCATCCGTTTCACTTTCACTTTCACTTTCTGTTAAGGCTTCAATAGATTCTTCATATACATTGTCATCATCATTAGAATGCAACATTAAAATCGAGACACGGCTCATAACCTCACAACATATTTCATTCAATTCGGTAAAGTTTTCCTTATTCTTTTCAAACTCTTCATTATCAACACATATTGATATCGAAATGCCATTGAAATTTTGTGAAATCAACATGATCGTTTAACAATTAACAATTATATAATTTTTCATAAATTTTTACGCAACATTTTTCAAAATTTTATAAGGAATTTTATTTCAAAAATGCCTTTAACCGGTCTAGCTGTTTTAATGCTTTTTGCAGAGTTCGATTAGTATTAATGTGATAGATAGAAGAAATATCAAAAAATCCACAATACGCAATCTCTTTTTTATCTTGAGGAATGAAAACGTTATCATTACTATCTATTTTTAATATATAATATATTGTATCGCAAATCTTTATGCAATTCTTAAATTCTGTAATAGGGAAAAAAATTCCTGTCTCCTCTAAAATTTCTCTTTGGGCTGAAGTTTTAAAATCGAAATTGTCACATGACTCGATGTGTCCTTTAGGTAGGCCATACTTAAACTCACCTTTTAAATACGATAATTTATTTAAAACTAATAAGATTTGCGTTAAATTTTTATTGAAAATTATGCCTCCGGCTCTGCTCGCACTTTTGAAATAGTTAGACGTATAATACATGTTTTTTTCAACATAAATTGTATTTATATAAAAAAAAATTTGAAAACAACGCACAAAATTTTATTAGGGGTTGTGATGAACACAAGTAAAAGTTGAAAATATTGATTAAAATTCCTTATCATTTTTTCAAAAATGTTTTGAAAATTTTTATATATATTTAAGTAATTAAAATTATGGACACAGGAAAACCTATTATTTTGACCAAGTATGAATTTGCGAGAATCAAAGGCGTTCGCACCCAGCAATTAACCGATGGTTTTCCACCAAAGGTAGACGTAAATGTTACCGATAATATCGAAGATATATTCGAAAAAGAGTTTCATGAAGGCAAAGTACCACTGATGATTACGCGTCAAGTTGGTTTCAATAAATTTATCGACATTCAAGTAAAGAATTGTGTCAAAAACAAATTTCACTAATTTCAAACATTAACATTAGGAGGGTTTAAACTAGGGTCAAACTGAACTCTTGACTGCTGTCCTGGCATTTCCGAAGCGTTTACTGAGTCTAACATATTTGTTGAATTCTGATCTATTTCTACGGTTTTAAACTGGGGTTGTGCAGGGGCAGGCATTGGAGCAGGCATCGGTGCTGGCATTGGGGCTGGCATTGGGGCGGGCATTGGCTCGGACATAGGTGTTGGCATCATATCATCATCGTCGTCATCATCTGAATCGGCATAGCCTCCAAAGCGTTTCTTAGGGAAGAACTTCTTTTTATTTCCCTTTTTCTTAGGAATTTCTTCTTCATCAGAGTCCTCTGAATCACTGGACGAATCGTTGTAGTATTCTTTAACGTTCAACATAACAAGTTTGTCAATAGGAAGGAGCTCGTTAATTGTCTCAAAAATACATTTCTCAACTATTATTTCGAGTTGATTTTTGTTTTTTTGAGTTTCACACTCATTTACTATGTCTTCAAACATGTATACTTGCTTCCAAATGACTCGAGCGGAATTTTTTAAGCACTTGTAAATAAAAGTTTCTATCGACGGAATTACAACTTCAGGTTTTGCCTCCTTATTCTTGGTTAAAGCGGAATTTAGTACTTTTGTGTGGAGGATAAATACTGACTGAAGAAGCTCTTCTAAATATTCACATTCTGTTCTAGCTTTAATATTTGAAGAAACCGATTTTATCTTCTTTTCATCATATTTAGCAATTTCCTCTAATTCATTCTGAATATAGACAAGGGTATCATCTTCTTCATTACCCTCATATGCGTCTTCTTTACATTTACACGATAATTCGTCGATAAAATCAGAGATTGGAATTGCCAACTTTTTAACAAGTCTGTCCGTATACTGCTGTTTGGCGTTGAGAAGCACAGAATCGTTCATTTATATTATTTTAAACATATATAAAAATTAAAGAGAATTTTTTGTATATTAAATCATTTTACCGGAAACGATGTAAATTGTATTTTGTGTCTCTAGAATAATATCAGTTCCGACTCTAAACATTGCTACTAAAGGAGACGTGTACTCATCATTAGATTTGTATAATAGCTTTTCGTCTCCGGATTTAACAATCTTACATTCTTTATTAACAGAGTCATCATAATAGTCAAATGCAACAACTTTATCTTTTTCGTGTGCTATCGAAGCCGCTTTTTGAAGACACGCAGAATCGAACATAATTATAACTAAATTTATATAAAAAAATTTTGAATTTTAACGCACACCAAAAAAAATTTCATATAAAAATAAGAAACTTGTGAATTTTAATATTATGTCATTAATCGATCAATACATTAAAATTCAAAATGAATATGTTGAAAAGTTCGGTAAAAAAACAATAATACTCTGTCAGACTGGATCTTTCTATGAAGTATACGCGTTTAAAATAGATGATTGGCAAATTAAGATTGCTAATGAATTACTTGACCTTAAAATAGCATCCAAGAAATCTAACAATACTTCTATCTATATGTGTGGATTTCCGGATCACGCTACCGAAAGATTTGAAAAGAAGCTTTTAAAGAATAACTATAGTATTGTTTATATGAATCAGAGCGTTAATTCATCAGGAAAAATAGAAAGAAAAGTAACTAATGTGGTTTCTAATGGGAGTAATTTCGATTCAAATGAATCATTGATTGCATCTGTATTTTTCGAAAAGGATGATGAAGAAGAATATTATGTTCATTTATCAATCTTTGACACAAATTTAGGGGAAACAACTGTAATTGTCAATAACAATATTATCAAAAATACAAATGAATTCTTAAATATGTTTGTAAAGCAACATAAAGTATCAGAACTAATAACAAATATTCCTTATAAGAATGACAAAATTTTAGTTCATCAGAAAACGTTCAATAAAAAGAAAGACAATCAGATCGTAGATCAGCTCGAAGAATATTTTATTAATTTGAAACATCTATACATTCACATTAAAGATAGAATCGGTTTCAATATCCTTTTAGACCAATCAATTGAAAATACTATAAATTTACTCGAATTCGTTAAATTTCATAATGAAAGTTTGGTAAAAAATCTGAAAATGCCTATTATTCAAAAACAAAGCGAATTTCTTGAAAAGTTTAATGGATTTGATAAGGTCCTCGATATAGATTCTGTTGTAAAACTTGTTGATTTTTGTAAAACAACGGGAGGTTCAATTAAAATTTCAAATATTATTCAAAATCCTATCTATGATATAGACAAATTGAATAAACGTTATGAAAATATTCAGAAAATATTAGACAATCAAGATATTTTCAAAATAACCGATAAATTGAGTAAAATTTCGAATATTGAACGTCTTAATAGAAAGATTGAAATTGGAAAAATTGAAAAATATGATATTACAAAAATTATAAAATCAAACAAAATATGTTATGATGTTCTAATAAATTTAAAGGAATTTGATTGCAGTTGGATTCCATCAAGTAAAACTCTTGAAGAATTTAAAAAATACATCAATAGAATTGAATCATATTTTGATATTGACAAAACAGATACTTTGAATTTTTTTAAAAATGAAAAGGAAATTGATAAAATTTGTAATGAAATTGATATGATAAATAAAAGAATTGAGACTTTGTCTAAAACATTTGATGTTGATGTTAAAATACAACATAATGAAAAAAACGGATTCATCTTTGAAACGTCGAGGAAAAGAGGGTTGGAATTAAAGGAAAAATTTAAAGATTTCAATTATCAGATTTTAACAAGTATTTGTAAAATTTCTAATAATGAAATGGAAAAACTCAGTTTAAATTTTGAGAAATTAAATAAAGAACTTGAAGTCAAAACAAATGAAAAAATAATTGCTTTTTTCGATGAAAATTATTACAAATATTACGAATATATTAAGAAAGTGTCGTTTAAAATAACTTGGACAGATGTTTTTCAATCGATTGCAATGGCAAGCCTTAAATTAAACTTAAAACGCCCTATTTTAAAGGAAGGTGATACCAGTTCAATTGAATGTGAAGACCTTCGACATATTCTTGTTGAAAACGCCTTTAAAAATACTAACAATGTTTTTGTTGCAAATGATGTGAATTTGAATAATAACAATTACCTTATTTTTGGGATAAACAGTGTTGGTAAGAGTGTATACCTAAAATCAATTGGAATTGCTGTAATACTTGCTCAGAGTGGGTTATTTGTTCCAGCAAATGAATGTGTTCTAACACCTTATAAAAAGGTATTTACACGATTTGGGAACGGCGATGATTTGTCGAGAAATCATTCCAGTTTCATTTCAGAGATTTATGAAATTGAAACTATTATTACTAATTGCGATTCCAATAGTTTAGTTATTGCGGATGAATGTTGTAGTTCTACAGAACTCAAATCTGCTACTGAAATAGTATCGAGTACTCTTAAATGGCTTTCTGAAAAAAAAACATCTTTTGTATTTTCTTCCCATTTTTTTGAACTAATTAACAAAGTAAAATGCATTGAAACACTTTCAATTGCATATTTAAAAATTACTGAAACAAAAGATGATATTATATTTGATAGGAAATTGACAATCGGGTTTCCTGTGAACATAAATTATGGGACAAAAATTGCCCTAAATATTTTTACAAATAAAAATTTTAAGAAAATGCTTGAACAAACCGACGGTTTTAAAGAAAAAAAGGTTATTAAGTCTAGATATAATTCATCGTTAATTGTAAAGAATTGCACTATATGTGGATATGCACCTGAAAAAGAAACAGATTTGCCGTTAGATGTTCATCACATTGGAATGCAAGCGGATGCCGATCAAAATGGTTTCCTTAACAATATACATAAGAATAATATGGCGAATTTAGTTGTTTTATGTAAGGCATGTCACCAAAATACACATAAAGGAAAAATTACTATAAATGGCTGGCAAACTTCTTTGAATGGTAGCAAACTTGATTATGTAATAAATAAGAGGTTGTGATGAAAAATAAATATATGTATATGTTATACAATGAATTTGAAGAATCTCAAAAAAATGATTACACCTCAAAATATGTTAATTCTTGCTTTTGTAGTGATTATTATATGCATCGTTGTTTTTAAGACAAAGGAAAGTTACAAAAATAAAAAACCGTGGAAATCTAATTATGAAAAATGCAGACATGTAATGAAGAAATCACACATTTGTGAAAGGGATGGTCATTTTAAGCCAAAAAAACCTATCAAAACACCTATTAAGAAACCTATTAATAAACCTATAATTATCAAAAAACCTATCAAAAGACGTTAAGGAATTGTGTTCATCACAACTCAAATATTCAAAACAACATTGAATTTCCTTATGAAAAATTTGTAAGGAATTGTATAGAGTTTCAAGGTTTTTTTTACAAAAATGATGAAAAAACGACCTTGAAACTGTATATGATTTCACAACAAATTTACTTGAAGAAAATGAGTTATGTGTCCGAGTTCGTGGCACTTTACGAGATTATTCCTTATATTGAATACTTGCCATTAAACAACGAAACAATTCGTGTTGCTGTCAAAGACTATCTTGAAGGTGGTGAGACAAGGAACGCTATTATCAAGAAATATGGTAAAATCGGAGATTGGAACGCGTCAGAAGTTACTGATATGAATAGACTATTTCAATTTCGTAATTATTTCAATGAAGATATTTCTAAATGGGATGTGTCTAAAGTGACTGATATGTCTCAGATGTTCTGTCGTGCTTTAAGATTCAATCAGAATATCGGTGGATGGAATACGTCTAATGTTTCTACTATGAACGGTATGTTTGATTGTGCTAAAAGTTTCAATCAAGATATTCGAGACTGGGATACTTCTAATGTGACTAATATGCGTGAGATGTTTTGTGAGGCTTTTGATTTTAATCAACCTATTGGGAAATGGGATGTTTCTAAAGTGACTAATATGCAATATATGTTCTGTTGTGCTGATAATTTCAATCAACCCATTGAAGAATGGGATACTTCTAATGTGATTTATATGACTTGTATGTTCTGCAGTGCTAAAAATTTCAATCAACCTATTGGTGTATGGAATACTTCTAATGTTACTTATATGGGAGGTATGTTTAATAGTGCTGAAAGTTTCAATCAACCCATTGGTGAATGGGTTGTTTCTAAAGTGACTCGTATGTGTTGGATGTTTAAAAATGCTAAAAATTTCAATCAACATATTAGAGGATGGAATACTTCTAATGTTACTGAAGTGAGTGGTATGTTTTATTGTGCTGAAAGTTTCAATCTTGAAAATGCTCCTTGGTTTCACGAGTAAATTTAGAAGAACCATTAGGTTTTTTATTTTGAGAATAATTCCTTATGAAAAATTTGTAAGGAATTGTATTCATCACAAATCAAATATTCAAAATATCATTAAATTTCCTTCTTCCTTCTGTTTATCGTTTATTCTGAATTTTTTTTACTTTATTCTGAAGTTTTTTTATTACCGATGCGTCTTTTCCATCTTCTCGTGCCTTAGAAATTAGTTGATTCAAGTAATAAATCTTTTCCTCACGATACTGTTTCTTACGATCTTTTACATTTACACCCATAACTCTATCATATGACAACTGTGAGTCTTTTCCCAATTTTTCCCAAGGTAATTGATAAGCCTTACCTGCCCATTTCGTGTATTTCGTGTTATCGTAATTTTCTTTTGTCACACCGAATATCAAAAACAGAACTAATCCGATTACTACTAAAGATTTAAGAATTAACATATTTTCAGATGTAATCATTTTTTTGAGATTATTAAACATGATCTTATATATTATACACATATAAAAATTCTAATGATCACAAATCAAAATATTCAAAATATCATTAAAATTCCTTATTAATTTTTGTAAGGATTTGTGTTCATCACAAATCAAACTTTACTAATGTTGATTAAATTTGCTTATTAATTTTTTAAAAATGTTTTGGAAATTTTTATACAAATATCATATAATATAATTATTATGGCTCAATTTGTAAAAGGAACTACTTTTGAAGGTAAACTTGATATTGTTAAGAAAAAATGTCCATGTGATATTGAAGGGTGTGATGCTTCTTTTGATTTTCCGAGTAAATTGAAAAGACATAAAGAGGGAGTTCATGACATAGGTGTAGTTTGGTATCATTGCGAACATTGTGATTCTAAATTTAAATCAAACGATGAATTAAAACGTCACCTCAGATACAAACATGAAATCGGTATTCAATGGTTCAATTGCGAACATTGTGATTCTAAATTTAAATCAAATGGCGAATTGAAACAACATCTATTATTCACTCATGATATAGGTGTAATTTGGCATATTTGCGAACATTGTGATTCTAAATTTAAAAATAATGGTAAATTGTCAAGACATCTCGCTAGCGTTCACGACATAGGTGTAATTTGGCACGATTGCGAACAGTGTGATTCTAAATTTAAATCAAATGATGATTTAAAAAGACATAAATCATTCAAACATGATATTGACGTTCAATGGTTCAATTGCGAACATTGTGATTCTCAATTTAAAACAAATGGCGATTTGAAACAACATCTATTATTCACTCATGATATAGGTGTGTCATATTTCAAATGTGATCAATGTGATTCTCAATTTAAATCAAAAGGTAATTTAAAACAACATCTTGCCTATATTCATGATATATGTGTAATATGGCATAAATGCGAATATTGTCATTCTAAATTTAAATATAATGGTAATTTAAAAAAACACATCCAATTCGTGCATGATATTGGCGATCACGAATGTGACTTCTGTGCTCATAACAGAAATTCAAAGATCGAATACAAAGACCATTGCGGAACTCATGAAATTTGTCGCGAATGTTTCAAAAAGGTAACGGGCAAGTCTTCACGTATTGAAATCAAGTGGTCCGATTATTTAGATGAGAATTTGGGGATAGTTGGTTTAGTCTCTAGCGACAAATCTTTAAAATCTATTGGAGGATGTTCTTTATATAGACCAGATAAATTGTATCTATTCCAAGATACAGTTGAGTTGGCCGAATGCGACGAAAATCAGCACAGTGGGTCTAATTATGAATGTGATGAAAGACGTTTATCAGAGATTTATGAAGAAACCGGAATTATGGGTAAATTTATGTATGTGATTCGTTGGAATCCAGACGCATATTTTCCAAAAGACAATATTAAAAAGAAACAAAAGGAACGTTTTGAAATTTATATTGCGCTTGTAAAGAAATTGCGGTTATTGCAACATTTGGATAAAATTCATATCTATTACTTATTCTATTCAGTAGATAATGATAATATATCACAAAATTTACCTTTTACACACATTCACTCAATGGATGATGTTGAAAATTTGTAAGTTTAACACGAATTGTTTTCAGTCACATCAAAAGTGACTTTTTTAGATGAATTATCTACATTGTTTGCGATATCGTTAATGATCACCTCATATTCGTTCTCTCTGAGTTGCTCTAATATAGATATATCAAGGCGATCGTCCGCTAATACATCTTTTTTATTATCATTAATAGGGAAATTCGAAGAATCTAAATTAGATTTAGAGTCAGAAGCGGGAGCTAGGTAACTGTTTTCTTGTTCATTTGATAATTCCATGAGACCTAAGTGATCGCTGTCACCAGCAACCTTTACTGAGGTCTTTGTTGGTTCGCGTCCCTTTGATATATCTTCTTTTAGTTCATTCAGAGACGCGTTGTATACGTCTTGATAACTGGTAACCTGTTTGTTAGAAACAGATAAAGCACCCCCAGTATATTCTGACAAACTAATTTCAGATTTTGTGATTTTGGCATTATCGTCTTGTGTCGCATATATCTGAGTAACACCCTGCAAATTACCATCACTACCATCTGCATTCTTAAGGGTTGTTTGATAACGTGTGGTTTTCATTGCATCTTCGGTTTTTTTGTAACCGGTATTGTGTGCAGTATTACCAATCATACCCTCTACATGGTTCTGTTCGGTTGTCTCCCTTTTTGTGACACGAGTTGTATCATTAGGATCGTAATAGGCAATTGACTTGTTCTTGTCACCGACGAATCCTATTGATTCATAAATAGTCTCATGTTTTATAGTCTCTCTAATCTTATCAACAAGGCTCTGTGTTAAACCCTTGACGCTTTTTGTTAATCCACCAAAAAGGGTAATTTCTTTTGGTCCATATTTTTTCACTGCAGAAACATGCTGAACTCGTACCTTATTCTTATTGTTGTCTGCTTTGGGATTCAAGCGTATGTCACCCCAATCATGCACTCTAACAACGCAATTCTGATCAACAGCAGCCTGTAATCCTCGTCTTGAACCTTTGAAACCGTCTAAATGACGAGCCTCATACGTAACTTTAGGATTTGTCTTCGCACGAAGCTGGTCAACCCCACGTTTAACAGCGTAGTCTCTAGCATCAGGCTGTTGGAAACCTCCAGAAGGAGCAGTAGTGAAACCTGCATTCAAGCCTGGTCCAACGTTTATAGGCTCTTGGAGGGGGACACCCTGTTTGTACATACTTGGGGCATATCGAGCTCTATTTTCGTAATCAAATCTTTTTCTAAAAACGTCATCTTTACGTTTGTTCATTTTTTCAAGCACTTCAGATTTAGGCTTATCTAATTTAGACACACCTGTGTGGCGATCTAATGTTGATTCAGTTCGATCAACATCAATATTCTGCATAACTTTCGAACCGAAAAAGGGAGTCATATTACCATGTGTAAAATCTTCTTTTGAAATTCTTTCCCCAGACATCGAAGTGATAAAATCATTACTATTATCGTTAAAGGAAGCATTGATCGATGTTCCAAAATTAGGCATCATAGGAGATGCAATCGTATTCTGGGAATTTAAATGGTTTTTCATTTCATTTTTTTCAATGTTTTTGGCATCTATAATGTTATCGCTATATATCATCTCTTTTAATATAAACATATAAAAATTTATTGTAAATTTTTAACATTTTTGTAAATATCAAGGAAAATAATATAAAATGTATTAAATGAGTTTGATATATCGAATTCAATCAATTTTTCTTTATCTAAAAAATCAAGGTTATTGAAAATTTGAATATAGTTTATATTATGGTTGTAATATTTTTCACATATTTTCAATAAACTTGCGAAATTATTTTGCGTTTTGATATCAGAAATTATTTGTTTCAAATACATATCATTTACATCTATAATTTCATTTGTAAGTTTGTGTAATTCAATCATTGATTTTACTATTTTGAAATTTTTAGTTATTTTTAAGATTTTCTCTTTATTATCATCATTTATATTATGTGATTTCAAAAATATATCCAATTGTTCTTTATCTGGTTTACATTTCAAAAGGAAACATCTTGATTTTATAGCATTATCAATCCTATTCAAATTCGACGTTATGAAAATAAAGATACTATTAATAGTTTGATTTTCGATAATTTCGCGAAAAATTATTTTTTGTTCCCTTTTTAACAAATCAAAATTTTTTATAACAATAAGTTTTGATTTATTATCAAATTGTCTCGTTTCCGTTAGCTCTAAAAACGTATTGATTAAATTCTTATTATTAACCTGTTCTGAATCAATTGCATCAAATATGATATATTTACTGTTTACTTTGAATTCGATTTCATTAATGAATGTTGCCGTTTCATTAATGTTATCAAACACACTCTTAAATAAAGTTGTTTTGCCTGAGCCAGGTACTCCATATATAATAATGTTTGAATTTCTATGTTCAATAACATTTGTTAATATTTGTTTCTGATTCATTTTGTTAAACAACTTAAATACCTTTATATTTATATGTTTTTAAAAAATAAAAAATAATCACGCAATACAAAAAACCTTTCGGTCGTTTTTTTCTTTTTTTCAATTTTTATTTGTTTTTGTGGCCTAATGGCATTTTCATTTGGTCGGTGACATCCAGTTTGGATGTTTCTTGCAACGTATTTTACACCATTGAACATACATAAGTTACCATTCATCAGAATCATAAGTATACGGTTCGGTTTCATCGTCATAATTTCCCGTTGAACTGCACCATTCACTATAACTTAAAAATGTTTCATTGTTGAGATTGCACAATAGGCGACGGTGACGACGATTATAATACCAACGATTAATAAGATCTTTTGGTGGCTCGAACATACAGCTCAAATCAGTCACTTTAGACACATCCCATCCAGAAATGATTTCTTTTAAGTGTTTAGATGTGTTACCAGTGAACATTCCTTTCATAGTAGTCACATTAGAAGTATCCCAACAAGAAATGTCCAAATTGAAATTCTCAAAGAATGTAGATTCAGTATCTACGTCAGTGAAATCTGGAAACATTCTTCCTAGGCAAGCAATCGACCTCTTTGCGTCTGGACTACTTGAGGCGAATTTTCTAAATTCGTATCTTTGTTTTCCAGTGAATCGCCATGTGACAACTTTATGAAGTTCATTACCATAAGATTCTCTTTCAATAGCATTCCAATCTACGTAAAGACAACTCATCATCCCGTTGAACTGAGCAAATTCACGAGAGGTCATAACCTGCGTGTATTTTTCAGTATCAAAAGCATGAGACATGTTAGTAACTTTAGTTGTATTCCACGATATCATATGTCCGTGTATTTTAATTACCGTATTCCGGTAAGAACCACCTTTTGAATAATCAATAATCGCATTATGAAAATTGGTGTCGTCAAGTGGTTCTCCTTCCATAAATTCGATTATACATAGTGAAAGATCTTCTGGAATAACCTTAATGAGTTCTTTATTCACCTGTCTAAAGTAGAACGATTTCATCTTTTAAAGTGTGTTGCTAGCTCAAAGTCTAGCTTCGCTTGTACCACCGAAATTACGCTCTCTTTTATAGAGTAATCTACAAAAGAGAGCGTAATCAATCAGGGGTATCGGTGAAATATATTATACTTTTGGGGGTCATTTACAAACATTTTTTACTTTTTTATCAAAAAACCGTTGGGTCGTTTTAAAAAAAACCTAATATAGGCACAACTACTTGCGATAAAAACCGCTTTCTTCGTTTTTTACTTTGTCTTCAACACAATCTTATGTGTCGGGGCAGGCGGGTATCCATTCCACACTTCTGGAAAGTGGTATTTTTGGAGAGTATTTCGTATATCCTCCACCCAATTCGCTTTAAAAGCGACTTTCTCTTTGTTTGTCATCAAGAATATTTTCCCGTCAGTTAAATTGGTACGTTCTTTGAGGTACATCTCATTTAGTGTTAATCCCATCTTGAATTGTTCCTGTCTAATTAATAACAATAGGTTTCAGGGGGTCTATTTTAAACATTTTTTACTTTTTTTTAAAATTCCTTATAAAATTATAAAAAATGTTTTAAAACCTAACTTGAAAATATATAGGTAATACCATAAGAAAAGTAAAATATGGATGTGTCTATTTTATATGATGCGTCTAAAAAATACTATTTTCCTAAAAATAAAGTTTCTAATATTGTAAAATGGAAAGACCATAAAATGTCAGGAACTGGTTTAACGAAGAAAGCTTCATTACAGAAGATGATTGACCGTGCTATTTTCGAACTAAATATTTCTAAAAATATGACAATTTGTTCGTCAATTCGTAATAAGGTTTTCAATCAGCATTTTGAAGCAAATTCATTATTGAATATTCTTAATGCGGACTTCGATTTATTCTCAAAAGATGAAAAGATTATTTTGAAATCTCTTGAATTCTCTTTGAAAGCAATTGATAAATTGGCAATTCCTATTCTTGATATGACCAAATTTCAAATTTATGGAGTATGTCTCTTGTTTCACCTTGTTTTGATCGGTTTCCGAACTGATTATGAAACGTTTGGTGCAGAAGATCTAATTGCTAATTATAAGAAGCGGAACAATACTAAAAAGGTTGCTAATAATACCAACGTAAGCAACTTTGTTACTTATTGTACTGTTGAAGAAGAGGAAGAAGAAGTTGTTCCTGAAAAGCTTGTTAATGATAATGTTCAAGATAATTGGGACGATTAAAATTTGGGATAAAAAAATCTATGATTTTTATTCACATATGATTTGTGAAGTTTTTTATTTAAAATAAGTAATTTCTAATTTATTTTGCCACTATCCAGTATAGGCTACTTAAATACTCTTTCCTTAATTGAACTACTTATTTAGGGAAAGGTATTTTTTAATTCCTTTTTTAATTATGGCATTTTGTTTTTTTTAAAATAAAATACTATTTCTTATTTTTATTGAACAAATAAATTTAAAAAAAATAATAGTAAGGAGGGGGTATAAAAACAACCTAATAGGGAAAATTGACAGAAAATGATAAAATACAAAAACATTCAAATGACAATAAATTACCTTATAATTGAAATTTGAAAAATGTATATTTTCAACTCTAAAAATTAAAAAATTCGAAGTCTCAATCTCTTGTTTCGATATTTTAACTTTGCCACACTTTTATAAAGGTAAAATAAAAACTATATCCAAATATAGAACAAATAAACGCCAATTTTTTTGGCAAATTTTATATCATATAAAAACAAGAATAATCTATATTTTAAGAAACACAATATGGTTACAGTTACAAAATTTTATTGCAAATGTTGCGATGTATATAAAATTTCACAGAAAAAGTTAGAGGAACATTATCAAACGGAGAAGCATAAAAAAAAGAACGAAGAAGCAAAAAGAAATGAGTCAATTCCTGATTATGTTTTAGAACTTAGAAATGATTTTTCCAATAAAATACAAGAAATTTATTTGGAAAATCAAGAAATGAAGAAGAGAATACAGCGTCTTGAATCCATTAGTAAATCTGCTATTATCAATAGTTATAATGAAATAGAAACTGTTGAATTGAAGCCTTTTGGAACAGAAACAACACATTTAACGGAAAAAAAAATCTTAAAAATGATGTCTGAATGCACGTCTTTCGTAAAGGATATTATGACCCAAATTCATTTTAATATCAACTATCCTGAAAATCATAATATCGTGATACCAAATAAAAGCATAAATATAATAAAGATGTACGATGGAAATAAATGGAATAGTTATGAAAAAATCGACGAATTTGAAAAAATCATAGATTCGACATTCAATAATTTTAATGACTTATATGGTGAAAAATTTAATGAAATAAATAAGGGGACTTTTTGTGCTCTAAGATGGAATAATAAAGTAGAGCACATAAGCGATTGTGATCATAAATTTTATAAAGAAGTTATGTCAGAAGAAATCGTCAAACTTGTTAATGGGTTGAATGATGCTACGGCAGAATTGAAAAACTATTATAGAAATAAGAAAGAAAAACAAAGGTTAATTGCAGAAAAAAAGTATTTAATGCATCTTGAAATCTATGAAAAGGAGGAAGACAGAAGAGCGAAGTTAATAAATAAAGCAATAAAATCTGGTAAAGGAAAACCAATATTTAAAGAAACTATTGATAAATTTACAACAACTTACGTTAAAAAAAATTTTGATATTGAAAAATTCGAAAAAGAGTATAAGAAAACTCAAATGCCTTATTAAAAATGTGCGTTTAAATTTGAAAAATAATATGTCAATTAATATAAGATATGACATCTTCTGATTTCGGTTTTGATACTGCTAATGCACCTGAGGTAGTTACAGAGTGCTATGAAATTCGTCGTAAATTTCGTGATTTGAAAATGAATCGTGAATTAATTAAAAAGTATCATATGAAGTTTGCGGAAGATTATGAAAATCTATTTCAGATGGTTACAAGTACACACTGTGATGATGTAATTCTTAATAAATTATTGAAATTACGTATGGGTATGCACCAGGAAAAGTTCTCAGCGCATGATGCCAGTGTTGGAGTTGGCGAATTGCTAGTCGAAACCTATGTTAAGCCTGTAATGGAAAAAAAAGAAAATGAAAATAAAGAATAAAATGTTTGTGTTCATCACAAATCCTAATGAACATTAATAAGGAATTTCAATAGATTTTTGTAAAGTTTGGTTTGTGTTCATCACAAATCCTTAAACTTCGGGTATGATCGGTTTATGTGCATCACGCATCTGCAGATCTGAATTTTCGTTGAAAGCAAAACGTTCAATCGCGTGTGCTTGACTATTGAAATGGGTATAATCGAACCGATCGATGTGCTTTCCTCGGCGAGTTGTGGGATCGTCGTGTATACGGCTGTATACCTGATCGGTAAATTTGCAATCAGAATTCTGTTCAAGAGCCTTATCTAATACCGTATCATATTGGCGTGTTTTATCAGATTTAATAATATTCTTTAATATGGATTCAGAATCTATCATATCCTGTTTCGAAATGTTGACGCCTGAATTTTGTAGCCGTATTGATGGCGACTGAACGTAACAATTGGTATTACTAACAAAAGGACGCTCGATCATGTACAATCCAGACCTAACACTTGAATTTGCCATTTCTTTGTAGTTCTTTTCATCAAAATCTTCACCTGTGAAAGACATTGTTATATTATATTTAACATATATATTTTTATCATATAAAAATAAGAAACATAACAAAATAAAAATGGATCACGAAAATTTTAAAATACTTTATGAATATTTGAAAAACAAAATTGATGATGAGACACATATTGAAAATTTGAAGAAATATGAAACAATTGTTCTAATCGATTTGATATTAGCTAAAATATCCTCTTTACCACGGAAATTGTTAGGTAACTCTAATAAGAATAAGGCAATAATACCATTAAATAAACTTATCCTTTCAAATATATCTTTTACACCTTATTCAGACAATTATGTCGATATTGAGAAAAGGCAGATAATTTCAAAAAAGAAATATACAAAAAATGAGAAAACAAGTGTCATAGAAACAGTATTTGAATTGAGTGAAACCGTAGTCTACTCAATCACAACTTGTATAAAATACAAAAAGGAAGGTGATAATCTTTTTACGGATAAAAAGGGGAGAAATTATGAAATGTTTTATAAGAATTCAACGAAAAGGAATAACTCATTTGAAACTGATTTTATGAAACTTCTTTATAATTACTTAAAAAAGGCAGAAGTTACAGAAGAGTTTCTTTATGATTTTTCTAAGATGAAATTCAATAACTTATTTGAAACTCCAAATGATGAAACTCCAAAAGTTGCTATGATATCAGAAACTTCAACGGAAATTGAAGTTGAAGTTAAAAAATTGTCAAATGAAAAATGGGAAAAGCTCTTTTTTGAAAAGAATTTTCTTAAACGTGATTGCGATTGCGGTAAATATGGTATTACAGTTTATGAACGCCTTATGAACAATAAATCTATATTAGGATTGAGAGTTGATCACTCTCCTTATTGTTCTAAAATTATAAAAAGTTAATTTGCTTTTGAACGTAAAAGGCGTTCTTGTGTTTTATTGTATCTTTTGCTTCTTGGAACGCTGATTTCCTTTTCTTCATATTCACTTGTTAAAACAACATCGTAACTATATGATTTAGTCTCATTTGATAGAGTTATTGTAAAATAAGGAGGCACAATATCTTTTTTATCCTCAGTGTAATACGAATTTGGTTTTAACATACCAAAACAAAACACCTTATTAGAAAGCGTAAATGTTCCTTTATTTGGCGTGTTTTCATACGCGTCATCTCTATTCAAAAATGGTAATGACTTTGAAGATACATTTTCAAGATTAGTTTTTCCTGGGGCAGCACCAACGAACGACACGGTAATATTTTTAGGATACATATTTTTAATTTTGACAAGCACGTCTAGCTGATCGTTATTCTTCTCGTGGACCTTAACGTCGTATGCAGGGAAAGAATATACCTTCATTATAATTATATTAAACAAATATAAAAATTTTAAAAAAATGCGTCAAAAAATTGAAAATTTTAAATATCATATGTGTAATAAAAGATGGAAACACTAAAAATTTTCAACAATACATTATTAAAATTTAAAGAAAATCTAAAAAAAATCGATGATACAATTGAAATTAAGAAAATCGGTGACATTGACACAATTCCTTTACAAAACTTTCTAAAAGCGATTGATGGTAAAGAAGAAAAGATTAAAAATAAGGATTCGTCAATTTTTAATGAATCATTTAATCTAGATTCAGTCGATTTATCTGCTGTTTTTGCTAAAATTTCTAAAGACGAAAATCGTGAAAGCGTTTGGAAATACCTTAATACTCTTGTATTAATTAGCAAGACTATTAAAACTAAATCTAAAACTTTTGAAGAAATGTTTGAAAAGGAAGGCGGTGGTATCCAGGATATGATGGAAATGCTCAAGAATATGATGGGGGGTGATACCGATGCTGATGCTGATTCGGATGCTGATGCGGATGATAAAGAAGATTCCGGAGATGATGAAGATTTGGTCGGAATGCTTGAAAACTCAAAAATCGGTAATCTTGCTAAGGATATTGCAAGCACTATTGATATTTCTTCCCTTGAAAATATTAAACTAGATTCGCCCGATATAAATTCTATTATGTCTTCGTTGTCGTCGAATGATTCTATTAAGGGATTGATGAATAGTGTGACATCATCATTGAAAGAGAAAATGGAAACAGGTGAGCTGAATCATGCTGACCTAAAAAGTGAAGCTCTCCAAATGTTCGAAAAGCTAAAGAAAAACAAGAAAATTAAGAAAATGATGAAAAAGGGTGGTAACATGCAAGGTTTAATGAAAGAGATGATGAAACAACAGGGAATGGCTGGATTACCCGGTATGCCTGGTATGCCTGGAACAACAGGAGATGATGAAGACTTTGGAGAACTTGAAGAACTTTTTAAGAAAAAGAATAAACCACTTCCACCCCCCGATTTTAACGCATTGCGTGGCGGAGGACGTCGTAATTCTGTAAGAAAGCGTTTAAAAAAGAAACTCGAAAAAAAAGAAGATTAGAACCTGTAAAAATATATATGACTAATATAATGTTTAAAAAAATATTTACAAGAAAAAAAGATATACCATCAAAATCTCTAATGAAAAATTTAGTAAATGAAGGTTTAGTAAGTGAAACAGATAATAAAAAATCAGAATCGTCCTTATTTGATAAATTAGGAGAAATGTTTGATGTTTTAGCTGTAGCATATGATTTAAAACCATTGGCCGCATTAGATTTTACTACATATGGAAAAAATAAAATTAAAAAACTTGACACCAAGTTGATAAACAAAGTTATAGAATTCTGTAATAAAAGAGATGTGAAATATATACACTATGCAAAGACAGGTGGGATTTACCTTAAATCAATATTTTTTCGCCCTAAAAATTATCAAAAAGCCGTAAATTTAATGTATATGTTATGGAAGTCCCCTATTAGTTTTAATAAACCTTATGTGCAGTTTTATATTGGAAAATCATTGGGATATACTGAAAAAAATATTAAGTTCTTTATAAAAGAGAAGTTAGGTAAGACCTTAACAGAAAATCAAATAAAGGAATTTAATAATATGGTTAATAAAGATAAATATACGATTGATGATATGAAACCTCTAAAAATTAAAATTGTAGATAAAATATTGTTATAGATTAAACAATACACTTACCTAAATAACACGATGAAAAAACAATGCCTGTGTATATTACAACAGCTGAAACAATAGCAACAAAACAAATATTCTTTAAAATTTTATTCTCATCGTGCAAGAGCATTAGCCTTATTAATTATTCAAAGATTTAATTTTGAAGCTTCTACGGTGATACGCACTATAACCATATTTTCTAATTCCTTCAATATGGGCCTTTGTAAGATAGCCCATGCATTTTTTCAAATTATACTTTGTATCTAACTCAGGGTTTTCGTCACAAATTTTTAAAATATCTTCATCGTGTTTTACTTTTGCAATTATTGAAGCAAGACCGATTTCTTTAAATTTATCATCACCCTTTATAATACATTTTGATGGAATGAAATCGTCTTTTTTAATTGAGAAATACGGATTGAATCGATCACCATCTACATAAATTTCATCAAACGTACCATCAAGTTCATCGAGTGCCTTATGAAATGCTTTTTGTGTCGCATTTAAGATATTGATTTCATCGATTACTTGTGGGTTTTCTTCAGCTATTACGTATTCAACCGCATTCCTTTTGATATATTCACTTAGAATTTTACGTTTCTTTGGTGATAGTTTCTTGCTATCAAATGACTTAACTGTAAATGGGAGTTCTTCTTTTACTTTTGTATCGTCCCAAATAACTGCACCAACAACTACATTACCAAATGCTGTACCACGGCCAACTTCATCAAGATACACAATCATAACTTATATTATATTCTGACAAATAAATATAAAAAAATTCAAAACATTTTTCAAAAATATATAAGGAAATTAAAACACAAAGTTAAAAATGTTTAAAAATCAACCTTAAACCCTATATAATATATCAAAAGGAAAATAAAATAAAAAAATGAAGGTCAATTCAAATGATATTCTATTGGTAAATATGCTTTTGAATTTAAAGCACATTGATCCAAAAATTCCTAAGAAGCGACGATGTGATAAATATTGTTTGAAATGCCTCCATCCAGTTCATATTCGAAAGACAAAGTGTCAGAACTGTGGATTTAAAATGCGATAAATGCGTTTCGCCTGATTTTTATCAGGTTTTTTATAATTTTTAATCATATAAAAGTAAGACTACAAGACATATTTAAGATATTACAAAAATTATGTCGATTTTCAAGAAAGGTGATTTTAATAATGATGAAGATTTCAATTTTACGGCTGTAAAAATGTTTGGTCAAAACGCAAAAATTTCGTACGTAAATTATGGTTCACAAGAGGTGCTTATTAGTTCTCCTACTCTTAAGGCACCTTTCGGTCTCAGTAAATTTACAGGTACAGATTCTGTAAAATACTCTCTAGATTTATCTTTTGGTGATCTTTCATATGATAAAAATAAGGAATTTTATGAAACGATTGAATATCTTGAAAAAATTGTTAAAAATTACGTTAAGAATAATTCTAAGAAATTTCTAAATAAGGATACTATTACCGATGAAGTTCTAGAAAGCCTATTCACAAGTAACATCAAAAGCTCTAATCCTAACTATCCACCTAATTTTCGTCTAAAAGTGCCATATTATAATGGGACTTTTCAAGTTTCTGTTTTCGATGAAAATCGTCTTAAAGTAGATAATGTAGATACTGCGATTGAACGCAACACTAATATGAAGTGTGTTGTTAAGTTTGCAGGGGTTTGGGTTGCTGGTGGCAAATTTGGAATTTCGTGGAAACTTGAACAAATTAAATTGTCAAAAACACATGAAATAAAAAAAGTTCTAAATTCATTCGCCTTTTGCGATGACGATTAAGCAAGATTGTAAATGGTTTTTTGTAAAAATGATGAAAAAACGACCTTGAAACTGTATATTATTTCACAACAAATTTACTTGAAGAAATGATGTATGTTCCCGAGTTTGTGGCACTTTACGAGATCACCCATTTTATTATCTTGGCATTAGACAACGAAAGTATTCGTGTTGCTGTTGAAGATTATATTGAAGGCGGTGAGAAAAAGGATGCTATTATCAAGAAATATGGGCCAATTGGAGAGTGGAACACATCAGAAGTTACTGATATGAGTAGACTATTCGGTGATTATCTTTATAAATTTTCAGAGTTTAATGAAGATATTTCAAAATGGGATACTTCTAAAGTTGATACTATGCAAGGTATGTTTTATGGTGCTAGGAATTTTAATCAACCTATCGGACAATGGGATACATCGCAAGTTACTGATATGGAAGAAATGTTCTTCAATGCTGAAAAATTCAATCAATCTATTGGAGAATGGGATACTTCTAATGTTACTAATATGGAATGTATATTCTATAATGCTGAAAGTTTCAATAAAGATATTTCCAAGTGGGATACTTCTAAAGTGACTAATATGGCCTATATGTTCTATGGAGCGAAAAAATTCAATCAACATATTCAAAATTGGAATACTTCAAATGTGACTAATATGAAATGGATGTTTGAAGGTGCTGAAAGTTTCAATAAACCTATTGGAAAATGGAATGTTTGTAAGGTGACTAATATGCAACATATGTTCTATTGTGCACTAGAATTTAATCAGCCTATCGGTGGATGGACTACTTCTAAAGTAACTTATATGTGTAGTATGTTTCGTGATGCCAATAAGTTCAATCAACCTATTGGAGAATGGGATACTTCTAAGGTAGTTGATATGGATTGTATGTTTTATGGTGCTGAAAGTTTCAATCAAGATATTAGTGATTGGGATACTTCTAAGGTAGTTGATATGGATTGTATGTTTAATAGTGCTAAAAGTTTCAATCTTGAAAATGCTCCTTGGTAGCACGAGTAAAATTTGAAGAACCGTTAGGTTTTTTTTGTAAAAATGATGAAAAAACGACCTTGAAACTCTATATGATTTCACAACAAATTTACTTGAATAAAAATGAGTTATGTGCCCGAGTTTGTGGCACTTTACGAGATTGTTCCCTTTGTTATATTGGCATTAGACAACGAAACTATTCGTGTTGCTGTCAAAGACTACCTTGAAGGTGGTAAGAAAAAGGCTGGTATTATCAAAAAATATGGACCAATTGGAAATTGGAATACATCAGAGGTTACTGATATGTCTAAACTATTTTGTATGGCGTGGAAGTTTAATCAATCAATTGGTGATTGGGATGTTTCTAAAGTGACTGATATGGAACGTATGTTCTATGGTGCTCAAACTTTTAATCAACCAATTGGAAGATGGGATGTTTCAAGTGTAACAAGTATGTATTCTATGTTTGAATGTGCTGAAAGTTTCGACCAACCTATTGGAGAATGGAATGTTTCAAAAGTAACTAATATGAAAACTATGTTCTGTATGGCTGGAAGTTTCAATCAACCTATTGGAGAATGGGATACTTCTAGTGTGACTAATATGGGATGTATGTTCTATTATGGAAATTTCAATCCTGAAAATGCTACTTGGTATAATACTGTGAATGATGATCCGGAGACAATGCCACTCGACCAATTGTGGGATGACTGGTATTATCATAATGATGATATCATAATGATGAGTAAACTTTGATGAATCGTAAGGTTTTTTGTAAAAATGATGAAAAAACGACCTTGAAACTGTATATGATTTCACAACAAATTTACTTGAAGAAATGATGTATTTGCCCGAGTTTGTGGCATTTTACGAGATTAATCCTTATATTATCTTGACGTTAAACAACGAAACAATTCGTGTTGCTGTCAAAGACTACCTTGACGGTGGTAAGAAAAGGGATGTTATTATCAAGAAATACGGTAAAATCGGAGATTGGAACACATCTGAGGTTACGAATATGAGCAATTTATTCATGAACCGGAGTGGTTTCAATGAAGATATTGGACAATGGGATACTTCTAATGTAACTAATATGAGTGGTATTTTCTTTAATTCCGATTTCAATCAACCTATTGGACGTTGGGACACTTCAAGTGTGACTGATATGCATTGTATGTTTTCTTGTTCTGAATTCAATCAACCTATTGGAGGTTGGAATGTTTCTAATGTGACTGATATGTGTGAAATGTTTCGCAATTGCATTAATTTCAATCAACCTATTGGTATATGGGATGTTTCTAAAGTGACTGATATGAACGGTATGTTCCGTTGCACAAAAAGTTTCAATCAAGATATTAGTGATTGGGATACTTCTACTGTAACTAATATGGATTGTATGTTTTCTGGTGCTGAATTCAATCAACCTATTGGAGAATGGAATACTTCTAATGTGACTGATATGGAATATATGTTCTGTGGTGCTGAAAGTTTCAATCAACAAGTTAGAGAATGGGATACTTCTAAGGTGGTTGATATGGAATTTATGTTCTGTGATGCTGTAAGTTTCAATCAAGATATTAGTGATTGGGATACTTCTACTGTAACTAATATGGATTGTATGTTTTCTGGTGCTAAGAATTTCAATCTTGAAAATGCCCCTTGGTATCACGAGTAAATTTTGAAATAACCGTAAGGTTTTTTAGTTTTTTAGTAAAAATGATGAAAAAAACGACCTTGAAACTCTATACTATTTCACAACAAATTTACTTGAAGAAAAATGAATTATGTGCCCGAGTTTGTGGCACTTTACGAGATCTTTCCTTTTATTGAATACTTGCCATTAAATAACGAAAGTATTCGTGTTGCTGTCAAAGACTACCTTGAAGGTGGTGAGCGAAAGGATGTTATTATCAAGAAATATGATTATATTGAAAATTGGAATACGTCAGAGGTTACTGATATGTCGTGTCTATTCGAAGATGTCATTAATTATAGTTCATTTACGCATATTAACACCGTCATCTGGAATTTTAATGAAGATATTTCGAAATGGGATACATCTAGTGTGACTACTATGGAAGACATGTTTAGTGGTGCTAATAAGTTTGATCAACCTATTGGAGAATGGGATACTTCGAGTGTGACTAATATGAAGGGTATGTTTTCATGTGCTGAAAGTTTCAATTATGATATTTCGAAATGGGATACTTCAAATGTGACTAACATGGAAGGTATGTTCTGTGGTTCTATAAGTTTCAATCAACCTATTGGAGGGTGGAATACTTCTAATGTGAAGAATATGGAAGAAATGTTTCGGGCTGCTGTAAGTTTCGATCAACCTATTGGAGAATGGGATACTTCTCATGTGATTACTAGTATGGCATATATGTTCTTTGAAGCAGAAAGTTTCAATTATGATATTTCGAAATGGGATACGTCTAAAGTGACTAACATGGAAGGTATGTTTTATCATGCTAAAAGTTTCAATCAAGATATTCGAGACTGGGATACCGATAAAGTGATTTATATGGAAGAGATGTTTTGTGGTGCTATAAATTTCAATCCTGAAAATGCCCCTTGGTATCACGAGTAGATTTGAAGAACCTTTAGGTTTTTTTACAAAAAAACCTGAAATTAAAAAAGTTCTAACTTCATTCGCCTTTTGCGAAGATTAAGAACCAAAAACACTTAATGTTTTAGATTTTTTCAATCTTTTTGAAAACTCCTGTCGCTTCTGCAATCAAAGTATTTTTCGAGACTTTGATTCTTTCGCAGTTATGTTTCATTGGAGCAAAACATTTTAAACATACACTTTTGCAACAAGTGCATTTCATTAAAATTGCTTTTGTCTTATTACAATGATCACACTTCATGTTGTAATATTAAAATTTATGATATAATATTTTCAAGGTCTCATTTCAAACATTTTTCAAAAAAAGTAAAAAATGTTTGAAAATAGACCCTGGTTTATATATATTACAACAAAAAAAGCGAAAAAGTAAAGAAAATGGTTAAGGTTATTACGAACGATGGTGTCGTGTTTGATGTTTCTAATGAAACGGCAACTTATAAGCTATCTGATTATTATGAAAACAATCCGCTAATTGGATTTGTGTCAACTTCTATTGAGATGATGCAAGATGAGGATGATGATGATGAGGTTCTGGATGATGCGCCAATTCTTCGGGCTCTGGCTCGGGTTCAGGCTGCTGTGCCAATTCCGAACGTGGGTTCTGTGATGTTTAAACACGTTATGGAATACTGTGATCATTACGTTTCTCACCCGATGAAGATTATCGAGAAGCCTATGCTTTCTTATGACATGAAAGACAATGTCGAGTATTTCTATGCGAACTTTATTAATTCTTTGACTACGGTTGAAGTATTTGAGGTTTTGCTTGCTGCAAATTTTCTGGATGTCAAGCCTTTGAGTACATTGGCTGGATCAAAGATTGGTAGTCTCATCAAGGGAAAGACTTCTGCCGAAGTCAAGGAATTGATGGAATGGATGACTACACTACCGATTGATCAGGTAGCTGTCAAGATCGATAAGATGGTGACTGATGATAAGATCGAGAAGGATAAGCGTGCCGCTGTTGCTGCAATTGTTGCTGCAAAGTCTGCGGAAGCTTCTGCCTAGGGGTCGTACGAATCCATAAAAACAATTTATTGTTCTTCACGAAAAGCGTGAAGTTTTTTTAAATTTTAGTTGTTTTCACTGTCTTTAATAGCTTTTTTAAGTGTATTCAAAGCAACCAAGCCATATTCACGAATTTCTGGTATCGGGACTTCTTCCGAGACTCTTTTCAACTCAGGTAATAATTTATCAACGAATGGTTCTACATCTTTTGGATCACAAACAAGCTTACACATATTTGTAACAACAACACAAGCCTTTCTTTTCATTTGAACGTCACGATCACGAAGTGCTCTATTTAGTAGAGGTGCGATGATGGCAAGAGTGGATCTTTCGACTTGTGATACAAACGTTGTCCCCATTAATTTATCGAGAGCATTGACTGTTTCTTTTGGAAAAGCATTGGCATTAACAAGATCACTAACAATATGTTTGATATCTGGATTTGTAACAACGATACACGATTCTTTTAGTGCTACCAGAGCCATTTTCTTAACGTCTACTTTTGTATCCCAACACATGTCAACTATTTTTGGCACAATTAATGGTAGTAGAAAAGAAATTTGTGTTGGACTTGTATGAGGCAAAATTTGAATAAGTTTAAGAGCACCCAATTTTTCCTTCCAATTAATTGATTTGAAAGATTCAAATAAATATGGAAGAATAAGAGAAGATGCGTAAGGATTCAAATTTTGAAAGAAATCAACTAAACATAATTCAGTTTTTTCAGAAACGATTCTTGTATCATTAAACAGATACATCATATCTTTTAGAAGCATAATGAAATATGGTTCGAATATGTTTCTATTTTCCTTGTTAATACCTTGAATTATTTCAATGATAGAAATCCGTACATTAATGTCCGAATTTTTCAGTGCATCTTTAAAAGATATGGGAAAGTTTAATTCATAAATCGAGGAAATACCTTTGTGTTTGATTTCATTAGATAAAGATGAGATTAGTGATTCTCTTTTGTTTTGTTCCTTTTCATTGAGAATACTTGAAAAAATGTCGTTCATTTTGAAAATCTTAAAAATGTCGTTCATTTTGAAAATCTTAAAAATGTCGTATCATCTTGTTTTTATATGTTTATAAATATATGGTTAATATAAGTTATGTTAGCGATTCACATTCAAACACATGAACCTCATTTTCATTATACGAATTTATTAATAGATTCCTTGTTATTGAAAACAGATATTATTGAAAAAAGAATTCCAATATATATAATATTTGACAATGAAAGGAGTATTCAATTATTTGAACAAAAATATAGATATAAATATAATTTGATAAACTATTTAAATACAGAAGATATTATCAATTCATTTAAAGGAAAATACACAGAAAGATTTGATGAATTATTTACAAATGTAATACACACACAGTGGGGTTCAGGGGGTCATCGTGACTACGTTGCTTTAAAAAGAACGTATTCACTTTTAGAATTGAACAATCTTGGTTATGATTTCGTGTGGTGTTTGGATTCAGAATCAAAAATTTTGAACCACGTTAAAATTGAGGATATTATGAAACATAATAAAACTAAACCTCTACTTTTGGTAGGTCCAGCAAATGAAGGTTCAATTAAATATCCTAATGTTATTGAAGAGGTATTTAAAAAAGATTTTACAGATTTTAATAATATATCCATTCGGATGAACGATTTTTGGTTTATTCACACCCAATTGTTTTCAAATATGATAAATGACTTATTTGAAATTCACAAAAATCCTATTTCATATTTCATAAATGGATCAGAGCAAACATTATATGAGTATTTTTTATTATCCTTATATTTGAAAGATAAAAATTCGATTGAGTTAGTAAAATTAAATGATGTTTTATTTGAAAATAAGTTGTTTAAAAACATTCTTCTGAATTACCACTGTATGTCTCAGTTTTGCAATAAATTAAATGAAATGTATTTCAATAAAACTTTTTCATATAGAGGCGATTATATTTTGGATTTGCGAAAAACAAGAAAAGGTCAAATCTTGCTTTCAAAGTTAAATATTAAAATCGCTTGTTCAAATTATTCGGGTTTTTAACATTTGTATGTTATTGTTTATATAAGCATCGAAACGTTTGCCATTCCTGTGCCAACATTAACGCTTTGCCCTATTATGAGTTTTTCTATATTTGAGCTTACAGTTTCATTTTTTCCTTTCAATGAACCGGATGTAATGGACCCCATTAGACTCTGTGAAGCAGCATTAGTTAATGTGTTGCCAATACTATTATTATTTTCTTCATCTTCTTTAATTTCGGTATCTTCATCATCATTATCTTCTAATTCTTCATTAGTTTTATTTACGACTATTTCACCATTTTCGTCTTTTTCTAAAATGTTTTGAAGACCGATTAAATTTCCATCTTGCGTTCCTGTTGTAATTACAGTTTGCAAATGTCTGATATCGAGATCTTTTTTTTCAAAAATGCGATTAGCTTCATACGTGAAAAGTTTTACTGTTGCTTCAACGCCTAATGTGTTGTATGTGTCGATTAAGTTATTTGTAAATGTCTTTTTTTGGTCTACTGTTTTAAAATGAGATAACAGCTCTGTTAAATTCGAACCGACTATTTCTGAGATTTTTATTATTTTTTTTTCAAAGTTAAAATTGATATTATAATAGTTTCCATCTATAACATTAATTTCAGAATAGGTGTCAATACCATTGATCAAAATATTTTCAAATTTTTTGAAAATTTTATTGATATCAAAATCTTGAAAACTTTTTGGTTGCTTTTTTGTAATTTTCCCTATAAGTTTTAATGGTTCTATTTGAAAAACAATTTTTTGTTGTTCTTTAATAAAAACAAAATCTGATATAATATCATTCATTTCTTTTGAATTTTTCAATTTTGTTATAATGTTCTTAACAATGGATATCTTAGTTTTTGGTTGTAGTTCCATGATAAATAAATATTTCATTGTTAAATTCCCTCTCTTTAATGCTTTTGAATAATCTATATATGATTTAAGAATGCTATTCTTTTCGTCAATTTTCATACCTTTGCAGTAAATAATTTTCATAGATTTCAATAAGTCTTTTACACGCAATTCTTTAATATTTTTTTCAAAGAATTGTTTATGTTGTTCTTCTGTAGCGTTAAAATCCTTTAAATGGAGTGTTGTGAAAGAGGTTCTTTCTTTATTTTTCTGAATTCTAAAAAGCTCTTTAATACGAGGAACACCACCTGTTCTGCCTGCAGAACCGGCATTATGAAATGAATTAAGAGTCAACTGCGTTGTTGGTTCACCAATTGAAGTTGCAGCTAATAAACCGATTGGTTCACCTATATCAACAAAGCAACATCTAATCGTATATTCAATATCATCAATAAATGCGTTAAATGATTTTGTGTCGAACCTGTTTTCTAATAATATTTTTGGCGAAGCAAATGATAAAAGTAAGAAATGGAATTTTTTACCTAATTTGTATTGAGTTATAATTTGTTGATATTTGAATTCAATTTCTTCTGATGTCATTAATGAATTGCTTGCATTATCATTATTTGTGACATTGGTATGTTTTTCTAATATAGTCTTAATGTTAATAGGATATTTTACAATCATGTCTATTTCGTCTTCTAATTCTTCTGAATTTACGATATGATCTCTTAAAAATTCATCCATAAAATATTTGCGTAAATTTATAAGGTTCTTATATGATATATTTGAGTTGTTTTCAATATAATGTTTTTCTTTAAACTCTTCTTCTGACATTTTAATGATTGATGATACGTCAAACTTTTGTATATTTTTGCCATCAAAATTATCATTACCATAAGGGCCATAAATACGGTCTGACGAATCAACAATCATATTATTGTGACCTATTTTGACATCTTGCATGAAATTAACAAGCTGTTTTTGAATATATCCGGATTCTCCGGTAGAAAGTGCTTGTTCTATAATACCTTCACGAGCAGCTATAGAATGAAAGAAATACTCGTCTGGTGTAAATCCACTCGCGAAAGTTGATTTAATATAACCGAAATTAGAAGGATGTTCGTCATATTTAAATGAATGAACGAGATTTCTTTTCTTATTAATACCAATTCTCGAACCATTCTCAATTTGTTGTGCTATCGTGCCTTTAATTTGGAGCATATTCTGCATTTTACCCTTTGATTTTGAAGAAATTAAATTTTTGAATCTTGATTTTTCTTGTTTTTCAATAAGATTTTCAAAAATCTTTTTCGATTCTTCCATAATTTTGGCAATTTCAATTTCCTTTTTAATAATATCATAATCGCCTGTTTCGTGGGTTTGAAGAACAACATTTCTAATTTTGCCATACATTTTTTTTGTTTCTTCATTAATGGCATTCTGTAACTCACTATCTGTTTTTGAATCCGCAGGTGAAACAGAAAAAGCATTATGTTTCATGTATGAATTTAATACTTTTTGAATATTATTGAAAAAATCATATGACGTTTTATTATCACTATTGTGAAATACCTTTGCTGTCAAACCATTCATTATGCTTTTATTCATTTCATTAGGAACATCAATATTTTTTGGTATCATATTTCTGATAAACTGTTCCTTATTAAAATCTTCAAAAAGTCCATTATAAGCAATTGAAGTTGAAATAGTATTCATTTTTGTCAATACATCCATATTAAGGTTTTCATTTAGTTCATTATATAAATTATAAAATGCGAGAGCATTGTCTTGAATGAATGTCGAACTTGCTTGATTTGTTGCTGAACTCATTGTATTTTTGCTAATATTTGACAACTGTTTTATTTCTTCTGTTGTAACAATCGATTGAGGAACGTGTAAATTCATCTCGTCTCCATCGAAATCAGCATTAAATGCTTCTGTTACATTAGGGTTCAGACGAATTGCCATATCATTAGGATGAACAAATACACGAAATCCCATCATTGAAAACTTATGAAGACTTGGTTGTCGGTTTAGAATTATCATATCATCGTTGATCAAATTACGATGCACGATGTCACCAATATTAATAGGTGTGTCTTTATCAAATTGAACTTTTTGAGTAGTATTCAAAAATTCTATAAAATTTATTTTGGGATATGTATCATTTAACGCCATATTTTTGAGATCTCCAATATTTTCAGGATTGACTTTTATAGGAAAAGTCAAATTGTAGCATATTTCTTGAGGAATACCTACTTGATTAACATCCATAGCAGGATCTGGTATAATAACAGCTCTTCCACAATTTTGAACTCGTCTTGATAATAATGTTTCTAAAACACGTGAATTTTTTGATTGAGCTCCTTGGATTCTATTTCCAAGCGTTATGAAATTAGGTGTAATTTTAAAACGTGTTTCATTTTTATTATCAACAAGAGTAAATACTACACTCGATACAACGCCTCTCCAAGTTTCCGTTGTTTTCTGACTTTTGTTTTTATTCACATCTTTGTTTATACGAATTAGATTTTCATACGTTTCTGTAATCCTATCAACCATCTCAGAACCATTAGGCAATTTACGAGATTTTCGCATGTTTGATGGAACAACTGGAATGCTATGTAAAATCATTGATGATGGTTTTGAATGAATTTCATTGAAATTAAACAATTCCAAATTCTCTTCTGTAATTTTTTCGAATAAATTATAACAATATTCAGGATTATATACTTTGGTTTCCTTTTCAATATAACCTTCAATAGTATTTGGAATAGGCGTTGGACCGAGTTTGTGATACTTATATTTAGGTTGAATAGTATTACAGCAATGACATTTGATTGTCTTCCCCTTTGTTTCTGGAATGTTTTTAAAATTTTTCAAAAGAAAACCAATTGGATTTGACTGATTTTTGATTTCTTCTTTTGAAGGATATTTAAAATAATTTTGTTTTACTTTAGAAATATCGAGATCATCTCTAAATGGAACAAGACAAGAAGCACAATTAACGCAAGTAATTTTAAGCAAATCTTTTACATTATCGAAGAATAAAGGATGGAATATGGGGAGGGCAAGTTCTATATGACCATATTTATTACGAATACGAGGGCTGTCCAGACCATTTAATTTTAGTTCTCCAGAACCTGTATAACGCTCGACAGTATCAACAAGTTGATTAGATTGTTTTTTAATATCTTCATCACTTAATATACCAAATTGAACTGAATTTATTTGATTAATTATATCTTCACGTCTTCTTTCTTCCATTTATATAAATATTATATAAAAAAATTCGTAAAACTTTCACGAATCCAAAAGTTGTTTTTGAAACTACTTTTTTTGAACTTTTTGACAACACATACGAACACGATTATCATTTACTCGTCCGTATTTAGATTTGAAACAGCAAGGACAAATTGAAATTTCGTAATCTTCAATTGATTTCAATTGCCTTTTCTTATCGTTTTTCGTTTTATTCTTAAACATTTTGAAAGTTGCCTTTTTATGATATTATATAGGGTTTAGGGTAGATTTTCTAATATTTTTTACTCCTTTTGGATCATAGCAAAATCAATTAACAAACGATTTTTCTTGAATTTTTCGTAATCTTCAATTTTTTCAAAATGAGATTCATTCACATCATCTAACGTAATATCTTTGATTTTTTCAATAACGGACTTGATATTTTTTGATTTACCTTTACCTGAAAACACAGGTTCAATGTTGTCAGCTTTATCGCCTTCAAGGATCTTATGTTTTAAATATAATTGACCTACGAGAGGCTTGTCGCTAATAATCTTTTCAGTAGAATTCATCATCTTTACATTATTATTTGATTCAACCAACTGAAGAAAATCTGTATCAGAGGTAAGGATGGTGATGTCTGTGTTTTCATTTACACTCAAAAGCTCACGACACTTTAAAGCGATACAATCATCTGCTTCGTGGCAATCTTTCCTAAGTATGATAATTTTAGGATTAGTTTTCGCAATCTCCTTAAAGTGGTCATATAAGTATTTCATAAATTCGTAAATATCATTATTTTTAGTTCTGTTTGCTTTATAATTTAAACAGACGTTTTTACGCCAGTTTTTACCATCCATAGCCTCAAGAGCAATATAAACTGTACCTTTATTTTTAGAATACTTCTTTAAATTCTTATCGATTTGCTTCATAAGACAATTTCTAAAAATTTCTTCATTTTGCCATGAATTTTCCTGATCACGTTCTTCTTGAAATGAAAACCATCGTTTGCAAGCGTGATACCGATAAAATGAGAAATATCCGGTATCAATAAACAAAACACTCATTGTCATTAACCTAACATTTATATAAAAATATTCAAAACATTTTTAGAAAAAACATTAGGAAATTTAATGACGTTTTGAATATTTTACAAAATGACTTAAAATTCCTTAATGATAATTTATACAAGAAGTTTCTTGTAGCTTCCTTTATAAATTTGTGTGTATTTGAAATTTTTCTGTTCTTTCAATGAATCAAACGAGATTTTAGCACGCATACCTATATCTTCACAGTCTTGAAAATTCTTTTCTTTGGTTACCATCAATTTCTTAAATTCTTCGAGTTTATTTTCTACCTTATAAATGAATATCTCATCTTGGTCGAACACTCGGCAATCACAAAAGAAAAGTGAATCCCATTTCATGTAATTTGAAAACGAATTCGGGCCGTTGCTTGAAAATGCCTTAACTTCAATCAAACCTAATCGTTCACTTGCAAGATCTCCTGAACATTTGCGTGTCACTGTTGGATCACCTAAATATTTTTTAATAGCAAGCATTACGAGATTTTCAGTGATGAATTCTGGAATAATAGGCGACCTGATATCATATTCGGTATGATTACGAAGAGTTCTTTGAAAATATTTAAACTCTGTTATTACTTTTTGAAGAATTCTTGGAATCTTATTTTCGTTATATTTCTTACTTTTCAATAGATATTTTTTGATATCATACTTCTTATACTTTTTTACAACTGATTTACCTTTGAATATTTTTGTAAGATTTTTTTTGATTTTATCAAGCATAATTATACAATCATACATTTTAATAAATTTTTTTTGAAAACATTTTTCAAAAAATTATAAGGAATTTTAATTACAATTTTTATTTTACATCATTTTACATATTTTCCATTTTAGCATACATAGCCGCAAGAGCGGCTTCCTGTTGTTCTTTGAATTCTCTCAGCATTTTTGCTTTTTCTGTCTCGACAGGTGCTTCGACGGGTGTCTCGACAGGTGCTTCGACGGGTGTCTCGACGGGTGTTTCGACGGGTGTCTCGACGGGTGTTTCGACGGGTGTTTCGACAGGTGTTTCGACGGGTGTCTCGACAGGTGTCTCGACTGGTGTCTCGACTGGTGTCTCGACGGGTGTTTCGACAGGTGTCTCGACGGGTGCTTCGACAGGTGTCTCGACAGGTGTTTCGACTGGTGTTTCGACATCATCTTCGTCTTCTTCATCTTCGTCTTCACTGTCTTCGTCTTCTTCAATGTCTTCCTCTTCTTCTGTGTATTCTGAGTCACCGTCTCCCTCATCCGATTCATACTCAGTTGCCACAGTTTCATCGTCAGTTGCATAGTCAGTGTATGAGACGCCTTTATTCTCCTCATCTTCTTCTAGGATTGCATTATTTTCCTCTTCTTCGATGGATTGCTTATATTCTTCCTCTGTTAATTTTACTAAGCCACGAAGAACAACATCTGTTTGGTATCCGCGAGACTTCATGAAAACCGATTTTAATTCGACGAGAGGAACCAAGTAGCAATCAGCACAATCATTCTTATCAAGCTCGTTCTGTTCAGTATCAACATATTCATATACAAATTTATTGTTTTTCATATGCACACGAAGAGCAAAAGAGTATCCATTTAGAAAGGGCTCGTGCATCTTTTTGAGTGTTGACTTCGAAAGGATGTTTTTACCGTAAAAAGCGCCTCCTTTTGCCCACTGGTGGCCAAAAAAATCATTAAATTTGGTAACAATAGTTTTTTGAACAAATTCATCTAGATTTTCGAGGAATTCTTTGAAATCAACATGAGCATCTTTTGTTAGATCAAGATCAAATTTTAGAAACCCATTTTTTGAAATATTTTGGATGTTGATACCTCGCTTGTTGACCTTAAACACAGGCATCGCAAAATAAACAGGATCACCTGATTCATCGATGATAGGTAGTTCAACAGCACCTCCTGGCAGCTTTGATCCTTTTTTTATGTTTAGCTTTTTAAAATCGATATTCGAGAATTCGTCAATAAATTCTTCGTCTGCCATTTTTTAAACTTAAAATTACATTATGTAAAAAATTTTTGAATTTTGACGCACTCAATTTCGCGTTTCGTAAAATTTGATTGAAAATACAGAAACAGCAAATAAAAGTGTGAATATAAATATACCAACATAGTTTAGCTCGTTTGATTCAATATCAACCAATGAAATCGTTGGAATTTTTTGATTAATGAAATCTGCGAATTTGTTTTTAAATGCAAGAAAGCAGAAGAATATGATAGCAAGGATAAGGGTTTTCTTGAGAATATCAATTACTTTCTTAAAATTTTCTTCGAATGATATTGGTGACTGTTCGGTATATTCAACAGCACGTTGTTTTTTTGGTTTTTTGTATTTCACTACTTCTTCTTCTTCTTCTTCATCTTCATCTTCGGTATCGGAAAGGACAATAATGGGCTTCTTCACTTTCTTCTTTTTTTTCTTTACGACTTTTTCAACGGGTATCTCTTCAAGTGGCTTGACATTTTCTTCAATTTCAAAAACAGGATCGGTTTGAATAGCTTCTGTGTCAAGTTCATTCATGAGTTTCTCTACTAAATCGTTTTCAACTTTTTCTGTTGATGGCTCGGTCATTTTATATAATAATATTATGTTAATTTTTAAAATTTTTAACGCACATGAATTTGAAAAAAATTCATAAGGAATTTGTGTTCATCACAAGTCAAATTTACAAAACGTCATTAAAATTCCTTATAAAATTTTAAAAAATGTTTTGGAATTTTTTGTGTGTGATTTTCATAATTATAAATTTATATTTATACATTATGGCAACGTTAATCAAAGGTATTGTTTCGATTTTAAAATCTCTTGAAAAGCCGTATTTGGAATATAATCGTCCTGAAAATATGACTGAATACACCCAAATTATTGAAGACGGGCATTACATATATGGAAAACCACATATTACAAAAGATAATGTAAGTCCTTTTAGTCCTTATGATGTTCTGCTTGTTGCGTTAGATGAAAACGGGAAACCACTTCTTTTGAAACATCCATATTACATCACACCTTTTGGTGATAAGTATAGACTCAATAAAAAGAATGAGAAAATATTTGAATCCAAAAACGAGTGTAAACAATATAAACTTATATTAGCAGATGATTCTACACGAAAATTTCTCCCACATCATTTACAGCTTTGGTCGTATTATTCTAATCCTAAAAAGATTGATTGGACAGAGTTTTGTAAAAATAAAGATAAAAATTGTGAAAATAGTAATGGTGACGCAGAAGTCGACCATATCCTACAAGGACATAAAAGATGTCATTTTAAGTTTCTGGAAGCCGTCACACGTGCTGAAAATATTCGTCGTAGTAAAATGTCATCAAATGGTAAAAATGCTTCTAAACAATCTGGTATAACAAAAGGAAAACCATTTCATATTTGGATTGATGGAATTAAGATTGTTGATGAAAACAATATTGACAAAGTATTTGAAACTTTACCGATTGGATCAGAATATTTGAAGAATGAGTATGATATTACTATTAGTGCTAATAATATTAATTATTATATAAAAAGTAAGGGAGTATTTGGAAGTAGCAATAATCACAAATTACAATTTGATTATACCGAAGAATACAAAGAAACGCTTAACAACTTACCTGGTGAAATATGGTATAAACCCGATGAATGGAAACACAAGGGAGAAATTGGAAAAATGAAAAATCCTCCACAAGCCATATCCAATTTGGGAAGAATATTAGATGGAATGGGAAAAAGAACACGAGGTATTCAATGTAAAAACTCAGAAGGAAATCTTATAAATTCCAGTGTGTTTAATGATGTTTTAGTTCATAAACTTGTATGGCTCGCATTTTCTGATGAACCAATTGGAAAGCTTAAAATATTACACAGTAAAGAACACGACTCTAATGAAAAAGATGAAAATGGAAACTGTATTCGCTATTCAAATGCATTCGTAACATTGAGACTTGGAACACAAGGAGATAATATGATTGAAATGGGAGAAGATAGACAACGCAAAAAAGAGCGAGACCCCAAGAATGAATTCATTGTGAAAGACCCGAATGGAGTTGAAATAATGCGTTCTCATTATGTTCCGGATTGTTTCAAAAGACTTTGTAAAGCATACCCAAATATCGAGTTTACTATAGCTACTATTTACAGTTGTCTCAATCCAGATAGAAACGAAAAATCTATCAAAGGCTTCACATTCTCTTATGTTATACCTCGTCCTGTATCTGTATTAGAAACTTGACGTATGTGCACCTATATTTTGATGAATAAGTTAATTTGAAAATACTGTGCCGCCCATCCCGTTTTGTATACGCAAAATATTTTGATTTACGCTGTATACGTAAATATTGAAATCATAATCGTAGCCTTGTCCTGGTTTTTTAAGGGGAGGCTGTATTGTTTCGATTTCGAGTTCTGCTGTTTCGATTCTCGAAAAATTGCAAGTGCCATTTGGATTGAATTCGCCAGGTGCCAAGGCAAATGAATACATTTGAATACCAAATTTATCCGTATTCACGCCATGCTGAAACGCCTGTAACGATTGATGAAATTGTGATGATGATGTACGGTAACGTTCGACCCCATCAAATAAAAGGCGTGCATTTTTAATAATATCCTTATCATATGAATTGAAATTAAACTTAGTCGGGATTAAGGCTCGTGTATTATCAGTATCCATATCAAGTGTCTGCTGAACACCATTAACCACTTTTATTGAACCATTTTCAAATTGGTAATACAATGGGTCCGCATTATCGTAACCGAATCGTCGTATGTACGTTGCCGACGATGGATCGATAAATTCATTATCATAATTTGTATAATTGTTAAAACCATTAAACAAATCTGCTACGTCTGAACGTTGCCCGAGCCATATCAGATATTTCACAGGATGCGAGAATTGTAATTTCAAAGACTTTGTTCCAGTTACACCTGTAAAAGCATTTCTATTCACTTGTTCTATTAAATAATCATGAGACGATAAGGCAAATTTTTTTCTTTCAGCCTCATCAAGGAAAATATAGTTAGCCAATACGTGGCAGTCGTAGTTCCACCCTTGTAAATTTTTTGTGCCGTCGTTTAATGAGCTCATCTCTGGGCTGAAAGAATTATTAGGAATAGATGTGATAAAATTTCCAATATGATGATGATCTTGTGTAGCGTTTGGAGCAATTCTTGTTCCAACTTCATTTTCATTATTAGGGCGAGTTTCAAGAATAGTATATAAATCGATAATTGGACGACACTCGAATTCAACGTGCACTTCATGGTATTGAAGAGCTATTAACGGAAGAGCAAGGCCCGGCGACTTACTAAACCAAAAGGGAATAGGGACGTATATTTTGCGTCCCTTAATCGAGGGTGGCTGAAGAAAAGGATTCTTAGCGAATTCAGAAAAAGCAAATCGAACGCTATCTGGATTCGTGTCTTGTGCAGGATCCAAAGAGCTTGTTGGATAGAATCCGTTATTAATACCATTATAGGCAGGAAAGAACATCTCTGGTTCATGTCCCGTAATTCGGTCGAAATTATTCTTCTGTGAAGTATCAAGAAAAAGTTCGTGGTAGATCTCAATCCATTGACCATATAATTCACTTATCTTCGTTCCACCAATCGTAAGTGTTGCCTTGTTTATAATCTGCGATCCAATATTAGGAATCCATTGAAATTCGTATGCATTTCCTGTGACATTTCCTGAGCTGTCTGTTATACTTTCGTAACCTGAGTAGATATCAGGGAGATTCATAGAAAAGTAGATATTACTTAGTAAATCGCCATTACGATCGATTTTACATCTCATAATTGATGGGACGTCATAGGCAAGAGACTGAATCCCTTCAAATTCGATACGCCGTGGTTCCATAGCAAATAGAGTGTGTTTTTTATAAACGTTTTTGAAAAAGGTAATAGATGGGTTGCCGTTTAAATATTCATTTTGTTGACCTATTCTTTTTAATTGCAATAATCCACCACCCATATTATATTAAAATTATATAAAATTTTCAAAAAAAAATATACAATAATATTAATATAGGTATTATGTATTCTGATAAAGAAAATGATGATAGAGTTGATGAAATTTTGGAAAAATTAAAGGCGTTTCGTAATAATTATGAATATATAATAGACATTTCAAAACAATATTCTTTAACAAACAGTTCAAGTTTGATCACATTTTTGTATAAAAAATTTGAAAAATATACTGATGATCTAACTGGTAAAAAACTCAATTATATTGTTATAGTCGATTTTGAAGTTGATAAGGATACCCAAAAAATTGTTAATATTATGAACGCAAAATATAATGTCTTTATTCAAATATTCGAAAAGAAGACATTATACTATGATGTCACAGAGCATTTCCTAGTTCCCAAACACACGAGAATCTCAAAAAGAAGTCCCGAAAAAATTCAAAGAATTTACGATGAATATTTTATAAATAATCCATCTAAGCTTCCAAAAATTTTAGTAAGTGATCCTGTTGCCAAATTCATCGGATTAGAAATAGGTGATTTCGTAGAGATCGATAGAGTTGAAACAAAAATGATTCGCGTTTGCGTTTAAAATCCTACAAATTTTATATGATTTTAAGTAATAATGAAAAAAGTTTTTATAATCGCGTTTATAGCAATTTGTGTATTTATATTACTTACAAACAACATTGATGAACATGAGCCTGAAGACATAAGTATATTTTATGATGATTCTAATATAATTAATACTGAATTAGATGAAATAGTTCTTTATAATAACGGACCGAATCTTGAAAAATTCAAATTTAAGAAGTGTACTCATCAAAAACTTAAAAAAAATAATACAAAAACTCTTGTTGTCAAAACTAGTGAAGAAGAGGGATCATTGTTTTTAATACATACATACTATTCACGATTTTTTGAAACATATGGTGATGGTAAAGGTAACATTGTATCAAATATTAATATTCTTGAAATTGACCAAAAGAAATATAAAGATCTTAAACTAATTGAGCTAACCTTGAAAAAGGAAGACGCCTTGATAATACCAAATAATTATTTTGTTTTTTGCGAATCAAATGATTTCGTTTTCTCACAAATATAAAATTGTAAAATTACATACCAAATCGGCGATTTCTCTTTCTAAAAGTCTTTAATATTTGTTTTAAATCATTTATGTCAAATTCAGGCCATAGTTTAGTTAAAAAGAATAATTCGGCATAAATACTTTGAATGGGAAAGAATCCACTTAGTCTTTTTTCAGAACCAGTTCTTATTATTAGATCTATTTTACTTTGTTTCCTATTATAGTTTTCATTTGTATTATTTGAAAAATTCAAAATATCTTTTTCATAATCATATGCCAACGCGACATTAATTATATAAATAGGATTTTGAGATCTTTTTGCTGATAACTTAGCACAGATGTCTTTTATGTCATTTGGTAACAGATCAAAATCACCGACAATATTTATAGATATTTTGTCAATATATTCAAGAATTTTATTTTTTTTACTTTTCTCTAATTTATCCATTATTTCAATGTATTTATATTCAAGTCTTCTAATAAACTGGTATATGGTTTCAATAGTTCCGTCATTCCTTTTCATATTATCTATTGAAGCGACGTAAAGACTAACTTCGTTAATATCTTTCAAATCATTATATTTCTGTCTCTTCGTTTCATTTAAAATTAGTGGTAAAATTTCATCAATCTTTTTATTAACAATTAACATCCATTTATCAGTCATTTCAAAAAGTGGATAATCATTTTTACGACACCAGCGCCGATTGCCGTCAGGGATGATTCCTATATGTACCATCTAATATAAAAGTTATATTATAAATTCTAAAAAAAAAACACATTTTTTTTATATGTATTAATTAAAAATGCCAGTGCCTTGGTATGTGTATTTATCTGCTATACCAGTTATGGGATTCATAGCAATATATGTTATTGATAAGTTTTTTGATCAAATTCCTAAAATCAAATTACCAGGTTTGTGTTTCGATTCTGAAACAAAAGTGGTATTGAGTGATGGGGCTACTAAAAGAATGATTGATGTAAAGATAGGAGATGTTTTACTAAATGACGCGAAGGTTGTTGGAACAATGAAATTTTCAGGAAAAGACATTAAGATGTCTAATTACGATGGTATCATTACAACCCCTAACCACCACGTATTACATGACGGTAAGTTTAAAAGAGTTTCTGATCTTCCTAATGTCATAAACAACTTATATGATAAAAAAATAGAATATGTGTATGATCTTGAGACAACAGACCATCGTATTGTATGCTTGAATGATAAGAATGAGCGTGTTGTTTATACAGATTTCAGTGAAATAGATGATTCTGATAATTTTATTGAAAATTACGAATTATCCATCCTTAACAAAAATTTAAAATAAATATATGTATAATGTATAGAATATGAATATTAAAGGAATTTTAATTGGTCCTCTTAAATCAAAGAAATATTGTAAATATTTCAATGTTATAAACTGGATAATTGTAATCATTCTTGGTATTCTTTTTATACCGATGATTTCTTTCCTAATAAAAAGCACGAAGGGTTTAAAAGAATTTAATCTTGATACTAGTTTAGGAATTGCTTTCATAAGTGCTATTCTTCAAGTTTTTTTGGCGTGTGCTTTGTTTGTTGTAAGAATCGTTCATGGAATGTGTCTTAAATCCCTCGATTAAATAGGTTAAAGACAAATCATATTTATTTTATATATGTATATTTTAAAGTCCACCCATATGATGTTTATTTTTTCATATGCTCTTGAGAATCCAAAAGAGGCTATTGTTATTGGTATTGTATCAATGATTGTAGCTATTTATTTATTCTATAAAATATTTGACTCAATAATAAGTTTTATATCCGATATAGTGGGACTAATACCTGATATTGGAAATTCTATAAAGGACACATCAAAAAAAACAGGAAATGAAATTGAAAAATTGAGTAATGAAATTTCACAGGGTTTGAGTAATGCATTTTGTTTCGACGAGAATACAATGGTTGTTTTGAAAGATGGTTCTACGAAAAAAATAATCGATGTTAAGATAGGTGATGTTCTATTAAATGATTCAAAAGTTAAAGGAACAATGAAATTTTCAGGAAAAAATATTAAATTAACAAATTATGATGGAATACTCACAACATCTAATCACCACGTCTTACACGATGGTAAGTTTAAGAGAGTGTCAGAGGTTCCCAATGTTATAAACAACTTAGATGATAAAAAAATAGAATATGTATATGATCTTGAGACAACAGACCATCGTATTGTATGTTTAAATGATAAGAATGAGCGTGTTGTTTACACAGATTATTCGGAGATTGATGATGAAGAAAATTTCATTGAAATGTATGAACTTTCAATTTTAAACAAATAGATGAAAAATTAATATATGTATAATATAAATAATAATGGAAAATAAGAACGTTGGTCTTATTGTTTTAGGTATGTTTGTTTTTGCATTATTTTTTGCTGCCATTCTGTATTACTTATCTGGTGACGAAGAAGACGTTGATGTCAATGACCTTGTGGATGATGTTATTGATGAGTTGGAAAAGGAAGAAGAAGAAGAAGAAGAAGAAGAAGAAGAAGAAGAAGAAGATGAAGATGAAGATGAAGATGAAGATGAAGATGAAGATGAAGATGAAGATGAAGATGAAGATGAAGATGAAGATGAAGATGAAGATGAAGATGAAGATGATGACCTTTTGACTGGGACTGGTGCTGTGACTGTTACTAATGATGATGAGACTGTTACTAATGATGATGCGGTAGAAGCAGTTTTTAATTCTGATTATGATATCGAAGTTGATGGTAAAATAGTTGGAAAATCAGGAAAATGTGAGGGAGTTCGTAAATATACAAAAAAAAATGGATGTGTATTAATAAAAGATAGTGAAAAATGCCCTAAAAGATATTCAGTAACTAATTCTGGGGACTTCTATATGTGTAAATGGGATGCCGATGAGGAAAAATGTAGTTTTGATGTATTCCAATCTTGTGCTGCTGCATCCGCCACCGCCGGCGCCGGGGCCACCGAAGCCGCCGGAGACTCCACCGCCGGCGCCGGGGCCACCGAAGCCGCCGGAGACTCCGCCGCCGGAGACGCCGCCGCCGACGGTGCCGCTGATGGTACTACCAACATAAAAAAAACGGAACTTAAAGAATACTTTGATAAGATTGAAAAAGCGATGATTGAAACTTTGAATAAAAAGACCAACCACGACAAAAAACCGACCACAAAAATAGAAACTATATTTGATGAGATTAAAGTATTTATAGAAGATAGAAATGATTGGAAAGATTTACAAGAAAAATTATGTCCATTGATTGATGAACTCAATATCTACGGTGTTGCTTATTTAGGAAAAAATAAAACGACGAGTACAAATTATGAATGGGATAGCACAAAAGACTTAAAAAAACCACTTTCTAGTATCAAAGGACATGAATTTAATTCAGGTGTTTCTATGGGTTTTATAAGTCTTAAATATTTACAAAAAAAATATACAACCGCTGCTGTTAAAGATTCGGACTATAAATTTAACGATCATGAATCTTATTATATTGTAGGTTACCATGCTGAAGCACTTAAACAATTTTTAATATTAAGTTTACATGATTGGGGTAAAAAAAATACTGTTGAGGACATATTAGAAGCTATAAACGATGATACAGGTGGTACAGACTATATAGAGAATGGTACGTTTTCACCCGAATTAATAGAAACAAGTGATCAAAACTCTTTGAAAAATATTCTTAGTGACAATAGTACTTATAAGAAGAATGATGATTTATTAAAATATATTAGCAGAGAATTTGTGGTTAGTAATGATCGTTATTCTCGTTCTAACATTGACACCGGGGTCGCCGTCGACCAGGAGACGGTCACGAGACACGCCGCCGCCGCCGCCGCCGGGGCCTCCGAAGCCGCCGGAGACTCCGCCGCCGGAGACGCCGCCGCCGACGAGGCCGCTGACTTCGAGAGGGCCTTGATCCGCGCCGCCGCCTCCGAAGCCGCCGGAGAGCGGCGAGCCGGCACCGCCGGCGCCGCCGCCGGAGACGTGTCTTGTGAAGGTGATGATGCGTATCGAGAATACAAAGCCGCTGATTACTGCAGAGCTATCAAAAAGAGTAAATGTAATGGTGAAGAAGACGATAAACTACGATATGTTCATCATGTAGGCGGACGTGCAGGCGGAACTTATAGTCGTTGTAGGTGGGACTCTGGTTCTGACCAATGTGTTGAAGATAAAAGATGTACACCAAGTGAACAATTCGTAAATTACAATGAACCATATGAACCCTATCATAATGGTATGTCTGTAAGTTCATATAAACGTTTTTTAAAAAAGTAAAATTTTAATTAGGAATATTATTTAAAATATGTGAAATCATCAAAACTACAAAAAAAATCCTTATGATTTTTTGAAAAATGTTTTGAAAATTTTTATATAATTTGTGTGTAGAGTCAAAAATGAGTGAGTATACTGTAATTCATGATGCTATTCACGGACCGATCGAAGTCCGTGGAAAGATAAAAAAAATTATCGACCACGCTGTATTTGAACGTTGTAATTATATATTTCAAACTGGTCTTGCTTATCGTGTCTTCCCCAGTGCTACGCATACTCGTAAAATTCATCAAATTGGAACATATTATATAACGCATGAGTTGTTAAACCATCTGTCCAAATTATATCCTATTACCGACAAAATTAAAGAACTTATTGAAATCGGTGCTCTTATCCACGATATTGGTCACGGACCAGGTTCTCATGCTTTTGATTCAGTTGTTCTGACTGAGCTTGTAGCAGATGGTGTTATTGATGAAAATAATCCTTGGATCGATCATGAGAATCGTTCAATTTCCCTATTAAATTATATTGCCGATGACATAGGTCTCGATGATGCGGATATCGTGTTTATTTCAGAGGTTATAGAACCAAGTACTTCTCAAAAGAATTGGGAATTCTCAATTGTTAACAATCATGTTAACGGTTTTGATACAGATAAGTTGGACTATATTCTACGTGATTCCCATATGATCGGTTTGAAAACCAAAATTGATTTGAACTCGATTATATTACATTCTCGTATAATCGACAACGAAATTTGCTACGACAAAGAGATTCAGGATGTGTTACGGGAGGCGGTATTCGCACGATACCAAATTCATAGGAGATTAAACGACTCGAATGTTTGTAAATTTGATCTATCTTTTGGAGACATTTGTTTAAGCGAACCAATATATTCTAGATTAGTTGAAATTATAAAAACACATAATTGCGAAGAATTTTGTAAAATTACCGACTCATATATATTGCAAAACGGGGACAAGGAAAAAGTTGATGCCTTTAATTCTCGAGATTCATATATTCCAATTGAGTCATTCGTAACTAAAAATCTCGAAGAAACAGTTGAGAGAACATCAAAATATTCAGACAATACCAAATATAAAATTTTGAATAACAAAATTAAAATTTGCAAAAATGGAAATATATTATCAAATATATCCTTCTATGATAGGAAAACTATGAAGAAATGTGAAGTTTCTCAAAGTTTAATTGACTCTGTACCTTCATTTGAAATTATGACACATATTTATGAGAAAAATCTATGAAATAAAAGTTCCCAAACCCTATATAGAACGGTTTTTTTGAAAAACTCCTTAAAAGGAAATTGTGTTCATCACAAAGCAAATTCTGAAAACGTCATTAAAATTCCTTATAAAATTTCTAAAAATGTTTTCAAATTTTTTGTGTATAATTTTCATAATTGTAAATTTATATTTATACATTATGGCAGCGTTAATAAATGGTATTGTTTCGATTTTAAAATCTCTTGAAAAGCCATATTTGGAATATAATATTCCTGAAAATATGACTGAATACACCCAAATTATTGAAGACGGACATTACATATACGGAACTCCTCATATTACAGACGACAATGTAAGTCCTATTTGTCCTGATGATGTTCTGCTTGTTGCATTAGATGAAAACGGGGAACCACTTAAATTGAAATTTCCATATTACATCACACCTTTTGGTGATAAATATCAACTTAATAAAAAGAATAAGAAAATATTTGAATCCGAAAACAAGTGTACGCGATATAATCTTACATTAGCAGATGATTCTCTACGAATGGTTCGCCGATATCATTTACAGCTTTGGTCGTATTATTCTAATCTTGATTGGACAGAGTTTTGTAAAAATAAATGTAATCCTTCAACGAAAAAAAAGGGTGAAGCAGAAGTCGACCATATCTTACAAGGACATAAAAGATGCCATTTTAAGTTTCTGGAAGCAGTCACAGGTGCTGAAAATAAGCGTCGTAGTAAAATGTCATCAAATGGTAAAAATGCTTCTAAACAAGCTCATATAACACAAGGAAAACCATTTCATATTTGGATTGATGGAAACAAGGTTGTTGATGAAAACAATATTGACAAAGTATTTGAAACTACAGCAATTGGTTCAGAATATTTGAAGCAGGAGTATGATATTACTATTACTGGTGCTAATATTAGTAATTATATAAAACGTAAAGGAGTATTTACAAGCAGTGACAATCGCAAACTACAATTTGATCATACCGAAGAATACAAAGAAACACTTAACAACTTACCTGGTGAAATATGGTATAAACCCGACGAGTGGAAACAAAAAGGAGAAATTGAAAAAATTTACAAAGACCATTCTGGAATTCCTCCAAAAGCCATATCAAATTTGGGAAGAATATTAGATGGAATGGGGAAAAGAAACCGAGGAATTCAATGTAAAGACTCAACCGGAAATCTTATAAATAGAAGTATGTTTAATGGTATTTTCGTTCATAAACTTGTATGGCTCGCATTTTCTGATGAACCAATCGGTGATCTGAATATATTACACAATAAAGACCACGACTCTAATGAAAAAGATGAAAATGGAAACTGTATTCGCTATTCAAATGCATTCAACACATTGAGACTTGGAACAACAGTTGAAAACAATATTGAAATGGGAGAAGATAGACAACACGAAAAAGAGCGAGACCCCAAGAATGAATTTATTGTGAAAGACCCGAGTGGTGTTGAAATAATGCGTTCTCATTATATTCCTGATTGTGTCAAAAGACTTTGTGAAGCATACCAAAATGAAAATTTTAAATATAATGCTATTCATAGTTGTCTCAATAATGATAGACCTCGTCACAACGGCTTCACATTCGCGTATGTTATACCTCGTCCTGTTCCTGTGTTAGAAACTTGAAAAAACCAAATGGTTCTTCAAAATCTACGAAATAACAATATATGCTTCTTTTCCATATATATAACCGTAATTTTGAATACACGCTTCTATTCTTTTGTCATCGAGAATACTTTTAATTTCCTTAAACTCACTTTCTGTAAAACCAATGCCTTTAAATAGATGTTTTTCATCAGTTATTTCTTTAAACTCCCTTTCTAATGATAAGTTTTTAAAAGAATG